ATCCATACTTAAAGAAACAAATTTCGGGACGTGAGAGAAAGTAATTTTTATTTCTTCGTTGCGGACTTCTGCTTCTTTGTATTCCGCAGTTAAGCCTTGCGCTTGTAAAGGTTCTCCCATAATCTTTCCGTTCATCTACTCTGCCCCCCCCAAGTCTCATTGAGGTTTGCATATTATACATATTGCTCAAATCCTTTCTGAGAGCAATGAGAAGGAGGTGAAGGATAAAAAGTCAAGACAAAGTGCCTAATTCAAGATACTTAAAATAGGGCGAAATTGAATTATTATAATAGTTTGCAACCTTGAAATGTCCCTCTCCGAAATAAAAATTTACCGAAGGACTATTTTCGTCAAAGCTCCCAAACGGGAACTCCACTACTTCCTTAAAAACACTCACTTTACCAATCATTACGCTGTTGTCGGTCATCATCAGCTTAAAATATAAACTTGCATCTGTTGTTGCAATTTTTACAACTGAGCTACCTTCTGCTACATCTTGATGAATAGCACTCTTAAAATGAATTGTTCCTTCTACACCCTTACCAGTTACAATCCCATCCATCAGCCGACACTTCCCTTCATGCCAGCCATCTCATTGCTCATATTAAATTTTAGGAGAATGCTAACGCATTGCCCCCCCCAGTCGAAACTGAGGTTGACTGAATGTTAAACATAATGTTCTCCTTTTTGTGTAGTTATATTTGAGCAATGAGTAGAGGGTTATTCTAATAATCCAAAATCCACCGAGGAAATATACAAAGACAGATTATTATTGTTAAAACCCAGACCAACATTTTCTATTCCTTCATTATTAGTATAACTTATGCTAAACGAAGGAGACCAGTCGCCTGAACTATTTCTAAAAGTAAAATAATTAGTACCTCTTAAAGTTTCATACTTAAAAATGCTAATTTGTCCATATAAATCAACGATTTTAACATATGGTGCAATCCTGTCTATAAGAAAGTTAATATGGAACGTATTTAACGCATCGTCTTTATATGATTTTTTACTCATGAATGTCAAAGCATTAGCAGTAAATGGCTTATTAACAATCCCATTCATACAGTCACCTGCTTTCGGTGACTCACATTGCTCAAATATTCAGTTGTTAGGGAGTTATTGCCCCCCCAAGTGAAGCATAAGTTCACTCAGAGAAAACTTGATACGCATGGTATCACTCCTTGTTGTTTAATTGAGCAACGTGTGTGATGTAATTAGGATTTTAGATAGATGGCACAGCCACCTTGATTATAACCGTCACTTCTGGTAACTCTTATAGTGTCTGAATCGGTATCAATAGTAATTTCTGTAATAGAAATGCTATCAATATTATGAGATTCTTCAAAAGACAAACGAGTAAAAGTTTTTGAAATTTTATTTACTTCAAAAATTGCTAAACCCCAATAATAATAATCATAATTATTAGAATACCCGCTCATTACAATCATTTTAGAAATATCGGGGCTATATTGTTGATAAGCTGGGGTTTCATCATTGTGCTTAAATGCTATTATATTAGCAATATTATCAGCCGATAAATCAATTCCGACTTCAGCCAGCTTATTCACAATCCCATTCATCACATGACCCCCTTACTTGCGTATAGGAGGTTGCCAATCCTGTTGCTCAAAGGAAAGGCGTTAATGACCATTAGAAGGTCAGAAGAACGCCCCCCCAAGTTAAAGCGAAGGTTCATAAATTTGTTCTCCTTTGTTTAATTTTGAGCAACATTAGATGGGTTAGATTGATTTATCCAAACACATAATAATGAACATTTTTTATTTGAGGGCTTTGATTATTCAAATGAAAAGTTATTTTATTGTTTGAATAATCATAGTTCAAATTTTCTATGTCTATAGAAGAATATCGCACATAAGTTGGGTTGTCACCATCATATTCATAAAGTCTATATGAAAACCCCGAAGTTGAGTTGAGTGGAATGAATTGAACAAATTGCGCTCTAATTAGCATAGATGACGGATTTGGAATAACCACTACTGCCATCACTTGTGCGTCTGTTGGTAATGATTGAAAATCAAAAATAGGAAGTGATACTTCATGAATGTTACTTGAATAACTACCTTCAAATGAAAAACATTTGTTTTGATTTACAAGTACAGGATTCACGACACCGTTCATCAAGCCACCCCCTTAGGAGTTAACCGAAAGCTGTTAAAATATATCGAGTGCTTGATTGAACACCGTATACATATGCACGAATATAGTTGTCTGTGTAAGTGTAGTAGATGTCTGAAACATTTCCTATTATCGAACCCATGAGTCCTTTCTGAACTTGTGCAGGTTCTTGAATAATCTTTCCATCCATTAGTACGCCACCTCCCGATGTTGCTCAACCGAGAGGTAAGCATCGGTGGGCTTACTTGGCGTATGCCCCCCCCCAGTTGCGGGGAGTTTTAGTCTTAATCATATGTATTTCTCCTTACATATTGTCTACAATTTCATGCATCTTATCTTCTAAATGAATTGCAACGAACGATAGTAACGCCCACGCAAAGCAAAAGAATAGATTGCACTGTCCAAAAAAGAAGGTAAATGGTAAATGGCTGTAGTCCCACACACCCATGTGTAAGATATTGTTCAGCACTACACCAGTCAATCCTTCAAGAACCGTGATAACCACAGTTCCAATTACTACTTGTTGCCATTGCTTGAATTGGCGCTTTCCTTCGTTTAGCAGTCCTACAATGACGAAACATAAGCCGCCGAGAACTGCCATAGTCCAGTTGGTTGGTTTACCCTTCCAGATGGTTTCGATGGCGAAGTAAAGCATACCTCCCATCACACCAAACAGCGCATGAACAAGTATTGAATTTAGTTTATGCTTCATGCTCATAATAATATTCCCCAAATAATTCTTTCGCTTTATTTTGATAAGCTATTGACGCTTCTTCAGGAGTGTCAAAACTTCCTAAATGATAAGTAATTTTATTATGAGTAATTATCGCAATATATCGAGAACCTTTCTTTTGCACCCCTGTAAAACCCGAAGTATTATCACTTCGTTTCTTGCGATTCCAGTCATTTTGTTGTAACGAACAAATTCTTAAATTAGCTTTACGATTATCAGAAGGGTTATGGTTTATATGGTCTACAAATTCTTTACTGTTTGATGGCTTCATTATCATTCTATGTAACTGTTTGAATTGTGCATTCGAGTCACCTGTAATAACATAACCTTTATTATTCATTACCCAACAAAAATCTTTTATTAAATCATAATCTTCCAAATCAAAATAAAAGGGAATATTTTGTTGATTTGTATAACCGATTCCAAAATCACCTGATAAATCGTATTTATTATAAAGTTTGTTCTTACTTCTTGCCAATTCTTTTCTAAGACAACCGCACGATTGTTTTGTACCATCTCTTAGATAAGCACCGTCAACAATAATGCCTTTTTTACCGCAAGAACAATCACATTCCCAACGTGAGCGTGATTGACCAGAAGGCAAATAACGGTTCGATACTCTTCTTATGACTTTTAACCGATTAAAAGTCATACCTGTCAAATCTTTAACTTTACCCATTTAGTTTAGTTAAAACAGCTTCAATTTGCGCTGAAGCAGAAGATAGAATAGATTCATATTGTTCTTGATAATTTGAAGGCAGTTGTGTATTCAAAATAATTGAACGAATTGTTTCTTTATCTTTGCTTTCGTTGACCCACTTTTTTAGCAAATTACATTTAGTTGTTAGAGCAGTAATTTTTTGCTCCATTGCTACATAAAGCGATACAATATCAGCCTTTGGATAAATCGCACATTCCTTGCCGTCAGCGTGATAAGGATATTCCTCAACGCCCATAACAACTGCATTGAAGATGTTGCCAATATTGGCTTGGTCGTTTGCTGTTAGGCTGAAATGTTCATCGCCGTAAGAAGTCTTAACGTCAACGCCAGCATAAATAGTCTGCTCAGTAGCATCATTGAGTGACTTAATAGCTTCTGCACGAACTTCTTCGATAGTCGGTTCGTATGGTGTTGGCTCAACTTCTTCGTCTACATTGATATGAACAGCGTTACCTGTACACTTCCATACCTTGTAATCAGCCTTTTCATATGCTACCAGTAGCTTGCCATCATCAGAAGTGAACATTAGTTCGTTACCAAGTTCAATATCGTGATTGCCGTTAAGATACATGGTACATACCTTATCGTTCAGCATACCAGTTACATTGTTATATGTCTTGCCATTAGTTAGTAGTTTCATTACTGCACCTCACCTACAACTTGAACAACAAACCCTGATTGTGGAGCAGAATTACCGCTTGTAGTAAGAGTTAGTGTGTTATTGCCTGTCTGACCATAATCTGCAAGCAGAGCGAACGCGGCTTTTTCATTTGCCGCTGTTGCTGAGTCAGAAGATGGTAGAAGATAAATGATTGGCTGATAGCGCATTGTTTCAGCAAGACCTTGAATAGTCTGCGTCTGCTTGTAAACACTGCCTTGCTGTGTCCAGCCAGCTTTCGTAAAGGTTGCAGTACCGAACACTGTTTTACCAACTTCAAGGTTGGTTCGTGCTCCCAGCGCCGTAGTAGCGCCAGTACCGCCATCGGGGATTGAAACTGGGGTGGAAATGCCCTGTCCCAGTATACCGCCAAAACCCATACTTTGTCACTTCCTTTTCTATAAATTTAGGCGAATCTCTCGCCTTTGATATTAGCATTATACCACATCCTTATACACTTGTCAAGGGGTAAATTGTAAATAATTTGTTAATTATTCAGAATATCAATCGTCCGCGCTTCATACAGCTTTTGCCATGTCTGAAAATCGTGGTCTACTGCATTTTCCTTGCGCTCAAGCAGACCCAAGCTGTCCCACACAACATCAACTTGTGCAAGACCAGACCATAGTTCAGCTTGCTTCATAATTTTGTTGTTCCATTGCTCAAACTCTGCATCTGTACCGCCAGTAGCATCATTATCTACAATAAGGACAACATGATTAACGCCCAACTTTAGCAGTTGATTCCTACGCTGTAAGCCAAGCTGTGAGCCAAACATAGCGACTGCCGTTGATTGTGAGCCAAGAAAACTATGCAATTTAAGCACAGCTTTCTCACTTTCGGCAATCATTACAGTACCAGTACGCTCTATTTCATATTGGTTCTGTGCCAATCCATATAGAACCGCGTTAGTAGGGAACTTATAGATAGTGCCATCCAACAGTTGCAAAGGTCGATATTTACCATTTATTGCATTTTCACCCCAATACCTACAGCGAATCCCTACTAAATCATAGTTTTCATTAAACACAGGAATGGTCGTTCCCCATTCTCGCCCATACCAACCGATACGAAACAAGGCTTGTGTTTCTTCACTTATACCCTCATCCACCCATGCTTGACACGGTGTATTGGGTATAGCGTCAAGAATAGATGCGTCATAAGTTGGCAATAAACTACCGCCGTTTCGCACTGTAATGAACTTCTCAAGTCCAGACCAATCCGTGATATTGGGGTTGGCTACACGCTGAACTTGAGAAGATTCAATACCAGTAACGTCAAGAATGTAATTTACTGCGTCTACGAAAGAACAAGGTTGCTTTAGTAGAGATAATCGTGTTTGAACAAGAGAAATAATATCATAACTTCTTGATGCAGTATAACCACAATAAACATCAGTGTCTTTATAATAAACCAATTTTCCCGCTGACCCTTTATACGGGTCTACGTTTTTATCTCCTGTCCACCATTGAATTTCTGTTTTGTTTTCATAATACATTGGAATACCAAGAGATTTAAGAATTTTCTTATGGTTTTCACATGATAAAGAAGATTTTAATAATTTGGTATTTATCTTTTTATATCCCATATTCTTCAAACATAAAACTTTGTCCAGCAAAATCGCCAAACAATTCTTTTTCTTTTTTCAATCTGGCAATTATAGCTTCTTCTTTTGTCTCATAATAACCCAAATTATAATATACTTTATCATATTCAATAAACGCGCCCCATTTATTGCAATTTTTATGAAAAAACACACCTATTATTCCCGATTTTCCTTGGGGTACTTTTCGATTCCAAGAATTTTCTTTAGGCAAGCATTTTCTTAAATTTTCTTTTTTGTTATTTTTTATGTTACCGTCTATGTGGTCAACAACAACTGATTCATTTGTAAGAGGAAAACTTTGTTTTTCAACTCCCATTACAAAACGATGAAAAGCTACTCTTTCACCTTTGGTCAAAGAAAATAAATACCCATGACCATCTTCAGTCCAACAATAATCTTTAATTTTATTATAATCTTCATAATCAAAATAAAAAATATTGTTGCTATTGCTTGCGTATAAAAAACAATTATTTTTATCGGACAAATTATAAATATTATTTTTACGATGGTTTAATATTGTGCTTTCTTTCTGCAAGCATCCGCATGATTGTGTAATTCCTTTTAATAAATTTCCAGAACTAATTTTTTTTATGGTGCGCTTTTCACAATCACATTGGCAAAGCCACATAGTCTTTTGTTGTCCTTTAGGGCTGACATAATTTTCCGCTCGTTCAAGAACTGTTAAACGTCCAAATTGTCGCCCAGTTAAATCCTTAAAATTACCCATATCAGCCCGTCTCCTTTACTTACTCGATTTCTGCTTCGTAATATCCTGAGGCTACATAGAAGTGAATCCCATCGTCCGCGTTAATTGCAAACAGAATAGAATTGCCACAAGCGACAGACTTTAGTGATTCATCTGGGTGAGCAAGGAAATAATCAATGGCTTCACGAATCCAATCGTTAATCTCTTGGTCACTCTGCTGAACACCGCCATTAAAATCATAAAAATCTTCTGGAAAACGCGGTGGGTTGTTCAGCGAGAATGTTTCTGCACAAAAACCATTACATTCAGGACAAATCACATATGCGTTGTTGTGAATATCGCGCTGTACATCATCACTATCGTACTCAAATTCACAACCACAAATAGGACAAGTTACACGCTTTGTTACAATTTCGCGTGCGGTACTCTTAGTATCACCGTGCTTAATTACCTTCATTTTCATCCTCCTGTTCTTCTTGCGAAATGCCATAGGTTACAATAAATTCCTTTACTGCCTTGGCAAATTCATCAATCTCGGCTTGTGTAGTAGGGGTAACACCACCATCAAAACTTAGTCGAATACATTCGCTTGCTTCTTTTTCAGAATAACCAGCGTGCATTAGTACGCGATAACGCTCCTTACCATCTTCACATGAACTGTGTCCTACGCCAATATAAATCCTCTTACTTGCGAGAAAAACCTGCAATGCGTCAGCGTATACACCGTTGATACGAAGGCACACAATATCAGTGATGTAATCTTCTGCGCCAGATAGAGCCATTGTACTGTACTTAACGCCTTGCTCAAATAGTGCATTTCTAACAGCGTTATCCCATTCTTCTGTACAGCGATGATTATAATGCACTACACTACGCATAAGTGCATAAGCTGTACTTGTTGCACCAGCAACGTCAGGAGTACCGATATAATCAATACCATTCAGCCATTCATTAAATCGGTCACTTACCCAAATAAAGCCTTGACCCTTTTCGCCATGAAATTTGTGAGCACTTGCGATAACGCAATCACAGAAATCTTCAAGATGCTCTGGAATGTCATACTTGCCAATGCTTGCGGTCATATCACAAACAAAAAAGCCGTTAAGTTCTCGCGTCACAGTGCCAATATCAGCAACAGGAAAAACTTCACCAGTGATATTAGAGACAAGCTGACAAAATGTGATAGGTGTCCTATTAAGACAACAATCTTTTACCACTTTTTTATCGCACAGTTCTTCAATATTATAAGCAAACACTGGATTGCTGGCAATACATTCGTGCTCATAGGGTGAACTCATCATACGATAATTCTTGTCTGGAACATCGTCATCGTCAAAGGCTTCAACCCAAGCGTCAGCAATCCTATCAAATAGATACTTAAACATCTTGCTTGCCGTACCGCCAAACACAACCTTGCCAGAACTTACACCAAGGGAATGCTTTACGCTATTTTCTGCGTTAAATAGCGCTTCACGGCTCTCAGCACCATAAGGCGTGTTAGCGTTCAACCAAGAACAACTATAAGACGGGTACTTAGGGAAAGTGGTAGCCGCACTATCAAGATAAATCATTCGTCATCACCTCGTGTATTCAGTTCAATAAACAAATCAGCAAGAACCATAACTACAATATTAACGCCCCAGAAGATAACGCTGAAGCCCATTTCTATGGAAGATACATTAACAGACAAACTCTCTGTTTGCATTGCCATATCAGCCAGTTGGTACGCTGTTCTAATACAGCCTATAAGCAGATAAATTAAAACAAAAAACCACATTATTCGTTTTCTCCTAAATCCCTAATCATACAAAGTTGCTTGATATGCTTTACACCGTCCCTGTTAATAATGTCAATAAAATATGAATAGAACCAAATTTGGTGATTGTATTCGTAAGTGTACAAGAAGTGAATACTACCGTCTGCGGCAGTTACACTTTCGCTTGCCAGTAGCTTTCCGTTTCTATCCAGAACTTCGGGTGGCATGATAAGGTGAATCTGCTGTTCAGTGTAAACACGAGTTTCACCATCATCATAAGTAATCGTATACTTAATAACAGGCGAACTCATGCAATCAATATCAACAATCGTGCCAATACCATATGGTGTAGCTACACTACAACAATTTTCATAACGAACGTTCATATTACTGCTCCTTTCTCCAATTAAACCAAGTTACATATCCCCAGCCACACGTTGCAATACCCCATAGAGTGCCAAGTAGAATTTGATTTAGTTGAAACTTCATGATTGTTTCTAACAGTGTGGCAATGAAGCCAGCCAATGATAGAACCCTTAGTGCGATTTTCATAATTAGACCTCCTTAATATAATAGGAAACGCTGTTCCTTTGTGATTATTGTATCACAGGAACAGCGTTTTGTCAATAAGGAATTATGAAATTTTATTGTAAAGTTCCAACTTCAAGCGCACTTACATAATTATATAGCGTATAGTCAGCACCGTCATAAATAAATGAAACGTAATCGCTACCTGATGTTGCGATATAACCGTTACCTTGTGGACTTCCATCACTATTATAACAATATACTAAAGTGCCTGTTCTTGAATAACTTCCCAATACGCTAATTTTAAGAAATGTAATATTTCCATCAATGTCTACAATTTTAAGATGACATTTTGAAACTTCTTCAGAAGTTAAACTTTTGTCAGAATAATCTTGTGATAAACTCATTGAATATAACTTTTTCCAAGTCATACTTCCAATGGGTGCTTCTTGCTTACCAGAAATAATTGCGTTCATGCAATCACCCCTTTTCTGGTGTTTAGAAGAAGCCTACTGCGAAAACCTTGCTTGCATTGACTGAAGATAATTTTATATTTTTCCCAGAAAATTTTACATAAAATGAACTGGTTTGTGAACTTTCCAAAGCGTAATACACATAGCAATTGTCTGGAAACCATGCTATATTCGCGCTGTATGCTGTATTTGAAGTGTACTTTTGAGGACTCCAAAGTGTTAGGCTTACAAAACTCGGCGCTTGGGAAAAAGAAAGCGTGACTTCTTGTTGATAGACTGCTTTTTCGAGATACTCTGCCGTCAGCCCGTTTTTCTGCTCTACAAATTCCTTCATTACTTTTGCATTCATTTAATCTGCCCCCCCCAACTCGCGCCAAGGTTGACAGATTACAGCTTACATCACCGTGTAAGCCCCCCCCAAGTGAAGCGGAGGTTTGGTAAATTGAACATATAAATGTCCTCCTTTAATTTATATTATGAGGAAATTCCTCACTTTAACTTAGGTTTTGGAATTGATACAAATTTATTGTAAGAATCACATACAAAGAAATCAGTATTACGCATAGTACCCATGTCAAAATAATGAAATATCTTGAGTTTACGGTCTTGATATTCGCCAAATCGTGACTTGTAAATATAGGTGATACGATTAGGAACAAGTGTACTGTTTAGACCCTTTTCCTTTTGGTGCTTAATAAACGGCTCTACCAGCTTCATTTCCTTGTTGCGGTCTTTAGCTGGTAAGATAACACAGCCAAAGTCAACCTTGGTTCTTGAAGCCTTAGAAGAAGAAATACAGCTTTCGTCAGGGAAATCTAATTGCTTCTCATTGCCATTGGTTTGCGTCATTGTAAGCAAGCCAACATTGTACTTCTCTGCGTATGCTTTAAGGTCTGTTGCCAGTCCTCGTAGTGCCATATCTTCACGCGCTTGTACACCTGTATTTGCACGATACTCCATAGACAATGCGCTGTTAAGCATCATGTAGTCGAAACAGCCGTACACTGCGCCATATCCTTCTACACACTCTTTAATCTTACGGTCGATATTAGCCGATGTAAAATCAGGCATATCAATCAATCTAAGGTCGCAGTTCTTGATAATCTCTGCGGCTTTGATAACTCGCTTGCGCTCTTCTTCAGTACACTTACCCATAGTGATTGTGTTTGAAGGCACATTGGCTACACACGCAAGAAACATAGGTTGCATTTCTGTACGCTGTGCTAACTCAGTGTGGATAAAGAATCCTGCGCCTTGATAATTGGGATTGGGGATAAAGTCTTGCGCTTCATCGTCCCACATTTGGTCTACGCAAAGACCGCAAATATCGGCTACTGCCATTCTGGACTTTCCAACTCCCGAGGGCATTGACCGCATAAACAAGTGTCCACGATTAAATCCATGCGCTAATTCCGTTTGATAAGGTGAATACAAGAACGCGCCATAAGACGGCTTTTCATCAAACTCAGCAAGCAATCCTTCAATATCTTCGCCTACTGTCATTTCTTCGCGCACATACTTGCTATCGTACTTTGTTCTTAGGCTATTTGCTTTATATTCAACAGCATTAAGAATCTGCTCAATAGTCAGCTTTTCCAGCTTTGCACGTTCATCGGATTCATTGCCAAGCGTATCATAAAATTCTTTAATATCCATGCCTTGTTCATCAAGTTCTCTTAGCAAAGCAAACTTGCGGATAACAGAATAATAATATTCATAGTTATCTGGGTTTGCCAATTCCTTTACCGTGTAAATAAAATCAAGATAATTGTTGTCTCGACAAATCTCCATTTGTGGAACATGATTCTGAAGTACAGATTCAATTTCAACTTCTGTAATTTCGCCTACGCCACTTCTTGCCAACTTTGCAATGCACACAAAGATGACTTGATGAAAGTTTGATGGAGCAAATGTGGCTTTATCCAACGGATATTCTGGTAATGACAGCAACTGTGGTCGCTTCATTAAACTGCCAAGCATCAATGATGCAAGGTTTACATCATAAAGTTCCATCGGAATCAACCCCAATCTGCTTTGTCATTTACTGCTATCAAAAAAGCAATAGCAATGATTAAAATAAACCATTTTGCCATTTCTGTCATTAAAAATCAACTGCCTTCACATTGTAGTTAGTTCGGTTTCCATCTCGCTCGATTTCTACAGTTTCTTCTTCGGGCAGAACAAACGTCTTATTTGCCTTCAGCTTTTCCATGAACTGATAAAACGGCTCAATATATCGAGGGAAAAACTGTGTCAAGCTAATCTTCGGGTCGAACTGGTGATTATCATACATCAGTGCATATACTATTATACCACGAAGCTGAGAATAGTCAAGACCAAATTTCTCCATATAGTTGCTGGCTTGACGTTGCCACAATGGGAAGTTACGGCAATCTTCTGGATATGTTACGTTAAGCAAATCCAAGAACTTACGATATTCACCATCACCATTATCTCGCATATCTTTTTGGCGTTGCTTCTCTTCGCGCTTTTGTCGTGCTTTTTCTTCACGCGCTCTTGCTTTGGTTTCGTCTTGAATTTGACGTTCTTCTGCCTTGGCAAGTAAGTATGCGTCATAGCACTCTTGACTGCAAAAATGGTTCGTTTTATAACGCTTACCATTATATCGCTGACCTCTGGGGATGTCTACCCCACATACGTCACAAGTCACATTTGTTCACCTCCAATACAAAGACCGTAGCTATCTCTAACCACGGTCTTAGTATATCACATATTTATCAGTTTGTCAAGAAAAATTTTTAATCTTCTACAATAATTCCCATATCACAAGCAAAAGTTACAAGCTGATTATAGATATTCTCAAGTTCAACGAGATTGTCATTAGTGCATTCGCTAATCTTGTGACCTTCACCAAGTTCAACGGCAATAACTTCCTTAACCTTCTCTGGATACTTATGACCAACAGCGGCGAAGTAAGGCTTAATCATGGCAATCCATGTATCCTTGTCATAGCCGTCATGGCTTTCAGTCCAATCAGACAGTTCAGCGCCTTCTTCCTTTGCGGAACGCTCAATAGCCTTAGTAATGGCTTCTTCAAGTCCCTTTGCGGTAAACGGCTTAATGTAAGTCTGTACAGCATAACGAGAACGAGCGAATACGGTCTTTGTCTGCTTGCAAATAGCAGTAGAAGGAATTACATCACCATTTTCATCAATACCGTTTGGCTTCAAGTAGAAACAGAAATCGCAAATATCACGGACAAAACGAGTAGAGGACTTGATATTATTAGTGCCCTTTGGCTGAGTAAATTCAAACTTCTCGCCAGAAATCTCGTCAGCGACTTCAATCTTTTCTTCGTGACCAATAAATACAACTGTATAGCCAACAGAACATAGACGGTTAATCTGTGTGCGAAAATCCTTACGATAAATAGAATAGCCATTCTGCTTACCAGTAATCTCACTTAGGTCGCGTACACCAAATTCTTGACAAACAGAATTTTCAGCCAATTCTACAAGGTTTTCAACGGGGTCAATAACGATTGTCTGGAATTTACGTTGCATAATCTTCCAAGATTCAATTTTTTCTCCCTTGTTCTCTGGGTCATCAATCAGCTTATCATTGACAAGCTGATTGATAAAATCCTTAAATACACTCCAACGAGTGACTGGGGTCTTATAACATTTTACACCATTACCACCCGGCTCAAGCATAAGCAATAGTGGCTTGGGAAGTTTAGAACAAACATAGCTTTTGCCTGTACCATTTGTTCCGTATAGGTAAATTTTCTGACCCTTAATAGAACCAACGATTGATTCTTCTTTAAGGTCTAATAGATTAACTTTAGCCATTGGGATTCACCTCTTGATTAAAACTCAATGTTATCAATGTCGTATGGGTCGCCATCTGGTACTGGGTCTGCAATCGGCTTCTCCTTCTGAGCGGATGCAACTGCCTTTGCCTTGGCACGAGCCTTGCTACTGTTGAATGCAGAATTGCCAGAGGTAGGAGCGCTATTCTGCTGTGGCTTGCCCTTAATTGCTTCAGCTTCAAGTGCTTCAACCTTTTCCTTACGAACCTTTAGAGCCGCCTTAATGATTTCTGGGTCAAGCCACATAGTATCAATAGCGACTTCATCGCCCTCTTCATCAGTATAGGTCTTTTCTTCTGGCTCTTCGACCTGCATTGGGTCAATCTCACGCAGTACCATAATACTACGGTACATAGAGTTATTGTTCTCGGACGGGTCATCGCCAGTACGAGCCTTCTTGCCAATAACACGACCCTTAGTAGGCTTCTTAACTTCGACCTGCTGACCCATAGCATTAACAAGTTCCATCTTTAGATTAGAACGAGTCTGTGCTGGCTCAAAAGCGTCAAAATCGCTGTCACCTTCAAGGATAAGTTCGCCCGCATCTTCATCGGTGGTAATCTCAATCGGGAATACCTCGCCATTATAAGTAACGCCAAGCATCTTAATTAGCGCACGACCAGTTTCTTCATCGTTTACAATCTCAGGAGCAACCTTAGTTACAAAACCGTTCTTTAGATTGATATTGAAGAAATCTTCTACATCGTCTGGTACGTTAGTAGATGCAGAACGAATGCTGTAACGCAGAGAATAACCTGCCTTCTTTTCCTTGTAAGAAGGATAATCGTTCGGCTGAATCTCGCCCTTAATACGGACACGAGTAGCAGGGATATTGGAATTGCCGTTAATCATCGGATTCCATTCCATCATGGATTGTGCCATACCCCACTGACGCGCTTCACTGCCATCAAAACCGACAGAAGGGAAGTATGCTCGAAGGGTAGTAATCAGATTATTGGTCTTAATTGCTACAGTGCCACGGACTACCTGACATGGTACGGTTTCCTGACCGTGGTTAATCTTCTGCGTACCGTCAACCAGTTCAAGTTTTAACTCGCTTACAGTTCCCACACAAGCAAATACAAAATCGGTCTTATTTAGTGTCGTTTCCATAAATAAATCTCCTTATTAAATAAATGAAAATAAATATTATAAGCGGGTTAAACCCGATTATTTCTTGTTTGCGATAATATCTTCAATAGAATCCATCGCTTCAAGCGTCTTGCTATCCATACTTAGCTTCTTCTGAATACGTTCAGCTTCAGCGTTAAAATATTCAATAGCGTCCTTCTTATTCATCTTGTTGGCAATGCGCTTAGAAGCAATCATCGCCGCACAATAGCCAATAAGAATACCAATGTTGCGCTGTTCAGTGAAACGCTTGGTTAGTTCTTCCTTGAGTACAGTCTGAAAATCGTCCATTACTGCACCTTCTTTAGACCCTTTCGGTCAATAAGAAAATACTTCTTGTTCTGTTCATTAACAATTAGATAGACTTCCTTAGTCTGCTCAAAAACAGCGGAATCAACAACACGAAATGTGCCAGAATCATAATTTGACAGTCTCCCGCCCCAATCAAGAAGAATATCATTTGCCAACTTTGTATTACCTAAGTCGCGCTGTGCATTGGCAAACGTAACAATCCAATCACGAGCCGTTGGGTAACACCAACCGTGGTCTACTACTGTTACCTTATCAGTAACCAAAATCTCGTCCTTATGCTCAAGGTAATCGTTCAGTACCCAACCAGCGTCAAACTTATCGTCTGGATGGCACTTGTAACTCTTGCTCTTATCGCGGTTTTTCCCGTAGAAATGCACCGCATCTTCAAAGCCAACAGGAGTGATAAGGGTTTCATTGCCGTTAATCGTCACCATATAAGTGCCTTCAATTTCATTGGGTGTTTTGTTCTTGTCCATTGTTTTTACCTCCGTTTTGTTGTCTGTGTTATTTTTGCGTGGATAAACTCTAAGCAACGTATCGTCATACCATGATTCACACCATTCTTCGTAAAGTTTCATCCATTCTTTCATTAGAACACCAGTCCCTTCATAGCTTCGTTAATCTGAGCCTGTTCATGCTTAATGTAACGAGTAGTAGTAGCGATAGAATTATGCCCCAACATTGCACTAATAGTTGCTACACCTACGCCATTAGCATTAGCAATAGTAGCCGCTCCCGCTCTAAGCGCATGATTAGTGATTTCATTCCAGAACGGAATGCCAGCACGCTTTGCAGTCAGCTTCAGCATCTTGTTAAGATTGCTATTATCAAGATGTTCACCACGCTCAGAAGTGAACAAATACTCACCGTCTGCACGCTCAAACTTGATATAGTTATCAATGCTTTCCTTTGCCTGTTCGTTGACGTAAATCGTGCGTTCCTTCGCACCCTTACCGAGAATAACAATCTGATTATCAATCATGTTATTGTAGTCCTCAAAAGTGATGGAAGTCAACTCGCTGAAACGAAGTCCAGTAGAGCAATACAGAGCAATAACTGCAATATCTCTGAACTTTTTGCAGTTGTGAAGCATCTTGCTTACATCTTCTGCGGAGATATAATGCTTTTCCTTATTCTTAATCTTAGGAGAAGTAAGGTCAAGAGCAGGATTCTCATTGATAACCTTGGCAGAAGTCAGAAACTTGAAGTAATTCCTAACTGCACTAATCTGGATGTTCATGGACGCGGTAGACAGATTGCTGATAGACGCTTTCCATGCAGTCAAGTCGAGAAAAGAGATTTCTTCGACAGGCTTATTAACGAATGCCAGCATCTTATCTACATAAAGCAGATAGTTCTTGATGGTGTTTGCAGATTTCTTGTCTGCAACCAAAGAAGCCTTATAATACTCGTTAATGTTAGTCATTGAAATCTCTCCTTCGTTTCTTGATGTGCTTATTGTAACACGGCACAAGCCAAAAGTCAATAGGTTTTTTCAAAAAATCAGAAAAGAATTTCCCACCCTCGGCAGGTATGAGGGTGGGAATTAAAATGGAGGTGAAAACCATGAAAGGCAAATGCCTTTCTTATGGCACAGATATGGGTGGCACAAGACTTAGGACTTTAACCTAAACGAACAGTTTTGGAGACTGTCATGCTAACAATTACATCAGTCTTGCGTATGGAGCGCTATGGCGTAATCGAAACGCCATCTTCAGTTTGGAAAACTGAGGTTCTTACCATTAAACTAATAGCGCAAATCGCCCCGCGACCAAAAGGTACGTCATGCGCGCTTGACTTGTTTTCCACTGGGAATCGCAGTACAGTCATGGGCTAAACCGCAATAAGCGTGAACTTAACAAACGGGGAACACTGGCAGGGATGGTGTGATTCGGACACACGAATGTCGGCTTCAAAGACCGATGCCTTGACCGCTTGGCTACACCCCTATATTTCTCCTACGCTGACGAGACGCAGGAGAGAAATTAAATTGTATGCCGACACGTTTGAGCGTGTCTATTAAATTGTTTGTCTGCCGTACCAGACGGTGTGTGTGAGTGGAGTTTTTGCTCACGGACAATAAAATTTACCTTGTACGGAAGGCATTGGTCTACCATCGCAGGCTCGAACTGCGGACTTCTTGATTAAAAGTCAAGTGCTCTACCAACTGAGCTAATGGTAGATTTGATTGGGGCATATGCCCCATCACTTATCGCAGATTGTAACGGTCTACACCGCGCATATTCTTCTGCATCTCAAGGTTTGCTTCATACAGACCACGGAAGAAATGCTTGATATTGCTCTTAACGCCCATTGGTTTCACTTCCTTTCTGATTACTTTAGTATTATATCACATAACAACTAAGTTGTCAAGTGCTTTTTTAACTTTATTTTTCATTTCTTCTCGCTCTTTCTTAGAGTCATATCTCATGCGACAATAAGGGCGAGTGCCTTCTCTGTAATGTTTCTGCAAAATTCGTATTTGCTTATTTACCATTTCTTTAGAAACATCTAACTTATCAGCCACTTCTTGACACGTTTTACATTCTGTTAGCTTTGCGTATATGACTTTAAGCATAGCAGTCGAAGCATACTCGATAAACCAATCAGCCCAATCTTTACCAGCAACATATTCTTCATTCTTTGCGCCACTGTCAATAACAGCTTCAAGCGGTACATCTTCATTATAGACGGTTTTAACTTCAGTGTTCAATGAAATAACACGACTATCATTGCGCTTCTTTGCTAACTGAGTGCGCTTTGCCTTTTTTACTTCATTGTGCATACAGTAATAAGCAAATGTACTAAAGCGGTTACTGCCATCATAAGCCATACCAGCCTTGCACAAACCAATAGCACAAATGTCATACCATGTGTTGAAGTCAAGTTTATACTTTGTTAAGAAGCCGTAGATTAAATCGTGATTATCTTCGACTAATTTCTTCTGCTCAGTATTTAATTTGATATTTGGCTTGCTCATAACAGTTGTTTCCTTTAGTTTGAAATAATGGAGCGAATGACGGGTACTGCCCCCGCGTCCTCAGTTTGGGAAACTGAAATTCTACTATTGAACTACATCCGCATATGATAACAGGGAATGAGTTAGAAAGAAGGTATGTCAAAAGAAGGAGAAAAAATCTCATTCCCTGCTATTTATTTATATTTGTTATGCTTAGAAGTTATCGCTTAAACTTCGGCAGAAGATTATGATTTGCGTCCTCAAGCATATTCTGCACTGCAAGGTCATACTTCTGCTTCTCGGTCATAGGCTTGTTCTTCTTTTCGTTTTCCTTTGCTCGGCGGTTATTCTTTGCCATTTTCGTTTCGTTCCTTTCAAAATCAGTTTACAAGGTATACATTTCTATATTGAACTCCCCAACTATCTGCTTGACCATAGCCAACCAGTAAGTCGAAGCGATTCGACCCTTTAATTGCCCCACCACAATCCTGTGCTGACACATATCCTACACCTTCGATATAGAACTTTGTGCCATATCGCCAATAGGATGGGTCAATAGCTACAATAGACCACTCATTACCAGCAAGGCTACGACCTGTTGCTGTCAATGTGCTACCGCCATTCTCTGACGGACTTGGCGTATATGCAGTAATTTTGAACTTGCCTAAAAGTCTCCCTTTAGAGTTCTCTTGAGCCTTCTTCTTAGCTTCTTCTTCAGCCTTACGCTTTGCTTCTGCTTCGCGTTCAGCCTTGAGAGCCTTGTTATAATCTTCTGTTAGTGCTACTACGGTTTCATTATGCTCATCCCACTTATCCTTGGCATGGAGAATAATGAAATCGTCCTCTTCTGCTCCCAGTGTTCTTGCACATTCAGCAAGCTGGTGAGCAGTGTTTCGCATTGTGATTGCTTCATCGAGATTGGATTTAATCTCCGCACTTGTTTGCGTCTGGCTTGAAGCAAAAGCCGATGTAGAAAGACATACACCAACCATCACTACGGTAGCGAAACTTTTTGTTAGTTTGTTTCCAAACTGCATTGGTATCGCGTCCTTTCGCTTATTTTGGTTTTTGTTTTAGCCCTTTTGGGCTGGTGGTTCGGGTGAATCCTGACATCACAATCTGCGGTTATGAGCCGCATCGTTTTCCTTTAGCGTACCGAACCATATATCGAGGGCATATTGCCCTCAGTATGTTATTTTGTTGAATGCTTTTTAGAGCAATCATATTCATAAAGCCAAGATTCATAGTCCTTGCTATGGTCATACTGATAACCCATGATACTTACCTCCTTCGTTTCACTTAAACATTCTACCACGACCTTTCGCCGTTGTCAAGTATGATTTTTAATTATTGTGCTCTAAAAACCGCATCTACTCAAGCACTTGAATTTCCCCACACATCCGTCTCCAAGACAGAACTTGCCATTGCACCTCGGATAGTACAACTACGACTATCAGTTCCGATGCTGACAGTATGAAATTCGTTACCGTTTTTTCTGCGAGTAAATCGCTGTGTTTGACTTCGCAGGACTTGAACCTGTAACTCACTTACTTTCGCAAAGCGTGTTCCCTATTACACCATCAGTCAATATAAACCGTCTTTATTCATCAAACCTGCGGCAACAGGTAACGGTTGTGATGATTATTTTTGAAAGGAGTCGTGCTTCTGGTAGTAGAAGCACATGAAAAAATGAAAAAGATGTGGTCTATTTAATCTTCTAACCCATAAACATTAAACCACGTTTGATGTGATTTTCTTGTTTTGGTTAAGTCTTGTTTTCTTCTTCTAATAAACTCAACAACCATTTCTTTTGAATATTTTCTTAAAAGCATATTGATTGTATTTGTTCCGAGATTCAAAACATCAGCCCATTCTCGACCTGTATGTTCCTCTTCGTCTACTTTTAAGATTTTGGTTGTTGATTTGTATTTAGAATTATCGCTACCTGTAATCCATCGACAATTCTCAGGACAATAATCTTTAGATTCGTCAATACGGTCAATCGTTAAACCTTTTTGGTAGCCATTTGCCAAAGCCCATTGTTCAAACGAAAGTCTGTTTTCTAACCATTCTTCACAAATTTTAATACCCTTTTTGCCATACCATCGGTATGCTCTATCTTCTGGATTGTAGCATCTGGTAACAATACCGTTAAAAATATGTTGCAGTCTTTTATTACTCCAACGATAATCACCTATATAATATTTTTTATTGTTTATTGTCACACAATGCTTGCATTGTCGAGGAATTTTAATATGCCTATATTGCATATCAGTTTCCCAGCCACATTCAACACATCTAACATGATACATTGTATGTCCATCATTTGATTTGAAATCACATTTATACATGATTTCAAAAATACTTTGTACTGTTCCAACACAGTTCTTTTCTTGTTCTGTCATAATTTCCGTCCTTAAATTATATTTTATAATCAAGGCTCAATAAAGGCGGTATTGTTATCTCAACAAATAGCTAATTTGTTGCTACCCTTGATTATAATTGGTAGGGGATGTGGGATGTGCGCCCACACGCCTTTCGGCACGAGTTTTTGGGACTCGCGAGTCTACTGGTTCCTCCAATCCCCCATATTCATTTTATATTTTCCACGGCATAGCCCATCACCGTGGTAGGGGTCTATTGGCTATCAAAATACCCTTTGTGTAATTCTCTTGATTACCAGTCATCCCAATTCTTCATCTCAAAGAGAGTCAAGCATTATGGGATTAGCTTGATTTAATTTCAAATTCTTATTTTTTGAAGAGTACGCTGACCAACTAACAAAGAACTTGAAGTGCTGTTCATCTCTGAACTGTTTATATTGTACCACACATTTTACTGTGTGTCAATACCTTTTTGAAAAATTTCTTTTTCAATTTTCCAGACGATGTGTCCAGACCTATATGTTTGACAATCATATCATATATTATACCATATATTTTTTGATTTGTCAACCCTAAATTTGAATTTTGGATGAAAAATTTTGAATTTGAATTTTCCTGCTCGTTTTTCGATTTCGATTATCTAATTCATTTCTGCAATAAGAATCTCAATTTCGATTTTCCAGCTATCAATTTCAATTTGAAATCTGGAACTCAAATCTCGATTTCAATTTTGCAATTATTTGTTTTTGAAACAGAACCAAATAGCGTAAATAGTGATAATCATGCAAGTAATAAAACAAGCGAAGCACAATCCTTTAAGAAACATTAACTCTGTCATGTTGATTCCTCCTCTGGAAAGATGACTTGAACTGTGACGTAAGCATTGAGAATCTTGAGCGTCACCGTATTAGAATTGTGCTCTTGCTCTAAAACTGATAACGTTTCTGTTATCGCGCCAAACATCCGTGCAATATCAAATTCGTTTACATCGGGAAACAAGTCTGGATGATTGTTTATGTCAATATTGCAGTCTGTCATCATTGCTCGAATCCAACGATTTAATTCATGGATGTCCATGTTTGCGTATCTTCGCACTGAACTCATTGCAATGTTCAGTCTTGTTTCCAAGCAATGACCGCACTGTAATATCATATCTGTTAGCCATCTCGTCACCTCCTTGACTGTGACCATTGTATCACACCGTCACCAACTTGTCAACAACTTTTTCAAAAGAAAACAATCTTTAGCCACATCACTTTATCCACGATATTGGCTATTGTCAGTATCAGCATAGACGCTACAATGAACGATGACACAATCAGCCGTGCTACGTCCGCAGTATACATATCTTTCAGCGTTCTTAACTTTCTTTTCATGCGCTACATTCTCCTTTCTATCCTATCAGCCGTGAAAAATATATCCATACGCTAACCATCCCACACGCGATTCTGCCGTCTGTCACACAAGGAATAACCGTAGTACGAACCAAAGTATTAACTATTATATGAATAATATATATAATCAGAATTGAATTACTAATTAACTGATAACAATACCATCTATTATTCATATGTATAGCGGGGGATTTTTCGCGTTCGCATAATGCGCGTGACCATCACCATATATAGGTGTGTATATGTGGGGAAAATTTTAATCTCGCGTAATGCGCGAAGGCTCTCCCCACCTTGCGGGAAAATTCCAAATCCTGTAAACTCTGGGGATTTTTGGAAAAACTTTAGCGATTTAACGCTTTAACACGCTAAAACCCTGTATTCCTATCGGAATTTCCTCAATCCCCTGCACTCCTATAGGAATTATCGGAAACTTTAATTCCCTGTATTCCTATAGGAAACACACCATACAGAACCAACGACAAAAAGAAAAAGCGCAAAACCTAAACACTGAATAATCAGCGAATAAAGTTTTGCGCTTGCCGTGTCTTTTCCCTTGTGGGTAAGTGTCGCATATGCTGGAATTTAACCTTGTTCAATTTACTTGTCTATTGTACCACAAAAAAAGAGCGCTTGTCAAGCGCTCTCTTTGAATTTTTATCGGTATTCAATAACGAGTGTTTCGCCGTTATCTTCTACCAATAACACCGGAAGATTTTCCAGTGCTTGCGCTTGCGATTTTGCCATATAACGCAAATCGCTTTTCAGAATCGCCCTATCTTCAAAAATAAGGCGTTTCCAATTCGGGAAATCTTTTACTTTCATTTTGTTTCACCTCCTATATATAATATATCACACTCAATAACATTTGTCAAAACATTTATTAAAATATATTGCACAAAAACTTTTTCAAATTTTGTTCATTATACCCTTGACTTTTTCATACTTTAACAGACTAAAGCAAAATGGGTATCCTTCCCCTCCCCTCACTTGTGGCTTTCTCGGTACTGCCATTTCGCTAACCATTTTTTATTGTATCTATATTATAGCACTTTCGCGGCGTTTTACAATAGGCAAACTGCACAAATTATCGTTTTCTTTTTGTGCGTTTTCCGTTCGTCCTTTGCTCCGCTCCTTCTCCGCTTCTGCTCCTGCTCTGCATATCCATAACATAACGATAAACGCACGAGAACGCGCTTAAAATCGTTTGTAAGCTGTTAGCCGTATAACTTAACCTTAAACGCCTAAAACGCAATATAGCGCATTCTCAGCCAATTATACTATATAGCTTTATAATCGGCTCAGAACGCGCCACAAGCGCACGAACGGGTAAAACCTATAAACATACGTCAGACCAACTAAAAACGATTATAACGCATTCTCGTACCAAAGAAAGCATTTAAACGGCTAAAAACAGGCAAAAGAAAAGAACGGTTATCAAACCGTTCTTTTACCTAAATATTCTTTTACTAATTCTGTTCCCATTCCCTTATATTTTTGCGGTTTACATTCATCCATTGCGTATTGTTCCGCGTTTGCTATAATATTCATAGCTTCATTTATTGAAATAAAGCCGCGTTCGCAATTATGAAGTGCGTTTTGAATACGTCTATTATAAAATTGTCCACAAACACTATTATATAAAAACGGATTATTTGCAAGCCTATAGTTTGCATACTCTTTAATAAATCTTTTCATCTTTCAAACCTCCTCGACAAGTAAAATCGTGATTTCGGGATTCCAAACAAAATTAAAGTATTCTTCCCACGAGTCAAAAAAGCCATCGTTCAAAGTGCCCTTCAAAGTCCACATAGCATAAACTTTATTCATTGTTTACACCTCCACCAATTCAAAAATATCTTCAAACTTTACCGCGCTTGTATCATCGCCATAATCATAATTGATTTTTGCGTATTCGTGCGCCTTCGTGAACGTGTCGAACAATTCGCCCGTCTGCTTATCCTTCAACATCTTGAAAATCTCCCTTCAAAAGTCGTTTGCTTTTGTTTACGTCTATAATTATATCATTTGTCCGCCCAAAGTCAAGAATTTTCCGCTAAAAATCTTCCGTCATTCTGCACAAATAAAAACTTTAATTTTGTTTATTTTGACATTGAATTTTCTTGACTTTAGCGTTATAATTATGTTAGTTTGGAAGAGCATTATATAAAAAAAGAAAACGGAACATAGAAAAAGCTGGAAGTTATGCGCTCCCAGCTTTTTGTTTACTTGTTCATAAGTCTTGTCAACTTTGCAAACTGTTCATGATTAGTATTAGATAAAATTGCGATAGAAACATCTAAATTCATATAAACACACATTGTAAAAATAGTGTTTCTTAAATATGCTTTGCCAAATGTACACCATCGAATAGGCTTGACATATTTTTCATCATATGCGAACAGCTTTTCGCCGTCTGTAAAAGCGTAAATTGTGCGCCATGCATCTTCTGCGCTAACGCCAGTATAGTACAGCGAACCATCTTCTAATGTTGGCATAAATTCCGCTATTGTCTGCTCACTCTTAACGCAATAATCGCCCAAACACCTAACGCAAAAATTGCCGCCAGCGATAAAATTAAACGTTTCTTGCAGAAAATCAATCATATTTTCGCGGACAACGGCAAAACTTGCAATAAATTCGCCGTTAGAAAAATAAATAGTTGCATCCTTGCGCTGAATATATACTTTCCTCTGTTTCGTCTCCTTCTTCGCCAACTTGATATAATATTCAAGAACTTTTTCAGCACTCATCTTTTTCATTTTTCAACACTCCATTTCAAATTTGTTCCCGTGTGGTATGGTTGCGGACTTTTTAAGGGTAAATCCGCGAGAACCTTTGAAACGTTAGAAAGTGGTATCTAATACCAGATAATACAAATCATTATTTTCATTCTTGAAGCTATCTTTTGCAAGATTCTTTCGTACTTCTTCAATAGCTTTTTTATAGTTTGTAAATGCTGTTTTAGCATTTTCTTTTTGCTTTTTCAAATCTTCAAGCCGATTCGCCAGATATTCGATACGGTTTGCAATTGCTTCTTTAATATCCTCCATATCATAAATATAAATCTGATTCAACATTGTGATTTTAGGCGCAAGATTTTCTGGTTTGCGTGTCGGCTTGTCACTGTTGCTCATATACTTTACAATTTCGTAACAGGAAATTGTATCTTTAATATATCCCGTATTCCGTGTGCAAGCATAAATTTCAAGTTCATTTTCGTGTGCTTGCATTGCGTAAGGATTAGGAACAAATTTTGCGCCTTTAAAATTCTTGCTCATGTTCTTAAACGGCGTGCCGTCTTTCTTTGTCGGAAATGTCACGTTCTGCCACGCTTCAAGAAATGCGCCAGTTTCCGCAATTCTCTTGTCCATTTCCTTTTCGATATCCTCAATATTACGATACATATAAAAAACTTCCTTTCAAAAACCGTTTGCCTTTCGACAATACTAATATATCACATTTGCGCTATCTTGTCAAGCTAAAACTTCGATAATCTCAATATCTCTTTCAATGGTTTCCGCTCCATCGAAAAAGTCAAAATAAACCGTATTGTTTAAGATTTGAAAGTGCTTCACTTTTTCAAGTCGAACAATGCTAATTTCATCCCGAAAAATAACCGTCATGCTTCTACCTCCATTTTATCCACCTGTTTTTCTGTCCATAGCCAACAACTAATTAAACCGTTGCGCGTCCATAGCTTGCAATTATGTTTTGACGGCTCACCCTTGCGAGGTCTATAACCTTGCGCTACCCAAAAGCCGTAAGTCCCCAATTTGAGGGAAGAGGGAATTTTGTTCTCCCTCTTATACTTCTCAAGCAAAAGCGCGTTTAACATTGTTTTCGTTTGTCTTGTCATGCCAATACCTCTTAACCGTAGCATTCGACAAGATAAATCTTTGTGCCATCAGGCTTGAGATATTCGCCCGCACACATCAGACAATCACGCATCGCGCTTTCTCCCATTCCGTCACATCCAACACTAAAGCGCATTCCCGCACGGCGCAAAGCGGATTCAAGAGCTGCGCTTGCTCTATGATAACCGTAACCGCCAGCCTTGCCAGCACCACGAGCAGACCCACAAGTATTATAATAATCATTATCATAATACCGAACATTCAGCCAAACCGAAGCGTAGTGGCAATTATCAGTTGCACCGAGTCGAGCGTCTACCAACTCGACCATTTCACCATTTACAACGGTTACAACCTTGTAACCGTTGTAAAAGTGCTTTTCTTCGCGGTCACGGTATGCACGGGGCATATCCTGCGAGGGTACGAACGAAACAATCTTGTTTTCCATTTCCATTTTTCAACACTCCATTTCAAATTGTTTACGCTTTGCGCGTATGGTTACGGACTTTTTAAGGATAAATCCGTTAGAACCTTTAAGCCTTAACCGAAAATAAAAACTGCGCTTGTGCGTGCCGTAATTGCGTAAAGCGTGCCACTGTTACGACCTTGCAACAACATTCCGTTGCATCCATATACGCCAGCAGAATAGCCAACCTGCCGTAACCAACCTTCTTTCTTTTCCAGTTCCTCCCGCACGTTGTTGTCTGCGTTCGTGATGTTCTCCGCGATTCCATCAGTTACCATTGCGCGAAGCTGTTTCTGTGTGTACTTAGTCATTTTGAATTGCTTCCTTCAAATTGTCGGTTTTATAATGCGGAATATTCTTTTTTATTCATTCCGCAAAATGCTTTAATGTGCTTTCCCGTTGTAACCGTCCAGCCGTTCCAATGCTTTACAAGTTCGCCGTTTGGCTTTCTCGAAATAATTTTAGTATTGTAAGAAAACAGCGTTTCCGTGCCGTCATCGCTAACTTCGACTACCGCTTTACAGCCGAAAGACTTTTGATTCTGCTCCGCTGTCGGCATAAGATAATATTTTTTCATTTTTATTTGCTCCTTTCAAAAAGCACCTTGTTTGTTTGTGATACTAATATAACATTTTTGTTTTAACTTGTCAAGTGTTATTTACAAAATATATTCGCCTGTTTTTAACGATTGCGGTATTAACTGTGCATAATCTGGATGACTTACAAATTTTACATATTTCAATATATATTTCTCTGCATTGTTTAATTCCTCTTCGTCCATTTCATTCGCATCTTTCAAATCAAGTTTGAATTTTTGTGAAACATTATTTATAACATCCTCAATCGGATAATATTTTTTACTCATGATATTTCTCCATTGCTCCTTAATTAGCGCATTTTTCGCTATCTTTATAAATTTTATACGCTTGCCCGTTCCATGTCCAAACATCAAAACTTTCATGTTCGTTAAATAAATAACGCTCTTCTTCCCAAGTGCCTAAACTTTCGATTTTGGCAATGGTTTCTATATCTTTTCTGTCTACGGTTCGCATTTTCATTTTGCGTTGCTCCTTTTCTTTGTAATAATTCTTTTTGCTTTGATAACTATTTCATTGTTATCGAATTTAGTAAGTCCAGCGTTTATAATACTAATTGCATTTACACAGTCAATATTATATTCTCTTAAATCTTGACTAAAAATTTTCATATACAAAACGCCATTGCTAAAAAAACATTCTTTATCTTTTATTTTTTCAAAAGCAATTTCGTTTTCTTTCTTGTATTCTATAAGCATGTTATTTTTCGCTCCTTCGCTTTAGCTTGTCCTAATAATAACACACGTTCCGCAATCCGTCAACCATTTTCAATCACAATTTTCTAATTTTGTATATATTGTTTAAATTTCGATATAAACTCAATGGATATATAGCAAAACTGCATAAATAAGCAATAGACACGAAAAAAGAGGGCTTTAGCGCCCTCTTCTTCTCGCCTTACGTGCTCTTGTCTGCCTTGCGTGCTCCTCTACTTTACACATAAGCAGTACACAAGTAACAACGGCAATCATAACGGGAACACCGACCATCAAACGGTCAGCCAAACTAAACCAATCAAACATAATGTATACCTTCCCTTAGTCCATTGCAACCGCAATCAATACGCGGTCATCCTCGATGTTATCAGTTCCCATGTCTTCAAATACGACAGCATACAAACGGCTTGCATCTAAAGTGCCATACACTCCCCAAACGTTACCATCTTCAGTTTGAAGGTAACATAAGCCTTTATCTTGCGGCACTACTTCTACGGCGTGCTCAATCCGCAAATTGTCATCACTCCAAACAATGGGAGCGGTAGAGGTAGGAACGTTGCCTGCAAGTAACGCAGAAATAAGAGAAGCACAGATACCAAAATTTAACATGATTGATTGACTCCTTTCAAAAGTCGGTATTTTGTTTATTGCCTTTTCCCTTTCGGCATACTAAGTATAACATAACACAAGCCACAACACAAGACTTTTTTCTTCATCAGATTATACAAATTCATCATTGCTCATTTGTGCATTATTTCATACTATATAATACATAATAGAGAACGTATACTATTTTAGTATACTTTACATCCGACCGCTCAAGACTTCCAATTCCTGTAAATAACTTGTCAATAGCAATCTTATACAAAACGACCTAATCAATCTTGTGTACTTTACCTATTGACAGAAAATAAACGATAACTCATATCATTAAGCAATAGGATAGGTTATAATCGGCTCAGAATCGCCCAGAATCGCTTTTCAATGCCAAACGTAAAACTATAAGCCGACTTTCTAAAAATCGACGCTGACGCGATTTGTCAAAACCAGCGCTTTAATTTTGTATACTTTGCCTATTGATTGTGCAAATTCCGTGCTATTTAGTAAACATATACAAAAGCAGTCTTATATCTTTGTTACTATTGCACAAGCGACTGAAGATATAGAACATCATGAATGATAATAAACATTTGAATATATGAATGTGCAATATGATATTCGATATTCAATATCATACACGATATATAATAACTATACAAAGGCAATGCATACGATATGGATACACTTTATCAAACTAAAATCTACTATTGAAGTATACAATTCTAATAATGAATACTGTTTTAGTATACAATAATCATATACTAAATGAGTATATGTTTACTGATATAGTGCGCTTTACTATGATAACACTACACTTAACTAAAGTATACTATAGTTGTACACATTGACGCGCTGATGCTATAGTATACTATACGAGTATATGATAAATGTATACAAGATAAGTAGACATTGAAGGGAGGAAGGGAGCGAGTGGATATATATACAATATGATGAATAAAGAGAAGGTGATGAGATGATGATATATGATGATGATTGAAGGTGGTTTATGATGTTATATGATATAGAGATGAATACTATATAGGAAGGGAGGAAGGGAGGGAGAAAGGGGAAAGTGAAGGGAAAAGTGCGGGATTTATACCAGAAAAGAAAAAAATCGTAATATACACACGCGAGAAGTTACAAAAACAAGGCTTTTCCAGCAGTTGTCATATTCCTTGTATTCCGATAGGTTTAGTAGGAATTGCTTTATATTCCAGGTTTCCTATAGGAATATAGGGGGAGGGTATTAGATTTACCATATAATCACAATTAGTCGGTGCTGATTGGTAACATTTTCCATTCTGTAGAGGGGGTAAATTCTGGATGAAGAACCATTTTTTGGAACTTTTTTCGGCATTAGTCCTCACCATCACACCACCCCTAATCACTCCCATTTCCACCATATTTTACCACCCCTTTCCCTCCTCTTTCCCCTCCATTCATCCCTCTTCCTTCTCCATCCCCACACCCATCCACCAGCCGTCCCTTTCCGTTCCAATCGGTCATTTTCGCCATTTTCAACCCTTCAAATTTCCCCTTAAAATTCCGTCACATTTTTATAGGGAGTTTTCACCTATATTCACACATTTTTATAGGGACTTCAAAAAAGTTAATAAAATGTTTACAATTTGTTCATATTGTTGTAATAAGTTTGTGATAGCGTTATAATGTGCGTCAAAGTATACCAAAATAGTATATATTCAGATTGCACTAAGCTGTACTAATTTACGTTGTTTAGACAATAAAAATATACCTAAAATTATTCGTGGTTTTTCATGAGTTTTAAGGAGTAATAGAACCGTTAAGAATTTTTGGACAAAAAATGTATATATAACAAGGGCTATGATATATATACAAAAAATGTCCAAAAATTAAAATGGCTTTAGCCAGTATAGGTAATACGACATATTTTGTCTTATGTCCAAAAATTTAGAAGGGGGCTTCTATGTGAGAGAACCAAAAAAGAATCCAATAGAAAGTATGAAAGGAGAAGAATTAGAAAAGTTTATTAGTAACTTGAGAAAGATACAAGGTCAGCCGTTATCTTATTCTAAACTATGTGAAGCATTGAATTTGCCGAAGAAGTCCAGTAATTCTAAAACAGCGCAATTAAATGACCTAAAGGTTATCTGTAATTTTGATATTAGTTCCAGCCCAACTCGATATACTATTACAGAAGTATTTAGCTATTTGCAACCGTGTATGGATTTCTTAAATTCTAATGTCATGCGGATTCAGTTGTCTATGGAATCAGCGCTCTTTCAAGCGTTCTTAAATAACAATGGCAAGAGCCTGTATCTATCTAACATGGAGTTGCTAAAGACCGTTGGAGCAGTTAATGAAAATTTCGCTTACTGTATCGACTATAAGGCGCTAAACAAAATTGATAAGAACCTGCTTTATATGTCGGATATGGTTATGCCTGTTTATCGTTTGCTATCAGTTTGGGTTAAAAGAAAGATTGAAAAGATGGTTATTCGTGGGACGTTCCATACAGGATTTGGCTTTAGGCTATATCGTTATCATAGAGGGCAGTATGGTATGTATATAACCAAGCATGATGTGCCGAGAGAAACCGAACTAAATAAAGAATGTATGGCGCTGTTCAATCAAGCCGTTAATCATTGTTTGCCAAGAAGTTGGGGAGGGGAATGGGTTTCAATCAAGACTTGGGAAAACTTTGAGAAGTATCTTGATGAAATTACACAAAAATACTTTGAAGGCAAAGGCGATTATTATAAACTTCGGCGCATCACTGTCTATGAGCCGTCTAAAGATGAATGGATTTTACAACAGCTAAAAAATGTGAATGAGCAACTCAATGCTTTACAAGAAGTCAATAGCAAGTCGAAATCAAAGATTCTTACAGGTAAACATATCGGTATTACTTATGATAAGCAAGGTGACGAAGTAATTGATAGCGACTTTACTATTATGCAACGCGATAAATTTGTAGATTATAATATTGACCTGCATCCACCTGTTATTTTCAAAGAAGTGCTGAAGCAGATTAACTATTTAGAGTCGCTAAAAGAAAAGAAATAAACAAAAGAAAAAGACCTTGATATTACTCAAGGTCTTTATTGTTAAGTTGTTTCAAGTGTTCCTATTTCTAATGAACTAATACAGTTATTTATATCACTTAAAGTATTATTTAGCTTAAATGCTAAGTGCCATCCATTATATGAGTAATAACAACTAATTGCTGTTCCATATCCAGCGTCCCCATATCCAGAAGCATTGCCATCATGCAAGTAAAAAGCAGGGATGGTAACTGTATTAGAATAAGAAGGTAAGTGGTTTATCGCAATTAAAATTATAGATTGTAGTTTATCTACAATTTTCAAAAAATGTGTATCATAATCATGTTCTGAAATTAGTATTTCATCATATGTGGAAACAAATTTATAATTATTGTTTACCTTAAACACGCCCAAACTTCCTTCTGGCTTTTCAACCTTACCACTCACAATAGCATCCATCAGCAATCACCACCTTTCGGCAGTTGATTACTTAACCAATGCCCCCCCCAAGTGGCGAGGTAGTTTGATAATGCTAAATGTTCTCATAGGGAACACTCCTTTTCTTAGTCTATTACCATTATTTCGACTTCAACTCTGGGACGCTTTGGGTCAACTTGAAATTCATGTTCAAACCCTACCACGTTCTTCCAGCCGTCATTATCAATGATATGAAACCTAACCAAAGCATCTTCGATAACTTTCATTCCAAAAGAGCATATATTTGACTTATCTCGTGCTTGATTAGGCTCATACCAATGATATATGATATAAACGCTTAAATGCTCCAAGCTATCTAAAGGCTTGAAATATCGCTTTATCTTGTTTTCCCAAGATTGCTTAAAACTCTGAGCAGTTGAACTTCCTTGATAGCATTGAGCGATATAAGCGTTAAGCGAAGGCAAAATAAACGGTATTGTGATTTTATATGAATTATCTTTAAGATGAACGCAATCAGGGCGATAGCTCATCATAATTCTCCTTATTCAGCAAGTTCGCCAGCATCTTCATGCGCTTCAGCTTCGCCAGTTGGCGCTTCGTCAGCGCTCTTATCTTCAATAGTAAGCATTAGCTTAACATACTTGCCATCTTCGCGTCTCCACTGATAACCACTACCCGTATCTTCATTCTCAATCTGAGCAAAAAGATAATCGCGTACAGCTTGGATAGCTTCAGAAGTCATGTCATGTGGGTCTACCCACTTATCGTTTTCTACTGTACCACCGACAATTACTGGAATAGTCTTATCTTCGTTATTGATGGAAGTACAAATCAGCTTAAATTCCTGCTTGGTTTCTTCGGCAATCTTCTTCTTAGCCATAGTAATTTCTCCTTTATGTTAATTCTTTTTATGGATATTTCTCATTCGTTCAGCCATCTGTGCCTTTTGTTCTTCAGTGAACTCGCGCTTAATTGGTGGCTTCGGTGCTCTGAACCAACTTAGCGGTACATGAGCGTAAATATAATTGCCATCGTCCTTAACAATAGTTACTTCGTTTGGATGGCTTTCAGCTAACTTACGAAGTTGGTTCATAAACTTGCGTTCGCTTGTCCCATACTCCATATATTCATGGTCACTGTCGCGTAAGACATTTGTTTCAAAATTATATTTAGCCATTAGCAACTTCCTTCTTTTCTTCAACAACTACATTGTATGTACCACACTGACACTTCTTGCCACAACATTGACACTTATCTTTCTTAGTGAAAGCATATAGCTTATCAGCCAGCATATCGTTAGCGCAAGTTGAACATAGAATCATTCGCATAGTTAATTCTCCTTTTTATTAAAAAGTGTCTTAGTTGGTAAATGACCAGTTTTAACTGTTAACATAGGATTTTCAACATCTGATTCAGCAATCATTGCGTCAATTTTTTCCTTGTGCTCAAGATAATCAATCAACTTGGCGAGATACCATTGCGCTTTCCGAACATCCTCCAAGCCGTTTTTAGCTTCGTATCTCCAAAGATACTTGATTACATTTGCCACACATACAGCTTCAAGTCCAGTCTTATTTACTGTTGCCGATTCAAGAGCGTCAATACATTCGACTTTACCTTGCTTATAGTGCGAAGGGTTGATAGCGTCTGCCATAGCTTAGACCTCCTTATGTCTTTGTTTTTATTGTATCACAATTTAGGCAAAAAGTCAATAATTAAATTGTGAACAAATTGTTAATAAAGTTAATCTATACTCGTTTAGGATGTTCTTTGTATTTGGGGTATAAATCATAATTATAAGCCGTGTCATATTGCCAAGTAAATCCACCGCAGTGTTTATATTTACCTGTACAGCATTTTTGGATATTTTGTGCCAGTATGCCTGTTTCAAACGAAGCTGAAGAAGCGTCAAGATAGTGAGTATTTGTTTCGACACAATATACTGGTGTACTACCTTTTATTGGTTTGTTTATAATAGCTTGAATTTCTTCAAGTTCTAATTGAGAGTATTCGTCATAAAACATCCATTTTAAGTATTGTCCTTCGGCAAATCCAGCATATTCGCTTTTGTGTTCGGCACAATTTCTAATAGAATCGCTGAATTTGATATTAGCGTAATCTCTTGCTTCTACCTGTGTTTTATAAATTTTTCCTGTGTTTAAGCATACAATAGGTGGGTTGACATTAGTCCATCGTTGGACAATAATTTCTGTGATAGTTTCATTTGTAAGTTCTTCATAGTCGTTAATATAAATAAAAATTTGCCCGTAAGTAGTTTTTTTATCGCCACGGCAACTGCCAGCAACAAGACTATAGGGAATATCGTAATATTCGCTGGCTTTTGAAGGATTGTCAAAAATTTTACCATCAATCAAATTCATGACAGGGTTAAATTTAAGGCTTTGTAGATAATTCGCGTGTTGCTTTTTTCTATCTTCAAAAAGTTGTTGATAATCTTCAAGAGACTTAGATTTATCATATTTTTCCCAAAACAAAGGAGCGCCTTCAATATTTTTGCCCGCAGTCCATTGTCGGCTATTTGTTTCAAATATATGAGATATATTTCGTTCATGGCAACCTGTGCATCCTTGTTTGGTCTTTTCTTCTCCTGCAATGGTTAAAGACGGAAAAATCTCTAAGGTGTTTAAGCAAATAACAGGAATGTTTACAGATAGATTTGCTCTATCGTGATGTTTTCCATAAAAACTATTGTTCTTCCCCTTTCTTGTTTCAGAAAAAAGTTGTTTGGTTTCTTCGCTATGATGCCTACCAAACATAGGCGCACTACCGCCGATTGAAAGATTATATCCAATCTTAGGGTCACGAGCATGATATTTGTCAATTAGTTCAATTTCTTTTTGAAAGGCTTCTTCTTGAGTTAGGCCTTCAATCAAAATTTCTTTTATGAAATTATTTTCGCCATATTTTTGAATAGCATGATGCAAACGAGGGTTGCCTTTATATCCATACCCACTTTGCCATCTTTCTTTTAGAGTTCGTGAAGTGATGCCTATATATATTAAACCGTTGTGTTTATCGGTATATTTGTATACCTTCCAAGTGTTGTTGCACATAATATCCTCCTATGCAATAATCCTTAAAATCGAGTAGAAGAATTATTCTACCTATTTATTATTATACTACAAAAGGATAAAAATGTCAACTCAAAAATTGACAAAATTGGACACCAATATTTATATTTGTGTGGTAAGCACGATTTCTTAAAGACAGTGTAGCACACTGCTGACTTGAAGTCAATAGTAATCATTGGCTAAAGCACGAAATTTTTTATTTAAGTAGCAACGGTAGTGAAAAAGTTTATCTGCGGAAAGGTAAGAAGGAAAATTGTAGTCGAAAGCAAAGGAAACAACTGTTGTGTAAAAGAAATAAGTGAAGGGGGTTGACGAAAGTGTAGAAGAGCGGTATAATTAAAGCGCAGAAATTAGCAAGTTTGGCTAAACCGAAACGAACCTTTTCTTTTATTTAATTTTCTTTTAGTTATAAAAAACCATTTTATCTATATATAAGTCCTGCTTACGCAGTCCTTATATATATCTAAAGCCGTTATTTTATAACTAAAAGAAAATTTTCCAAGCGTTAATTACTTTAGTGATTTAACGCTTTAGTACGTTAAAGTGTATACGCAGTTAATCTCTGATTAACGTAGTACATATATATTATAATATATTTATATATTATAATCGCGTGCGCGTAGCACATATTTGTTAAAAAGTCAAGACCTAAATTGTAAATAATTTGTGAACAAAATATGAACGGAGTATGACTTGACTTTTTTGTAAAAATGTGCTACAATAGTTATAATAAATAATAGAATCGAGGTGAGAGAGATGGCTTGGACAGAAATGAGTTATAACAGAAATTTTTTTGATGACACACTTGACGAAGATACAATTTGTCATAAGAAGTCATTAAGTGAATCATATACTTTGCGCTTACAGAAACGACAAGAGATGGAAAGTAAGCGTCAAGAGCGACTAAAGAAGAAGTACAAGGGTGAGCAACAATGAGCCTAACAAATCAAATTCATGCTTATTCGGTGGGTACGGACGCATTTTATGATGAATCTGAGCAATTTATTCATAAGCGTTTATTGAAACTGTATAAGCTACGAGCAGTTAATCGCAAGTATAAAGAAAAAGAAACTGAATATTCATGGGGTACAGCGTGTATCAATCGAGTAATCAAGAAAGAAAAAGAACAACTTGAACAATTACTCAATAAGCGTCTGGAAAGCACTGAACCGCGCACAATGAATCCAGAAGTTTTGAAGGATAAAAATGTTATTTCATTGTTTGTTAGTTCGCTTACTCGTGCTATTGGAATTGAACACAATCAGTTGTCTGAAGATATTTTTGTTATCAGCGTTTATTTCTTTCAAGTATTTCATAACATTGTTCGTGATGGGTTTATATATAATGGAGAAAAATATATTTTTCTTACGGCTTCGGCAGGACAAATACGCACAAAGAAAGCGGTTTTTATAAAAGAATCGACTTTTAATCGTATTAAGATGCGAATGATGTGCGGACTAACCGTTGAAGAAATCAACGAAGCTGGTGGCACAAATGAGAATAAGTTTCTTGCTTATCTTGCTCTTGGTAATTCTGCTACAGATGTTTGGGAAGATTTTGATATTGATAAGTCGATTGTAGTCGATGACTTTGAAACAGAAATTCAAACTGAAGTTGACCACATTTCTGCTGATTATAGCATTAAGCGTGAAGTTACTGGTACAGTAATTCCTCACATGGATGGTTGTGGAATAATGTTGGATAAACCTACGAGAATGGTTCGCGCTCCGTGGATTAAAGGCTTGCTTGTGCATTTTCCTTTTGACAAGTTTATTCAAGAAAAATGTGACGGCAAAGCAATAGTAACTGATATTTACGGTCAAGACCATGATATTCTTGCTGAAGATATTCGATATATTTTCACAAAAAGCCAGTTTAAGATGTATAAGTTTTATCAATCATGGGAAGATTACAAGCAAAAGTTTAAGCAATATCGTTGTGAAGCGTGCTATTGTAATATGGAAGAACAAGATATTCCTCGCGCCAGAATCAATTATCAGATGCTTCAAACGCTTACTGATATGACCGATGAAGAAATTGCTACATTGACCAAAGAGACAGTTGAAGAAATTGCAGCTATTGGTAATGATTTTCAAACTTCTATGAAATTGATTGGCGCAACTTCATATAACAAAAATCCAAGTTATGTGCAAGAAGCGTTAATGATTTATCCAGAACTTATGCGTGACCAGTATAGCCGTGATATTTTGAAAGAAACTAAAAAGAGTTTGATTAAGCAAGCAAAATCAGGGCGGTTAAGAGTGAATGGCAAATATCTCTTTTTATCTCCTGACCTATATGCGTTTTGTGAATGGCTGTTTCTTAATGAAGTGAACCCAAAAGGATTGCTTCAAGACGGCGAAGTGTTTACTACGCAGTTTAGTAATGGTGATGAAGTTGCTTGTTTGAGAAGTCCGCATTTGTATCGTGAATGGGCGATTCGCAAAAATGTAAAGAATGAAGATTTGAACAAGTGGTTTGGGGAAACGAAATGTGTGTATACCAGTTGTCATGATTTGATTTCAAGGATTCTTCAATTTGATGTGGACGGAGACAAGAGTTTGGTCATTAAAGACAAATTGTTGACTTCTATAGCAAAACGTAATATGGCAGGAATTTGCACACTTTCTTATGATTTGAAGAAAGCAAAGGTTGGCGCTATCTCTCCTGACAATATTTACCATAGTATGACCAAGGCTTATACAGGTGGTAATATTGGTGTAATTAGTAATCAGATTACAAAAGTATGGAATAGTCCTAATTTAACAAAAGATTATGATAGCGCTCTAAAGACAGTAAAGTTGTTTACTTATATCAATAATCAAGTAATCGACTATGCTAAGACGCTGTGGAAAGTTGACCCACCTTTTGAAGTTGAAGAAATGATGAAACGATATACCAAAGCGAAACCACCATATTTTTTCATTTATGCTAAAGACAAGAAGAAATCACAAGTAGAACCGCCAAACAATTCTACCATGAATCGTATTTGTCAGTCAATCCCCAATAATCGAGTTAAGTTTGCGAAAATGTGTGATAATTTTGATTATCGTATGTTGATGAATCTTGATTATGGTTTTAGTATTAGTGAAGATAATCAGATAATTGAAAGATATAACTATTGGAATCGACACCAATATTTGTTTAATACTGAAGCTGAAAATGCAAAGCAAGAAGATATGTATATGTTTCAACAAATTCGTAAACATATTCTTGCAGAAACTAACGAAGATATTAACGTGGTAGTTAATACGTTGGTCATGTATCTTTACACTATTAAAACAAACAACATGAAGAAAACATTATGGGCTTCTTTTGGTGATATACTTGTTGAAAATCTGAAAAAGAATACGGCAAGTCTTGGTAAGGTTTGTGAAGAATGCGGAGATAGATTTATTTCATTGCAAAGTAATCATCGGTTCTGTTCTGATGAATGTTGTAAGAAAGCAAGAGCTAAAAGATTAAAGCAAAAGCGCAAGTTTTGTACGCTCGTTCAGAGCGAAAAAGTTGCAAATATCGAAGATATTTCTCAAAATAAACAAAATAGTGTAGATTAAAATTGCAAAAACGCATTTTATCTTTTTTGAAAGCGCGTCTATTATGGAGAGAAATACGGGATTCCTCCGATGGGCGGGTATATAAATTGGGGTTTAGCCCGCCCATTGAGGAATCATCAACGAAAGGAAAATAACAATGGAACGACAGGAAACGCAGTCTTATCTTGCTTTCGTTGAAGAAGCAACTAAGGCTCTGCAAAATGATGAAATTTCTTACACTGAATGGTGTAAAGCGATTGTTGGTGAAAAGATTTATTCTGACGAAACCCTAAGACGATGCGCTGTGCTGTTTGGTGAATTTTTAGAGCGACTTGACGCAGATGAGATTAAAACTCTAAATGACGAAGATAGAGTTAATCGTCTTATTGAAGCAAAAGAAGAATTAGTTAAGGAACGGAAGAAAATTCAAAGCGCTAATCTTGAACACCAAGAATATTATCGCAAGGTTGCTCGACACGAACTTCTTGACGAAATGATTGTAGACGCGATTAAGCGCCTTGAGCCAGTTAAGATTAAACACGAACATTTTACCAAGCCTTCTAAAAGTACAGGCGTTCTTGTGCTTGCTGATGAACACTTTGATTCAACGTTTGTACTCAAAGGGTTAAATGGTGAGATTATCAACGCTTACGACAAGGAAATTTTCAAAGAACGTATGTGGCGATTGCTTTCTATGATTGAAAGCGATAACTTTGATTATGACGAACTGCTGATTGTTAGTTGTGGGGATGCAATCGAAAATGTCCTCCGCATGGGTAGTTTGCAAAAGTTGCGTTCTAATGTTGTAGATGCAGTTATTGAATTTTCTGAGTTTATGTCACAATGGCTTATTGTTGTTCAAGAAAAGTTGAAAGTTCCAGTGAAATTTGCTATTATTTCTGGCAATCACGATGTTAATAGAATTTTAACTCAGCCAGCCGTATTCCCAGAAGAAACGTTTGCTAAGATTATTCATAAGTTTATTGAAATGCGTCTTGAAGGGTGTAAACCAGATATTACAGTAGAACCGTATGGCGATGTATACTTTACTTGTTTATATGGTAATAATCTACTGTTTGCTCATGGCGAAACAAATAATCTTATTGAATTGGCAAATTATTATGAGAATTTCTATGATATTCAGATTGATTGCTTGTATGCTGGTCATCTTCATAGAAGCGAAACTAAGCCAGCGGGTGTTGGTTATATGGGCGACCGCGAAGTGATTCGTGTACCGTCTACTGTAGGCACTGACCCTTATGCCAAGAGTATTCAAAAGCATAGTCGTGCTGGCGTTTACTTTGCCGTGTATAATGAAAACGGCAGAGATTTAAGCAAAATTTATTATTTGAATTAAACAAAGTAATCTGGCATAGGATATGTTAGATTGTAGAATAAACAACGTAAGGAGGTCACTACTTTTGTCCACTTGTGAAATTTTCACTAAAGCATGAAAGGAGTTGGTCTTGGGCGTAAGCCTTATCTCGGTGTAAGTCGTTCTTCGACACGATACTGCACAGCGTTGGAAAAAACAGGGCGGGAGCAATAGTTCCTGCCCTTGTTATTTTGAAAGAAAGGAAAATTTGAAATGGCAACTACACCTCCAAAACAGTTACGCAGAACAGACCGATGTTGTCCTATTTGCGGAACTGTTAAGTTAGCGAACTATTTCAATGAAAGTCCTGCCCCATATCACGATAAGTATATTCCTATTTGTCGTAACTGTTGCAATATACTGTTAAAGAGATATATTGCTGAAACGAAAAGTGAAGCCGCGGGCTTGTGGTTACTGTTAGCCCAAGTAAATATTCCATTTATCAATGAAATTTATGAGAAAGCTATTCTTAGGCTTCAAGACGCTTCTACAAAGAAGCCAAGTTTATTTGTGACATATCTTAGCTTTATGGCACAATGGAATGAACCGTATACTGGTTTTTTGCAGTCTACCAATATGCTGACTGATTTTCTAAAGACGGTTGAAGTAGAAGCGGAAAAAATTCGCACCGAACAAAAACCGCTGAAGAATATGAAGGAAGAAATTGAGAAGTGGGGTAAATTTACAGGAGTTGACGGCAAAATTGACAGAGATTCTTATGATTTTTTGAATAGAACCTTTGATGAGTATACCGCCGATATTCTTGAAATGGACACTAACTTAATGAATCGTTACCGCGATTTGTGCAAATGCGAATTGCGTTTGCGTAAAGCTAATGAATCGGGTGACGGTGCTGAGATTAGTAAAGCACAAGATGCTTTGAACAAACAATTGGCTCTATTAAAGCTAAATGATTTCCAATCTAAGAACATTAGCGATGAGCAGAAGGCTTTTGAAAAGAAAGTCGCTATGATTGAATATAGCAAACCTGCTGAGTGTGAAGATTTACAGAAATATCTTGACATGGTAGGTTACGAGAAAGAAAAAGCAATGCTAAAGCGTTCTCTTAGAAATGCTGTAACTGGTTCTCGTGAATATCCTGATGTAACATTGCAGGAGGGATAATATGGGAAATAGCTTACCAGCTATGGGCGGTATTCGCCGTAAGTTTATGGCAAAAGAACTCCGAGGAACAGTTAGTGGTGCTGACTTGCTTGAGAAAGAGCAAGAAGAAAAAGTAATTGAATGGGACACATTATTTAGACGTAATTGGGATATATACGCAGAATTTTATCTTGGTATTGGTCTAAAGCCATATCAGCGTGAAGCGTTGCATGAGATTGGCACATCCGATGTGTTCTTTTGGCGTGCTGGGCGTGGTGGTGCAAAGTCATTTATTACTGCTCTTGCCGCAATTTGTAAACTGATGCTTTATCCAAACTGTTGGATTGTTGTTACTGCTTCTACTATTGACCAAGCAAATAAAATTGTAGAAGATAAGATATTGAGCGAATTGGTTAAAAAATTATCACCATATTTGTTGTATCTTTATGAAAAGCAGTGGCTTGTTATTACTAAACCACAAGACGGCTATAAGATTGAAAATACGCTGAACAATAGTGTATTGCGTGTTCTTGCTCCTGTTGAGTCCAGCCGTGGTGTGCGTTCAAATTTCACAATTTATGACGAAGTGGCTATTATGAAGAAGGCGAGTATCGACCAAATCTTTGATGGTATGCTTTATCCGCGTCAACCAGTATTTTTGAATAACAATCCAGAATATGCAAACAACCCACGTTGGCTTGAAGAATCAAAGGCTATTTATCTAACTTCTTCCAAATATAAATATCAATGGTGGTATGGACTTTGGAAGGAATGTGTTAAAGGTTGGTTTGATGATAAAAAGACAGTGTTCAATGTTTTTGCTTCAGACTTTTTCGATAATATTGATAATGGTCTAAAGACATGGGGCGACTATCGCCGTGCTAAAAAGACTACGGAAGAATTTTCTTTCCGTATGGAGTATCTTAATGAAGCAATAGGTGAAAATGAACACGCCTATTTTACCATTCAGCAATTCAAAGAAAACCAAACGCTTGAAAAAGCATTTGTTCCTCCAACAAATATCGAAGTTATAACTCAAACCGCGCCTTACAATCCACCGAAGGGCGAAGATGAAGTACGCTTGATTCTTGTTGACTACGCATTTGCTAATACAGTAAAGGGTGCTGGTCGAAAAGCAAACGACAATACGATTATTATTTGTATGTCTTTGCATTGGAAAGAGAATCATTTTGAGCGTCATGTTGATTATATTCAAGGTTGGGAGGCTTCTGATTCCACTGGTGCAGTAAATCGTATTCGTGAATTATATTGGGACTATCAAACCGACTATATTGTTGATGACCAACAATCTGGCGGTGAAGTAATTTATAATTTATTTACTCAACCTTGGGAACATCCAGAAAGAGGACGTGCATGGAATAGTCATGGTTTTACTATCAGTGATAAAACTGAATATGTTTCAGCAGTGGCTATTGATAGTAAAATTGAAGATTATAAAATGCGTACAGTTGACCCGCACGCTATCCCTTGTATTATTCCTGTTAAGGGTTCTTCAACACTTAACGATATTGTGTGGAAAGAAATGCGCCGTCAGCTTGAGTATGGTAATGTTAAGTTCTTGATTGACACTAACGATTTCCAAGAAACTTTAGTTGACAATGGCGAATATTTCAAAATGACTTCTGAACAGTATGGCGTTGCTTGTGCTCCATACAATCATACAGAAGAATTGATAAAAGAAGCAGTAAACCTTAAAGCTGAGTTTAAGCAAGATAAGGTGCGTCTTTCTGAGCCGTTAAACGGTACAAAAGACCGTATTGTTGCTTTAGCCTATGGTAATTATATTGCTACTTTAATTGAAAACAGATGGAATAAAGATATAGCACAAGATGAATTTGATATTGATTCAATTCAGCTTGTGTGGTGATTATTAAAGAAAGGAGGATTTGATTGGCAGATTCTATTTCAAAACAGGACGTACAGGACGTCATTGATTTTGCACAAGCCATTGCCGCTATGTCAGGTGAATATGGTATGTATTCTCCAATGATGAGTAATCAACTATTGCAAAATCTAAACAACAATCCTCGTATTCCTTCGCTTGAATCTATTCAACAAGCATTATCATCTTATAAAGAAGATGCTGGCACGTTGCAATCCTTTATGGATTTTATGAATAACTATGATATGGTATTTAAGCGTACTTTATATAGTTATGCGAATGTGCTTGCTTTTGACTTATCTATGACTTGTACTAATGCTTATTCTCAGCAAGATTACAATTCTAAAGAATACGAAGAAGATAAGAAGCGAGTATATGATTTTCTTGACAAGTTTAAGTATAAAGACGAGTTTAGAAAATGTGTAGTTGAAGTTCTACTACATGGTGCTTACTTTACTTGGTTTAGAAAGACTAAGTGGAAGAATCAAGGTATGAAATATGCGCTACAAATAATGCCGCAACAATATTGTATGCTCACAGGATATTGGGAGAAAGGTTTGCTATATGACTTTGATTACAGCTATTTCCTAAATCCCGGTGTTGATATTGAAGGATTTGACCCTTCTATGGCTAAGATGTATCGTCAAATGTTTATTGATGGCGATGGTAGATTGTATAATTATCGTCCTACTCAACCGTTAAATAGACGTACTGGTAAATATGCTTATTGGGGACAGACTTCCCCTGAGGATGGTTCGTGGGTTTTTAAGCAAAATCCAGAGAACTTTAATACTACGCCATATCTTGCTCCTTTCTTGAAAGACGCTATTACTTCTGCCGAAATCCAGAAGTTACAGCGAGATAAGGATATTATTGGTGCTTCAGCTATTCTCGCGGGTGAGATTCGATTGTTCGATAGTGCAAAATCTCAAAAAGCTAATCAATTTGCTATCGACCCAAAAACCCTTGGTGGTTTTATGGCAAAGGCAAAGGCTGGTCTTGGCAATTTGCTAAAGATTGCGGCGCTACCGCTTGAAAATACCAAATTCTATCAGTTCGTTGATAGCAATAGCGATATGTATGAAAATACGCTTGCTACTACCGCTGGCGTTGGCTCTGGTATCAGTCGTGTTATTTATTCGTCTGACCGAATGAGTAATGCTGAAATCGAAGCAGGTATTATTGACCAATATAATACTATGAAGCCACTGTATTATCAATTTGAGAATTTTCTTGATTTCTTTGTTAATAAGTTGACAAAGAAATATAAATTCCATTTTACTTTTGATGGATGCTCTTATCCATTTGAACGTGAGAAACGATTTGATAAACTAACCAAGATGGCTGATAAAGGTTTGGTTATGAATGCTTCACAATGGGCTTCGGCTATTGGCGTTGAACCACAAGTATTTGAACGTAGCCTTGCGGAAAGTAAGTACACGGGCTGGGTTGAAGAATATAGCCAGTTGCTTATGAATGTTAATACGGCTAATACTGGTAGTACTGGTGAAAGTGGCAGACCCAAGAAAGAAGATGGAGATTTGTCCGATTCGGGCGAATTGAATAGAGATAGTGAGGAAGGTATCTAATGATTGTAACACAAAAAACACAAGACGCTGTTGAACAGCTTATTGGTCAAGCATTTTTTATGAATCGCAAGATTGACCGTATGGTTAGTGTGTTGGGTGTTAAATTTGCGTTTAATCAAACGTCAAGTTTGATTCATCTTAATATCGCTCATTATTTTCCGCTTGTAGCGGATGTTCTGGGCGAGAAATGCCTTGAACGCTATAATATTCCAGTATACTATCCTGCTACGCCAGAAGGCAATGAAGATTATCAACTGCCAAGCGAAATTATTCATCGTCTTGAAGAACTACTACTTGAATATCAAACTATGCTTATGGGCGCTTGTAAAGTGGCTCAAAACAATAACGATATTCATGTTTATGCAGATTTGCTTGAAGTATTAAAAGAGTTTAATGTGTATGTTGAGCAAGGTATACTGCTTGTTGATAAGATTGATGCTTATGGCAATGTTCAAGCATTTGACCATGATATTAACAAATTCTGGATTTTAGGAGAAAAGTAATATGTGCAGAATCGGTGAGCCTTCAGATTTATCATTATATAAATATACTGATGACCCAAATATTATTCTAAGAGTACACCAAGCAGGATTCCCCCCAGAGTGGAAAGATTTTTCTGGTGTTGTATATTGGCGTATTACTAATAAGTTGATTAAGGCGTTAAAGAAACACAATATCGACCTTTAAGCCTTGATATAATCTTAAAACAGAAGGAGGTGAGTCAGAATATTGGAAAAGAAATATACTTTCGCGGTAGACGATATTCAGCGTATTCAAGCTGACGATTATGCAGAAGATGAGTTTTGTTTGGCGCGTCTTGGCTTTCTAAGCACACGCCCTAATGCTCATGGACTAATTATTTCTGAAGAAGTGCTTCGTGAATCTGCGCCAACCATTCTCAATAAATGGCTTGTGGCAGATATGACCGCAGTATATGACGCTTCTACTCACACTGATAAAGAACAGATTGTCGGACGCATTCCAGACAATCAAGAAGTAGAATTTGTTGAAGATGAAGATGGCTATCTACGAGCATATGTAGATGTAGTTATTAGTAAAATCTACGCTAAGAATTTTTGCGAAATGTTTGAACGAAACAACAATCGTTCAGTTAGTGTGGAAATGATTACTTGGGGAACTGAAGAAAATGAAAATGACCTTGTAGGCTTTCGTATTGTAGGCTGTACTGTTTTGGGTCAGTCAGTTAGTCCCAGTTGTCCTCAATCGGATATTACTTTTACACGCTTTTCAGCCGAAGAAGCTGATAGTTTCTTTGCACAAGCTATTGGTGGACTCACCGATTTAACTAAATTTGTGAATGAAAGGAAACGCGCTATGGCTGATAAATCTTACAAAGTAGATAAGTCCAAAGAAGCTATGTCGGACGATAATTGGGGTTCTGTTGACAAGACTTCAATGCGTAATAAGATTATGGACGCTTCTAACAAATCCAGTCTTGTAAAATCAGTTTACGCACTGGTTGAGAGTGGATGGGAAGAATCTCCATCCGAACATCTTAAATATCCAATTATGCAGTTAAAGGGCGACACGTTTGTTTATAATCGTGGTGCGCTATCTTCTGCGCTTGGGTACGCTAAAAAAGAAGAAGAAACCGCAGTAGTTTCTAAAATTGAAAAGATTTATAAGAAACTTGGTCTTGACTCTGAAGGAAAGGAGGAAACCGAGAAAATGTCTAAGGAAATTAAATTTGCCGCTGTTAACCTTGACAATCTATGGAGCGCTTTGCGCTCTGCTATGAATGACCATTCTTGGTATTATTATATTGACGGTATTTATGAAGAAGATAATCAGAAGTTCGCTATTATTATTGATGACAGAGATGCAGTTAAGAAATATCGTCTTGATTTTAATTACACAGAAGATGGTCTAACCGTTGCTGATGAAATCACTGAAGTAAAGGTTGATTTTGTTCCTACTGAGAACATAAAGAAGTTTGCCGAACCAGAGAACGCCGAAGAAGTCAAAAAGTGCGCCGAGCCTGAGAAAAAGGAAGGCGAAGATGGCGATGACGGCAAGGACAATAAGAAGAACGCAGACGGTAAAGCCGAAGGTGAAGAGGGCGATGATAACGAAAAGAAGAAGCTATCAGACCCAGAGCCAGCAAAAATGTCTGTAGAAGAAATGGAAAAGAAACTTGCTGAACTCCAAAATGATGTTGAAGAAAAAGAAAACATCATTATGGAAAAGGATAAGAAGCTATCTGAGCAAGAAGCAGAACTTTCCGACCTTCGTGAGTTCAAGGCTGGTATTGAGAAGGAAGGTCTTTCTAAGGATGTTGAGAAGGTAATGGCAGACGTTAAGGACTTTATTGATAACACTAAGTTTGCCGAACTGCGCGAAGAAGGTCTTGCTTGTGATACTACCAATTTTGATGCGTGGTCTAACAAGGTTAAGGCTACTTGCTTCTCTGCTATTCAGAAGAAGGGGCTAAAGAAGCAGACCAATACTGTTTGGTCTTTCTCTGCACCAACCGAAACTGAATCGAATGTACCGACCGATTTTTGGTCACAAATGAAATCAAAATATAACTAAGTAAAGGAGATTAGATAATTATGGCTATGAATCATGCTATTCTTGATGGTAGTTCTACCATGTACTGGGATAATGATGCCCTAAACATGGCTGGCGTTTGCGCTACCACCGACCTCGATAATGGTCAGCTTGTTACCCTAAAGAAGATTAACCGTGTTACTGGCACTGGTGCAGTGGAGGGCTTTGAGTACGAAGTAGCTCCTGCTGAAGCTGGCGCTGACAACGTATGGATTGTTGCATCCCCAGAAGTGGGCTATGACCTTGAGTCTCAGCTTCACGATGACCCGCGTTACTTCTTCAATCCGAAGGGTAAGGCAATGTCTGTTAAGGCTCTTATGGGCGGTGTAGACGTAATTAAGGTAACTAAGGAAGTATTTGCCGCTAACGCACTTCCTGTTGCTAGCGATGTTGATAAGTTTATTCCTGTTGCCGCTGATGGTAAGTATGGTGCTGTACAGGCAGAAGCACCCGCTTCTGGCGCTTATTTCCGTGTAGAAGGCTTTGGCGCTTTCACTTGCGGTATGGAAGAAGTACCTGCTGTATACCTTCGTTGTATGGCAAATTATCACTAATTGAAAGGAGAGTAGATATATATGATTATGAATCCTGAACTCGTAAAGTTTGCGGCTGATTCTCAGACTGGTTTCTATGATGCTGCTATGCGCTATTTCTGCGATGGCGAAAAGACCGCAGATAACAAGGAACTAATGCACAAGGCTTTTATGGCTGAAGTAGAGCACAAGTCTCACTTTGCTCGTGAAGGTCTTGACGTTAATGCTTGGATTGGCAACCCGTCTGTTTCTTGGGCGGCAATGAGTATCGTTGACTCCACCATCCGTGCAATTATTCCTGTGACCATTCTACCACACTTTAATCTATTTGCTGATTTCCGCACCCAAGGCTTTGGTGATATTACCAAGTTTACTATTCAGCCACGTTCTTTCTATGTTGTTTCTAAGGGCGGTCGTGCGGAACGTACTTCTTTCCGTCAGAGAAAGTTCAATTCTGATGTTACTCTGACCCCAGAAGAGCACATTATTACTATCTTTGAGAAGATGTATAATGTACTGTCTGGTCGTGTAAACATTGCTGACTTCATGGCATGGGTAATGCTGTCTGTTCAGACCGAGATGTACACTGACGCTCTGATTGCTCTGAACGGCGGTCTTGCTACCATTCCAAACGGTTCTCTGAATGTAAACGGCGCATTTGACATGAAAACTCTTGTTAAGATGTGCGAAACTGTTCAGTACCGTAACGGTGGCGTAAAGCCGATTATTGCTGGCTCTGCAACCGCTCTAATGAACGTACTACCAGATTCTACTTCTGGCTATCGTATGAACGTAGATGGTGAAGGCAATGGTTCTATCGAACTACTCCGCAATATTATGGGTTACACCGTAATGAAGCTGGATAATGCTGTTACTAAGGCTGGTGAACTGATTCTGCCTGATGATAAGATTTATGTTATTAGCCCATCTCAGGATAAGCTACTGAAGGGTGACTTATGCCCTGCTTGTTAAGTGATTAGCAAGTATTTTGCGTTAAATGCTTTGAATCCCTAAAGCCTACAAAACTCAAACAGTAATTGGAAACGATAAGCTGTGTAGTTACGAAAGTAGAAAAAATTTGTAGGATATTCATAAGGTTAAATCCTAAGTGAATGTAAATGGGTCTTTAGCAAGGAATGTCCTAAGTATAATATTGACTATTATTGCAAAGTATGCTATAATATATTATATATGGAAAACCTTCAACGATTATCTCCTTATGGGAGAGTAGGCTACAAGCTAATGGTAGTCGAAAAATGCAACTCTTATACATTATAAAAATTTTTAAGAAAGGAGGGAAAAATATGTTAGTCCCCAATCAATATATTACTGTTAATTGGCATCCAAGAAATAAAGTACATTTGGAAAGTAAAGGATATATTTACACACACATTGGTCTACCTGTTCAAGTTAAAGTTGAAGATATGATGGCAGGTTCAAAATGCAGAGTAAAAGTACAATGCGATTATTGTGGAAAAATATATACCAAGGTATATAAAGATTATTTTGCTCAAAGACAAAACGGAAAAGATTGTTGCGCTAAATGTGCTTCTAAAAAGCGAGGAGAAACCAATCAAGAATTGTATGGCGGTAATGCTCCTGCTTGTTCTCCTAAAGTTGTAGAGAAAATGCAAAAATCTTGTTTAGATAAATATGGCGTTAAAGTGCCTTCTAAATCGTCAAAGGTAAAGGCAAAAATGAGAGAAGTTAATATGGAACGATACGGTTTCCCTGTTCCATGCCAAAATCCAAGTGTACGCGCTAAATTTATTGAAACAAATCAAAAGCGACATGGTGGTAATGGAAGTCAATGCAATCCAGAAGTTCGTAAGAAAACCATGCAATCTTTTATAAAACATGGTACGATTTGTTCTTCTGAACCAGAACGCGAAATGGTTAAAAAATTACAAAAGCTATATGGTTCTCAGAATTGCTTTCCACAATATTTGCTTGATAAAATTGTGTTTGATTGTTTGGTTATTGTTAATGGTGTCAAAATTGATGTAGAATTTGATGGAAAATATTGGCACAAAGACAAACACAAAGATATTCGGAGAGATTATTACAGTTTTTCTCAAGGATATAAAGTATTACGCTTTAGTGGGGATAACGATGCCCCTACTGAAGAGCAAATTCAACAAGGAATAGACTTTTTGGTGACAACCACTCACCGCCATTTAATTATTGATGTATAAGATGAAGATATAATCTGGACTCATATGAAAGTATGAGAAGTTTAATTTATAGGGGATTAAACTGGACGGACGTTGCGAATCCGTTTGAACACACTCGTGTAATGACTACAACCCTATCTAATTCTAACCAGTTCTACGATAATGCAGACCTAACTACTAACTTTACTCAGCGAGTAGAATGGGGCTTCATGTTCGCAACTTCTGCATACGCAGGTGTCTACACTATCAACCAGTAATAATTGGTAATCGAAATTAAAGGAACGAAAGGAAAATATAAAATGGCTGAAACTAAGTCCACTGGGCGTGGTCGTCCAAAGAAGGTAGAATCTACTGAAATTGAAGCGCAAGCGCAGATGCAAAATGTAGAAGCTGAAAATGACGCGCTAAAGAAGGAACTTACAGACATTAAGGCTCAAATGCAACTGCTGATGAGTTCTATGACTGCGCCTTCTGTGCCAACTCCTACTAAGAAAAATGAACGTCTTATTCGTATCGTTAATATGACTAATGGTATGGCGGTGCTTCGTGGTTCTACTATTTGGAAGATTGACGGTCAGTTTAATTACCAAGATTTCTTGGAAACCGAAGCAAGTATTATTGTTGCTAATATGAGTAATATGGTACGTTCTGGTAGTATCTATATTGACGATGAACAGTTCCGTGCAGACCACAATCTAACGGACATTTATCGTTATCTACTTAGCAAAGACCAACTGCAACATCTACTGGATAATGACCCAAAGTATGCTATTGAAGCATATAAGGGCGCTAATGACAATCAGAAGCAGATTATTCTTGATATGATTTGTGATAAGTTGGATAAGGGGCAAGAAGTTGATGGTAATATTCTTATCACTCTGTCTAAGCTAAGTGGCAAGGACTTGCTTGAAATGCAAAATGCCAAGGAGGAATAACCAATGGGTACTCCTTTTGACCGTGTAGAAGATTTGGCTACACGAAAAGTACATGACTGGAAACTTGGCAAAATCTATAATCGGTCACTTGAAGGATACAATGCTTGGTGTGATGGCTTTCTGTTAAATGCTATTCCAAACTTTGCCAATGATTGTTGGCAAAGTTTGGAATACAATGAAGAAACTCGTGAGTTTGTATCTGACCTTACACCTACTGAGATTGATATTCTTGCTTGTTTTTGGGTGCTTGAATGGTGGGAACGTGAAACAAATGATTCGGCGCAAAACGCCGCAAAAATGCAAACATCTTCGTTTAGTACACATTCTCCTGCACAGCATATGAAGGAAGAACAAGTGATTATCAACACAAAGCGTGAATCAGCATATCAGAAAATCAATGATTATCTGGTGCAAGACCTTGATAAGATTGGAGGTCTATAATGGATAGAATTGATGAAATCTTCAATGTGCTTGTTCAATATGAAAAGGCGATTGATGATAATGATACTTCTGCTACGCTGGATTCTTACCTTAGTTATGTAGATAAGCTATATGTACGGTATTTTGGTCAGAACCATAGCGATATTAGTGCTTATCTAAAAGGATTGTATTTACTGGGTGCAGACGCACATCATGATACTGTAAAACGAGTAGTATTTGATATTATCCATATTCTTGAAAAGGAGTGAGCCAATGGCTAACAAATTTTTTGAGAATGAAATGGCTATGGGTATGTGTATGACTCCCAATGACGCATATAGAGGGGTACAACAAGCCTTTATTGATGACCAGTGGGAAAATACTGCTGTCGAAACCATTGTAGAAGAACAAGATTACATTGGTGCAGATACCTACCATAAAGTTCATGTGTGGATGAATAAGGTTATTGGCACTACCACTACTTTTATGAAGAATGGTACTGATTATCGTTCACTAATGTACAGAGAGTTAGATTACTTTCCAGAGCGCGGTACTTATTTTAAGTATGATAACAACTACTGGATTTCTGATTTCGTAAATCCTTCTGATGGTGTAGTGGGCGGCAATACTATTCGCCGTTGCACTAACTTTCTCAGAATTATCGACCCAGAAAACGGCTCAATCTTTACTGTTCCATGTGTACTTGATTACGATATGACTTCACCTTCAGTGCAAGTATCAAACGCCATTATTACACCAAATAACCATGCGATTGTTATTGTTCAAGCCAATCCAGATACTATGCGTTTGTTTACATACAATAAACGTTTTATTATTGGTGGGCGTGCGTTCAAATTAACCGCATATCAAAATGCGCTAATGGCAAACGTAGAAGAAAAAGAACCAACTATTCTTTATCTTGATTTGTCACTCGATGAGTTGCATGACGGTGATGATTTGGTACATCAAGTAGCTAACAATGGCGCTTATGATTACGCTGTAGTTCTCAATCATTCTGACTTTGCCGTTCCTGATGCTATTGAATCGCTTGATATTGTGGCTTGCGTTACTCTTAATGGTGAGCAAGTTGACAGACCTATGGTATGGAGTTCAAGTGACACTGCTGTTATCACAGTTAATGGCGGAAAATTACAAGTTGTTGGGAAAGGTGTAACCACTATTAAGGCACAGCTTAAAGGTAATTATGATGTTTACGCTGAAGTTAAAGTTACAGTTGCCGATAAACAAGAGATTGTTCCAGTTGTAACAATGGAAAACGCATTCGATAGTATTAGGCAGTTTGAAGTTAAGCACGCACAATTTAGCGTCAATGGCGAAAAGCTAACTAATCTTATATGTACACTGGATAAGGGTGTGACCAATAATAAGGTTTTACGTCTATCCAGTGATGGGACAATTATGACTATTGAATGTATCAATCCATCAAAAGACGTACAGACATTGTATGTTGAAGGTGATACAGAGAGTTACGGTCATGTATCAGCACAATTTAATATTAAAGCACTCAGTATGATGGGGTAAGGTGATAATATGTATAACAGTATGAAAGCGTTACCTCAAATTCCATATAACATTTTAACGTATTTGGCAAAAAACGATGAAATTATCTGGAAACTGCTAAAGTATAATAGCTACGATGCTTTAAGCAAACCAGACCTTACTTTTGCAGAGAAGTTAAACCTTATTTGGAAAACTGGGGCACAAGCAGATTATAGCATCTTTCTTACTCCCCTTGTGGAAGATGTTATGGCTGAAAGCAAGTGTATTTTGAAAATTTATGATTATTATATTCATGCCAAAGAATTGTATGTGGCAACACCAGTATATGCGTTTGATTTCTTGTATGGCGGTCAAATGTCTTTGGTAGAATATGAAAATATTCCTGTATCTCGTGGAGATTTGTTTATTCACCGCGCTATGGCTGTGCTTAATGGCGCATATGTAGCGGGTATTGGTAAACTAACCTTTAGTGATGATATGTCAAGATACAATCTTGCACGAAGCACTATAGGAAATAGTAAAACATTTACAGGCGTTCAACTTTATATGAGTACGCTTGTGGGCGATTCTGGTAAGGATGTTGCTTGTGGCGATTGATTTACAATACCTCAAAGAAGTATATTTTGCTTACGATGAACCAGTCCCCTATAAATGTAAGGGGGGTAACACTATTAACATTATTCCTGTTGATGTAAAACATGGGCTTGTTTTTCAATCCAGTGTTGATATTATAGCATTTGACAAAAATAGTGTCAATGATGCAAAGGTAATTTCTATGAGTTATCTTGAGTTTATTATTGGTATGATGGCTGAAGCGCCAGTTTTTGTCCAAAAGTTTGTCAATATTTTGAAACTTTGTTTAGGGTTAGAGCATCCTGCGATAACTTTTAATGAACAAACTAACAAGCCGTTAATAGTGGATGAAGAAGCAGGAATAAAAATTACTCACAAAGATTTTGAAGATATTCGGAGAATTATTCTCTACCAGAATATTCCAAAATATGATGATGAGTATATTAACCCAGACTTGAAAAAAGCAATGGAAGAAACTGATAGGCTGAGAAACAAAGATATTGATATGCCGACTTTTGAGCGAAAGTGTGCAATTATTACGGCTCATTGTGGCTTATCCAAGAAAGAACAGCTTGAGATGACGTTACGTTCTCATATTATGCTTTTTGACGAAGTTTGCGGCGAAATTGAATTTACAACGGTTCGTCCCGTGGCACTTTTTGGTGGCAAGGGTAATGAACTTGAACATTGGATTTTCCATAAAAAGAAGGGTAAATTCGATGGATACATTACAGAGAAAGACCAGCTTGTTAAGCAGATGGGTGGTGAAGGTAGCTTCACTAATGCGTCTACTGATACAAGTCGTGGTGATTCTCTGGAACAATTATTTAATCAAGGAGGAAATTAAAGTATGGCTTCTGCTAATATTTTCACCGCTGGCCCTGCTCGTGCGCTGTTTTTCTACGGTCAGGACTTGATTGGTGTTGGTACTACTCTAAGTGATACCACTTTCGATTCTTCTATCACCGCCGAGGAAGTACGCGGTGGTCAGGGCAACCTGCTCTACGGTCAATACTTCCATGATTCTTCACTGACCGTTTCTATTACCGATGTAACTTGCATTGCTTAATTGGTGACAATTAAGTACCGAGTGTTTAATGCTTTGAAAATGCCCTAAAGCCCTTTTACCCAAACAGTAGTTGGAAACAACAAGCTGAGTGGTTATAAAAAGTAAAGGGATTGATTTTATTGACTTTTAAGTATTATTATGATATAATATAAGAAAGGGGATGATAAAATTTGCTGTTAAAAGATAATTTAGTTGAAATGAAATGGCATCCAACTAATAGAGTTAAATATGCAACTCGTGGTTATAAATTTACCGCTTTTGGCGAAAAGTTTTATGCAAAAGCGAGTGATGTACTTGAGTTAAGTAGTGGTGCTAAAATTCCTGTGCAATGCGATTATTGTGGCAAAATTTATTATCCTACTTCTCGTAATTATGAGAAATCACAGTTACGAAAAGAGAAAGATTGTTGTGTTGCTTGTAAAGGTAAAGAAATTCGCGCAACCGTACAAAAGAAATATGGTGTTAATAATGTAGTAGAGTTGGATGAAGTACGCATGAAGATGAAAGAAACTTGTCTTTCAAAATATGGTACTTCTTCTCCGCTTGAGAATAAAGAAATTTTTCAGAAAACACAAGATAGTTTTAATTCTCATTATGGAACAGAAAACGGTATTAAAGATTTGCGTTCTGTTCCAGAAATTGCTACAAGAATTGAGAATACTAATATTTCTAAGTATGGTGGCAAAGCACCAATATGCTCTTCTAAAATTAGGAACAAAATCAACCAAACAATGTATGAAAACGGAACTTGCAAAACTTCAGAAAAACAACTGTTATTGAATCAAATGGTAATTGATTTATACGGTAATTCTGAGTTGAATTATCCTTGCGATAAAGTGTCTTTGGATTGCATGACGATTGTCAATGGAATTAAAATTGACATTGAATATGATGGTTGGTATTGGCATAAAGACAAACAAGAAGAAGATAAGCGCAGAGATTTCTTTGTAGAGTCTAAAGGTTATAAAGTTATTCGCTTTATAGCTTATGAAAACAGACTCCCTACCGAAGAAGAATTACGCAACGCAATTCATAAAATTACAACAACAAGTAGAAAATTTACTAAAGTCAAATTAAATAAAATCTAATGGGTAGTTTAGCAGGGAAAGTCCTAAGTCTATAAAGATATGGAAAACCCCCAACGACTATCTCTTGGCGAGAGAGTAAGCTACAAGCTAATGGTAGCTGAAAAATCCTCCCCTCTTTGTAGAGGTGAACAAATAGTCTGAACATCTATCGAAAAGATAGAGCAGTTCTTTAAGAACGGCATAGGGAGTTGCGTCCTTATGTGAACATATTGCAATGTTTAATCTTCAGTACGTTGCCGCAAACCTTGGTGTAAACCTTGAGCAAGGCGGTCTATCCGTAACTGAAGAAGAACTAACTGTTGGCGCAGTTGGTGGCGCAGTAACACTAACTAACAAGCCAATCGCATTCTCTGGTTCTTATATCGGCTGGTATAAGAAGCCTTCTGACGCTGATTGGACTATTGGTACTATTGACGCTGACCAGAAGAAGATGAATATTGCTGGTGCAAAGGAAAATGAGCACTATTGTGTTAAGTATTTCTATCAGAATGAGAACGCTAAGTCTATTACTATTAAGGCTCAGTTCGTTCCAAAGGTGCTACACCTTGTTCTGATTAACGACCTATTCTCTGGTTCTACCGCTGATGTAGCGGCTTCTACTTCTAAGTATGGTCGTCTAATTACCGATATTCCTCAGTTCCAACTCGATGGCGCACAAAATCTGGCATGGGCGGCAGCTTCTGCGGCAACCGTTTCTCTGTCTGGTAAGGCACTGGCATATTCTGATACCGAGTCTTGCGAAGTAGACCCAGTATACGGTACTATGACTCAAGAGATTTTTGGCGCTAAGTGGCAGGATGATGTTGTAGCACTCGCTTGCGAGAACGCTGAGATTGACCTTGCTGAATCTGGTACTGAAACTCTGATTGTTCGTGCGGTATTCGGTGGCGCAATTGCTTCTCAGCGCAAGGAAAACTCCAACTTTACCTTTGCTATTGTAGATGCCCCTGCTTCTACTGCAACTGGTACTACTGTTGGTGCTAATACTGGTATTGTAACTGCTGGTACTACTGCTGGCACTGCTGTAATTTCTATTACACTTACCAATTATCCGAACGTACCACCCGCATACGCTACCGTAACCGTAACTGTTGGTTAATCTGAATAGGGAGGAAGGTTATTCCTTTCTCCCTATTTTTTCATAACAGGAGGTAACATTATGTGTGAATATACTAATGGTAATTTGTGCAAAGTTACCAATTCTGTTTGTCCTTATATGATGTACTGCGAAAAAATTCAAGGATATAAGCCGTCAAGATATATGCCTGACGATTGTCCACAAAAGATAAAAGCCCAAATTCCTGCTGGCTATCGCAGAGTTATTCAAGAACGAAAAGGCAAACTTTATATTGAAATTGGAGAACAAGCAGTTATTGTTCCAAATCCTTTTGACCACGTTCCACTTTATGTCAAAGCGACAAAATTAAAGAATGGAACATGGCGATTAAAGGAATGATGGGAGGGTTGCTAAATGGCAGATGACATCGGTATCTTATATCATAAGGTGAACGACCTGTCTGAACGAGTGACAGAATTAGAAAGCACCCGACCGTTTATGCAGGAAATGATAGAGAGAGAAATTAAAGTAAGTGAAAAATTAGATGCTACTCTTGACGCTGTTCAGTTGTCTATGGTGCAAATGAATGTAAAGATGGACGAACAATCAAAGGCGATTGAAATGTTGCAGAAAAATTCTGCGGAGTCTAATAAAAAATTAAACAATCGACTTGACGACCTTGAAGAAAGAGGACAATTTGATTTCTTAACTTATATTAAAACAAATTTGCCAACAATTATTCTTACTGGTATAGTTGTTGGTGCTTATGTTGCAAAACATTTTAATCTCTTGTAATGAAAGAAAGGAACTAAAAGGAAATGGCAATTATTCCAGAAAAAGAAACTACATATCTTGATAAGTACGGTGTTACCGTCAATCGTTATCTGACTTATGCTCAGATTCAGCAAATTGCTGAATCAACTATGAAATTCCATACTTGGGCTGAACGTCAACAGAATATTGATATGCTAATTCTTGTTCATGCTACGGATATGACCGTTGAAGAAATTGAGAAGCATACACATGACGAACTTTTGCAGTGTAGCCTTATTGATGAAGTAATGTTTCATGTTGACAACGTTTATAGGATTTATGACGCTCTTGAATATCATGAATCTACTCAGCGTGCGCTTGCTCAAATTCTTGGGGAAATCAACAAGTTTATGGATACACCTGTTGGGAAGAATGTAGTGCAGAAATTTGCACGCAAGGCAATGAACGATGGCGATAACAAGCATTGAAGCCTTAATGTCAATATGCGCTCCTGCAATTCAAAGCGCGTTAAAGTATACAGTGGAAAAGATTAAAGAAAAGAATGAGCAAGTTGTTAATCAGATAGTATATGCTGTTTATTCACCTCAAATGTATCCTCGTACTTTTGAATTACGAGAAGCATGGAAAGGCGAAGCCAATGCTTCTGGTGCAAGCGGTCATGCAACGTTTGAATATGACCCAAGCAAGATTAGTGCTCATTCTAATTTAACTGACGAAGCTGTTCCTTATTTGGCAGAAATTGTATATCAAGGTCTGGCGGGTAAGATTTACGGTGAAGGCGCTTGGACACAGGCTCGTGACGCATGGCAAGCCCTATTAGACGCTTGTAGTGAAGATGCTATTAAAGAATGGTTTTATCAAGGCTGTAGACAAGCAGGATTGCCAATAGAAAGATAAAATAAGGTATAGTACAGAATTGAGGATAACTATGGTTTATTGTGGTATTGATGCTTCAACCACTGCGGTAGGGTGGAGTATATTCAATGGTACTGACCTTATTGATTATGGGTGCTTTAGACCTAATGGTGATGATTGGCGCGACCGCACTCAGCAAATCGCGCCTTTCATTAAGCAACTATTAGAAAAGTATCATGTTAATAAGGTGATATTAGAAGATGTTCCTTTAATGGGTAAGCGAGGTAATAAAACCTTGGTTATCCTTGGTGCTGTGCAAGGAATGTTATTAGGAGTAACATCTTCTATGAATATTCCTACCGAGTTTATTTTACCAAGCGCGTGGAGAAGTCCGATTGGACTTTTTGATGGTACGAAAGCTGGTACTCGTAGGGATGAAATGAAAAGAAAGTCAATAGAAAAAGCAAATGAACGATTCGGTCTTGAACTAAAGTGGGTGTCGCCTTGTAGTAAGAAGAACGATGACGATATTGCTGACGCTATTCTGGTAGCATACTCACAGATAAGCAAAGTTCGCTTTGTCAAAAACCCAAAAGTGAAGGAGTGAGTTTATGGCAGATTTTAAGATTTCTATTGATACTGAATTAAAAACTTCGCAAATTGATTCACAAATTAGTGAAATAAAATCTAAACTTGAAAATGCGGTTAAGGATGTTCCTTTAAGTATTAACTTAAATCAAGTAAATAATCAGATTGATGATTTACAAACACGTTTAAGAACCGCGTTTGACAATATCAACGCAAACGTCAACTTCGGCAATGCTACACAACAAGCAGAGCAATTAGGGCAAAACTTGAGAACTGCTGGTGATAACTTTAATAGTATCGGTAGTGGCGGTGGTGGTAATAATGCAAATAACCAATTATTGCAATTAACACAAGGTGCTCAAAATGCTTCTGAGCAAATTCGTGAAACAGCGACCGCAGTTGAAGAATCTACGCTTTCTTATCAAGAGTGGAACGTTGTTCTAAACGCTTGTATTGATACTATTAAAAGTTTTGCAGAACAAACTTTTGAAATGGACTCTGCTCTTACAGATTTTAAGAAAGTATCTGATTTAAGCGGAGATAGTCTAAATCAATATGTAGATAAATTACAAGACCTTGGTTCTACCGTTGCTCGTACTGGCTAATAATAACCAGAGTGTATAGATGGTAAATATGCACTGAGAAGTGTTCAAAACCCTTGAAAGCCTAAGAGCCTTACTACCACAACATAAGGATGAGATACGCCTAAGTGTGACGGTATGGAAACTCAAAAAACAGTAAGGATGATATATGGTGGAAACGCCTAAGTATTGATATAAATATTGTATAGTGTTGATATAAAAATGTCAATAGTGTAAAGTATTTATATAAAATGGCAGTTTGGGCGCGAAGTCCTGATGAGGGATGTGTCAACAGAGTAAAAGTTCACTTCCCTCCAAAATATATAGGGAAAAGAAGTATTCGGGCTGTAAGAGAAATCTTATAGAATTATCTTGACAACGCTAAATAATATGATATAATAGGCTTATAAAAGGAGTTGAATATCATGGAGATTATTAAGACGTTGGCTGAATGTTTTGCCGTTCAGTGTTTCTTCTGGCTTATTGGCGGTACGGTTAATTATTTCCGTACTGGCAAGTTCTTTATTGTACATTATAAGGCACAAAGGAATGATGAAAAATCTAAGGAGATTTATTCTAAAAGCTGGTGGGATAAAAGATAACTGTCGGAAATGGTAGAAGGTGCGACTGAGTTCCGCAAAAACTCTTTCAATGATGAAGATTCTGCGAACTTAGCGCAAGTTTCAGCTATGTTTCAAAACGTAGCGGATGAATCACTATCTGCTGGTGATTCTGCTTCGTTTATTATCGCACAAATGAAAGCGTTTGGCATTGAAGCTGACAATGCCATCCATATCGTAGACGCGGTGAACGCCGTTTCTAACAATTTTGCGGTTTCATCTGGCGACCTCGCTACGAACCTTGGTAATATGTCTGCCGCACTTGCAGTAGGTAATAATACATTTGAGCAGTCTTTGGCAATGCTTACGGGTATTACCGAAGTTACTCGTAATGCGTCTAAGGGTAGCCGTGCGTTGGTGTCCGTGCAGAGCCGTCTTAACCAAGTCGTTGATGAAAGTTCAAGCACAGGTCAAAAATTAACTAATTGGTATAATGACCATAATATTGCGATTTATGACCAAGAAGGCGAATTAAGAAGTCTGTATGAAATCTTAGGTGACGTTTCTAAACAGTGGGACGGACTATCTAAGAATGAGCAGTCTTATTTTCTAAACATACAAGCGGGTGCAAATCAGTCTCAGAACCTTGCTTCACTTCTCTCAAACTGGGATTCTGTAGTAAAGGCTCAAGATGTAGCACTTAATTCCGCAGGTTCAGCCGCAAAGGAAAATACGGCATATATGGACAGCCTTGAGTCCAAGGTTGCGGCTCTAAAGGCTTCTTTCCAAGAACTTGCTAACGCTGTAATTACCAAAGAAATGGTATCAGAAGTGTTGAATTTGGTCAACGCTTTTACTAAACTTGCTGATACTGGTGTAGGTAGAGCAATTATTAAATTTGCGCTATTCTCTACTACCATGAGAGCGGCTTCTGCTATTTTTGGCAATACGGCAAGAGTATTGCTTCAGATGTTCACAGGCATGAGCACTGGACAAAGAACCATTACTGAGTTGATGAATGCTGGCGGTAGAATTGGTTCGATATTCACCAATTTGATGGGTATTTTTAACGATGTTCGTATGTCTGCTTCTGGTATGGCTGGACCGATGACAGCTTCTTCCAGTGCGTTGTCAGGAATGGCTTCATCTGCACTTTCGGCTCTTACTTCGCTAAATCCACTTGCGATTGGCATAGGTGCTGTTGTTGCCGCTGGCGCTGGGCTTGCAATAGCTATTAAACATTATGCTAATGAAGAAAAGAATCTTCAGAAGTCAGTAGACGAACATAAAAATTCTGTTAGTGATATTCAAAGTCAAATTGACGAATACAATTCGACCCTTGAATCTAACAAACAACGTCTTGAAGAAATCAATTCCTTAAAGGGTACTTCAAAGTGGAATGGCGAACTTGAAAATGAAGCAAACACGCTTGAACGCCAAAATACTCTTATCGAAAGACAGATTACTCTACAAGAGCAAAAGCTAAAGGCAGAGCAAGCCGCACTTTGGCAAGAACAATCTAAGTTGTTTGATAAGCAGTATGGCGATAAAATGCGCTATACTACAAAGCAACAAAATCTTCGTGGTGAAGAAGTATCTGTTACTCTTACTGGCGAAAAAGCCTATAAACAAAAATTAACAGATTTACAAACAACTATCCATAAGTTTACACAAACACAAAATCTTGATTATAAAGAAGCCGCTACTGAAGCTGAAAGTTCGATTCTATCAATTATTTCTGAACTTGAAGAATATAAAGAAGCGGCTGTATCTGCTGGCGATACTACTAAAGCTGATTACATTCAATCTTTAATTGATTTGGCTGAAGCCAGTGATTCTGTAAGCGGTGGTACTATTGGTGATGCACTTGACGGCGATTCAAAAGCAATGGAGAACGCCGCCGATAAAGCAGAACAATTACACGACCGTATAGTAAATCTTGCACAAGATTTGGGAACAACTGTTGCTCAACTTGGCATTAAAGCTAAAGACGCTTTTTCTACAGAAGAATGGTTGGAAAAACTTGACCCATCTTCTTTGAACAATCTTGAGCAAATACTAAATCTGATAGGCGACCGTGCGGGTTGGCTTGGCTCACAGCTTAGCAATATGTCAACAGAAGAAACCGTCACTTATCTATCAGAAGTTATGCGCCGATTTACTGGTGCTGTGCAAGACGCTACTGGCGCTTATGATGAATTTGACAAGGCTTTAGAAACAGATTTTGCAAAGCCTTTGCAACAAATGAATGAAATGGCTGACTACATTGAGCAGTCAGATAAACATGGCATTCAGAATATGCAAGCGTATAACAAGGCTTTGGAAGGCGTATACGGTACAACTGATAAGAATATTATTGCGCTTCAAGACCAGAAAGCCGCTATGTCGGATTTCCGTACAACTACGGTTGAAACGGCTACTGCTCTTGATAATATGAAAGCCTACTATGATTCAGCGGGTAATTTCTTAGGCGATAAACTTCTTAAAAATATTGAGCAAATTTCCAAAAACAAGGACAAGTTTGGCGACCTTGTTAATTTTGAGAAATTTGATGACGGCACTTTCAAAGTAGCTGTTAAGGATTTTGGCGACCTTGCGGACGCTCTTGGTATAACTCAGCCAATGTTGAGCAGTTTTATGGAAGCCCTTGGTGGTTCTGTAGACTTCCAAATGGGGGACACCTTAAATGCCGCTCAAGCCGCTATTCAAGATATTCATGACGCTGTTTCTAATACAGATGCAGGTGGTATTTCAGACCTACTAAATAAACTTGGTAGTGCTGACCCCACGAATATTAAGAATAGAGTGCAAGATTTACAAGCGCTTAATGATAAACTTAATGACCTTTCATCCTATACAAATGTACCTTTTGATTTTGACTTTAGTAAATTAGAAGGTCAAGATTTTACTGATGCCGCAAAGCAAGTTGAAGGTTACGCAAATGCACTTAAAACCTTTACTACGGATTCTGGTTCTTGGGATTTAAGTGGTACTATTGACAAGGTTAATAGTGCGCTTAAAGACGCAAGTAAAGGTACTAAAATCGAACTTGATGGTAATAACATTAAGTTTGAGTCGGAAGATGCAGTCAATGAACTAAAGAGCCAAATCGAAGATGCCTTTGATGGTATGGACTTTGAAGATATTGTCAAAACTGATGCGGGCAAGAGCATACTTGCTAATCTTTTTGACGGTATGGAAATTGACGCTGACCAAGCGGGCGATGTAGGTAAAGATTTCGCTGACGCAGTAACCGAAGCTATTCAAGACCAATTAAACACCACTCAAATCGCACTTAACGGTATTGGTGCTGAAGTCAAGGGCGAGTTAGGTTATCAAGTTGACGAAGGCATGAACGCTGTTCAAGAATCTGGTCAACGAACTGCTGATTGGTTCTCTAATAGCTTTGCGCCACAAGTACAGCAAGGTGTTCAGAGCGCTATGTCTGGTGCAGAACAATCCGCACAAAATAGCGTAAGTGTTCTACAAGGCATATTCTCTAACATGAATATTGCTGACCCAATGCAACAAGTTCAGCAAGGTATTCAAAACGTCAACGGCGAAGTTAATAACTTTAGTGCTGGTAACATGACAAGTCAGCTTGGTGAAGTTGGCACTGCCGCAGGGCAAGCAGGAGATAAATCTGAAGAAGCTAAAACTAAGGCTCAACAACTGAGTCAAGTTTCTATGTCGAACTTTATCACTGGTATGGTGAATGGCGCAAGTTCGGCTTCTGCGCTATCTTCTATTGCTTCTACTGCTTATAACAATGCTTCTAAGTTAAATACTACCTTTACTACCGTATTTAAGGCTGATACTTCTCAGTGGAAAGTTCCTTCTCTTCCTACGGGAGTAAAGAAGGCTGTGGGTCAAATTCCAGCTTATGCCAACGGTAAAATGGATGACCTTTCTGGCACTCAACCAATGCGTTCTCAATCCTCTAAGATTGCGCTCGTTGGTGAGGAAGGCGCAGAGTTCCGTATTACTGCTGATGGCAGAAAAGAACTTCTTGGTAAGAATGGTGCAGAATTTGTCAAGGTAAATAAGGGTGATACCATTATTCCTGCGAATGTTACTGATATGATTCGCAAGGGACAACTTCAAGGGTATGAAGCGGGCAAATTTGGTGGTAGAACTTCTGTTTCTGGTTCTGGTGTAAGCAATGGCAATCATACTATTCATGTTGGCAAAACCGAAAGTCGATATGTTGGTGCGACCAGTAGTAGCACTAAGGCTACTCATGCTAATACTAAGGCGACTAATGCCAATACTTCTGCTAAGTCTGCTAACGCTTCTGCAAGTTCCAAAGCCGCTGAAGCAACAGACGAACTAACAGACGCACAGAAAAAGCAGAAAGAAGCCTTTGAAGAAGCTAACGATGTAACCGAACACCATATTTTCTTGCGTGAAAAACAAGGCGCTTCTTACGCTGAACTCATTAAGATGAGTAAGGCTTATCAGAAGCAACTTAATAAGCAAGCAAATTGGTGGAGAAGCCAAGGGTTTAACGATGATTCTGAAGAAATCCGCAAAATCCAAAAGGATTGGTGGGGACTTCAAGATGACATAACTTCCTATCAAGAAAAGGCTTTTGACGAACGCTATCAGAAATCCAAAGATTACATTGATGACCGTAATGACCTTGAAGATTGGGGTGCTGACTCCGAAATTGAAGCATGGCATCGTGTTGAAAAGTGGATGGATGAATGGTATGCTCGTGGCGAGATTAGCTACAAGTATTACCTTGAAAAGCGTAAAGAAGCCACAAAAAAAGCCGCCGAAGCTGAAAAGAAGGCTTGGGAAGAAGCTAAAAAGTCTCAGATTAAAGAACTTGAAGATTGGCAAGACGTTTACGAAGATTTGTTTGACCTTGTAGCTGACAAGGCTCAAGAAGAAATCGACAAACTGAACGAACAACGCGATACCGTTGAAAAATATTGGGACGATAAAATTGACGCGCTTGAAAAGGCGAACGATGAACTTGACGACCAGATTGAAAAGGAAGAAGCACTTGACGCTTTGGCTCGTGCTCGTTCCACTAAAGTCATGGTTTATCAGAATGGTCGATTCCAATATATCAACGATATGGACGAAGTTTCTGAAGCTAAGACTAACCTTGAAAAGATTGAGCGCGAACAAGCACTCAAGAAAGAAAAGGAAAATCTTGAAAAGCAGAAAGAAGCGGCTCTAAAGGCTATTGACGACCAGATTGACGCATGGGAAAAATACAAAGACGAGTGGGGCAAGGTTGTTTCTGATTACGAAAAGAAGCAGAAGGAACTTAATGTTCTACAGAAACTTGGTATTGACCTTGAAGCAGATAACTGGAAAGAGCGCCTTGGTAATCTACAAGATTACGTTAATAAGTATGCCGAAATTATGGGGCAACTTACCAAACTTAAAAAAGAAGAAGAATTGGGTAAAGACCTGCCTTCCTATGACTCTAACAAGGGTACTGCTGGCGCGGGTGCTGGTGCAATTATTGGTACTGGTGCAGGTATTGCCGCTGGTGGTGCTATTGGTGGCGCTGTCGGTGGTGCTATTGGCACGGTCATTGGCGCTGTAACCGGTGGTCTTGGGCTTAATAAAGGTAGTTCTTCTTCTGGTGGTTCAAGTTCTTCTGGAAAAACTTACCAATCTGTTGGTGGTAAAGCACCTTCTGGCTTAAAAGCTGGTGACAAGGTAGTTACTAATGGTGGTACTTACACTATCACTGGTGTTAATAAGGACGGTTCTTATACTTCTCAGAAAACTTCTAACACTACAAAGTCCAATTATAAAGGCACTTATTCAAAGAAGGCTTCTGGCACTAAATATAATGCGGCAGGTATTTCGCTCGTTGGCGAAGAAGGCGCAGAATTGCGCGTACTTGGTCAAGGTGAAGGTATTGTTCCTCATGATATGACAGCTAACCTGTTTGAATGGGGACAAACCAGACCGAGCGATATTGTATCTGCTATCACAGGCGCACAAACTGAAAATTCTGGTGTGACGATTTGCATAGAAAACTTCAATCCTTCTCTACCCAATGTTGTGGATGGTGAAGGTTTTGCTAATTATCTCAAGAATAATTTCTGGCGTAATGTTGTACAATATAAGACGACTATGGGGAGGGCGTGAGCGTAATGCTCACCCCTCTTTTATTAGGAGGACATTATGGACGAAATGAACCAAGAAGCTGTACAAGCTATGCTTGAGGGCTTTAATTTGTTGCTTAAAGAAGCAATTAGTAATACTACGAAAATTTATGATGGCTTTGTCATTGGACAGAATGGAACTAATTGGAATGTAAGATATAATGGACAAGTTCATTCTATCAAACAGTATGGCGACAATCCAGTAAAAGCTGGAAAAATCGTTAAAGTGTTTATTCCCCAAGGCAACGCCAATTTAACATTTTTTATGTAAGGAGGTATGGCAATGGCTTTACCAAGACCAGTGTTAAATACACAGGTTGCGTTTGACGCTACACAGGCTCATACCTTTACGTTTACTGTATATGGGTCTGGTGCTCAAGTTACAGCAAACAAGCTAACCATTAGAAAACAGACTGATAATTCGATTGTTTATCAACAGCAACAAACTACATTTAAGTTTGAACATACGTTACCTGCTGGTTCTCTAACCAATGGTAACTATTATAATGCAACTATTATCGTGATTGATGGCAACGGAGTAGAATCAGCAGAATCTATTCCTATTCAATTTTGGTGCTATTCTGCTCCAAGTATTGTAATGACGAATTTTCCTGTTACTGCAATTATTGATAATGCTTCATTCAACTTTGAGTTTAGTTATAATCAAGCTGAAGGAGAAAGATTAAATAGCTATGTAGTTAATTTGTATGATAGTACAAAGACGTTAATTTCCACTTCTGGTACAGTGTATGTAGAAGATGGTATACCGCCATATGATGGTGGTTATTTGTTTAACGGCTTTGAGAATACAACCGAATACTTTATTGAAATTGTTGGTCTAACAATCAATGGAACTACAGTAACGACAGGACAAGTACGGTTTAATACACGATATATTAACCCAAGTATTTATTCACAGATAGAACTTGAAAACCATTGCAAAGATGGTTATATTACTGTTACTTCTAATATGATTTTGATTGAGGGTGTAAGTCAGCCCGACCCACCGACATATATAAATAATAAAGAAGTGGATTTACGCCAAAATAACAGTTATGTTGAATGGAATCAAGGTTACAATATTTCCAGCGATTTTACGACAAAATTATGGTTTAGGGGCGCAAATCCAAATTCAACTTTAATTCGCTTTAGCAATACTAATGGTCAAACGGTTGCAGTAGATTATCGAGAAGGATATAAAGACCAAACCGCTCAAGATAAGCAAGCGTATATGGAAGTATATGTTGAATCTATCAGTGGAATGAAGTATTATATCTTTAGTGATTATCTTGATATTCTGCCAGACAGTTCATATTATTGTTTTTGGCTAAGACGAATTAACAATATTTATCAAACACATTTTGCGATTGTAGAATAAGAAAGGGGTGGATTTATGTTTCAGTTTATAGGACTAAGTGCGTTTGCAGGTCAAGATTGCTTAAATCCAACTCCTGCACAAGTTAATGATATTAAGACAACAAGAGTAACAAATGCTATTTTTGACCAATTCAGTGTAACGAAGAATGTATCTGAACCATTTAATGTTTCACTTCCCACTATTTGGGACTATGATACTATTATGGACGCTACATTTGACGGCAACATTGAAGCTGGCAATGTAGAGTTTGCTTTGAATCAGATTACTGAAGTCAAAATTAAGCGCCGTGTCCGTGGCACGTTTGATTGGCTGACGCTAAAATCTGTTCCTATTCACTCTGTATCTGACCTATCTTTTGCTTTTGAAGATAGAACAAATACGCATGGTGTAGAATATGAATATGCTTTTGTTCCAGTGTTAAATAATGCTGAAGGTGACTATATCATTAACAGTATTATGTCCGACCTTGAAGGTGTATTTATTGGTGACGCTGATACTTGCTACCGATTCTTGTATGATGTGCAATATGGGACGAATGCACGCAAAGTAAATGTTGGTACATTCCAACCATTAGGTAGAAAATATCCTATCGTTATTTCTAATGGTTTGTTAAGTTATGATACAGGTTCTATTTCTGGTATTGTTCTTGACGATGAATTTGAAAACACTGGTATTATAGATAGCGCAAAAACCAATGAAAAGAAGCGTAAACTCAAAGATTTTCTTGCTGATAAAAAACCAAAGATTTTACGCGATTGGACTGGCGCTAAGTGGTTGGTAGCTATTACCGATGATATTCAGATTTCTTATGCTGAATCTTCTGGTTTGCGCGTACCTTCTATGACTATTACATGGACGGAGATTGGTAATGCTGATGACCAAAATGATTTGTACTACAATGGTATTATTGACGCGCCATCATAAGGAGGAAGAAATATGCCAGTAACACTTGCACAATTTCAAACTTCTGTTCAATCGGTTCAATCTCGTTTTATTAAGGTTGAATTGTTGAATTATCAATTTCAAACTGTAGATGAAATATCAGGAGTTTGTACTTCTGGTAGCATATCTATTGATTCTACTGCTGATGTGCGAAGAACAGCGAGTATTGTTCTTGCGGTAAAAGATACCAGTTTTGAAGTAGCCAGTGGCGCAAGAGTATGGCTTGATAAATATATTCGTTTACTTGTCGGTACACAATCAATGCGAACTGGCGAGATTGAATATGTAAATTGTGGCATTTATATTATTGACGCTCCAAGCTATGAATATGCGCCAGAAACTAATACAGTATCATTTAGTTTGCTTGACCTTATGGCAAAATTGACTGGTACACGAAATGGTTATTTGAAGGGTGTTCCTGTTGTGCTTAAAGCTGGTGAAAACATTCGTCAGACAATCATTGATACATTGGCTTTAGGTGGGTTTACACAATATGTTGTTGAAGAAGCACCATTTCCAAGTGTAATTCCTACAGACCTTGAATTTAGTCAAGGCGCAACTGTATATGATTTGTTGTCAGGACTAAGGGATATATACCCATATTATGAGATATATTTTGATGTAAATGGTACGTTCTTTTATAAGCGTAAGCCAACTGGCGAAAACGACCCAGTTGTTGTTGATGATACTACGTTTATTCCAATCGTTACCAATGAAAAGATTGAAGTTGACTTCCAAAACGTAAAGAATAGCATTGAGGTATGGGGGCGAACCCATGACCCAGCGCATTATTCTGATACTGCGGAAGTTACTGACAATACTATTAAGCTAACCATTGAAGATGTAACAACCTATACCGAAAATGTGGTATACGGTTTTACAATGAAAAATAATAAGGGTTTAACTGCGCCAAAGCTAAAAATCAATGACCTTGCTGTATTGCCGATTAAGAATGATGATGGTACTGACACCAATATCGTTGCCGAAGAAGGCGATGTTTATTTTTGTGTTCAGTATAAAACAACTTATTGGCGATGGCTTGGACATTTGCAAGCATATGGTTTCGCTGAAGATACAAATGAAAAAAGTCCTTATTATGTAAATGGCTCAGTAGGGCGTATTCGATTGCCACTGTATGATGATGATTATGCAAATTGTCTAACAGATGATTTGGCACTACAACGCGCTAAATATGAGTTATGGCTTCACACCAATCTGAATGATACTGTAACATTAAGTTGTGTTCCTGTATATTGGCTTGACGTTAATATGCTTGTTGAATACACATTGAATCGCAATGGCGAAAAACGTAAGTATCTTATCACTTCAATTCAGCAAGGTCTTGCTCCAACAGATGACATGACTATTACTATGGCAAGATACTATGGTGAAAATGAAGCTGATACAGATTATGAGTTGCTTGAATATATTGAATCTGATGGCGACCAATGGATTGATGTTGGGTTCAATCCAAAGCAAGATACTCGTGTTTACGCCAAAGTTAGTCAATATCCAAACGCCAAGGAAGGCGCATTGTTTGGCGCTCGTGATTCTGCGGATGGCACAGTACATTATACATTCCGTACCAATGACAAAAAGTATCGTACAGAATATGCCAATGTTTACGCTGAATTTGCTACAGAAGTAAATTTTGAAGAACCGTTTACAGTGGATAAAGATGATAATGTAACCACTCTGAATACAGATAAAACGGTTACAATTGCATACACTGGTACATTCACTTGTGCCAATAGTTTGTATATATTCGCTTGTAATACTGGTGGGAAAGCCGACCTAAAGACTAAGGGTGTTAGAATCCATAGTCTTGTTATTTATGATGATGATAACGCTGTACGCAATCTTATTCCTGCTCGTCACAAAGAAACTGGCGAAATTGGTATGTACGATGGCGTAGAGTTAAAATTTTACAAAAATGCTGGTACTGGCAAGTTTATTGCTGGTAAGGCAAAAGGAAATTAAAGGAAAGGAGTGGTTATTTGTCAACACGTTATAACGATTTATCTTTGACTTCGTTTCCTGATTCAGTAGACGTATTTAAGACATTTTTGAATATTGAAGCAAGAGATGGTACAGCTATCAAGGGCTATACTGATGCTATGCAAGCTGGCGACCAAGTATTAGCAAATCAATATCTTGCACAGATTTCTTCTGCATCGCAAAAGATTATTCAAGCGACTGACTTAAATAAATTAACAGAAGCTATTCTTGCGATTGAGCGTTTCTATTCTACAGATATTAACGATGATATTGAACAACGTCAAATTGCGTGGAAAGCATTGATTGATAATTTTAGCTATATTAGTGAATGGGCTTCTGGCACACCATACAAAAAGAACAATCTTGTTTCATATACAGTTGGAACTAAGACAAATATCTATATTGCTATTGCTGATACTCCCGCTGATATTGCTCCTACAAATGGCAATTATTGGCGAGTAATGACGCAGAGAGGTAAGCAAGGCGTATCTGGTGTGGGTTTGGCTTACCGTGCGGAGTGGAACGCAAGCGAAGATTATCAGAAGGATAATGCAGTTACTTACGATGGTGCTCTTTGGCAATCTTTAGCGACAAACACTAATATTAAGCCCGGCACAAATGACAGTATTTGGAAGTTGGTTATGCCGTATAGCGTTACTGTATATCCAATTCAAGATACTGAGCCAAGTAATCAGAGCGAAGGTGAACTTTGGTTTGATACCACTGGCAATCCAACCAAATATTACAAACTTGAGCCACTTATCAATCCTGCAAGCGCATCTAATATTACCGCTGGCTTTGAAGCGTATGATGGTCAAGGTAACTTGATTGTAGGCACAGCGTAAGGAGGGTTATTATGGCGAATCCTAATAGCCTTTTTTCGTGGCTAAAATATCAAGATATTCAAATTGCTGATATAGCGTTACGAACGCAATTTGAATCTTATATGAGTGTAGGTAATTATAGTCAAGCGTTACGTTTACTTTCCGATAATCAATCACAACTTCAAGGCAAGGCATGGATTGGTGACAGTATTAACACGCTTATCAATGGAATTATAACGCTTGAAAGTTTGTACAATGACAATGTAATTAAGTTTTTGTCCGATTTGTCAGAAACTTTACAAAATCTTGTAGACAATTATCGTAATGTCGGTACATGGATTGTTGGCAATGAATATAAGGAACTGAACTTTGTTGCTTATGACAATGAAATGTATATGGCGTTGCAAGATGTTCCTGCAAATACGCCTATTACCGATACTAATTATTGGTTATATGTTGGCTTGCGTGGAGAACAAGGTGTAGCTGGCGTAAATGTTCGTCAGCAGTACGATTATTCTTTTGGCAAAGCATATAACACTAACGACCTTGTTGTTTATCAAGGACAGATATATGTCGCGTTAAAAAGCAACACTAATGTTCTTCCTACAAATAGTGATACTTGGTTGTTGTACGAACGAGTAGTTAAAGCCAATATTTATGTAAATAATGTCGCGCCAACTGAAGAACTAATCAACGGCAAAATTTGGTTCAAAACGCAATCTGACCCCTATACACATCTTGCCGATACACCGATTATTGGCACATTTATGATGTATCAAAATGGTACTTGGGAAGAAATGTACCCTGATACCATCTTTGATTGGGTAGAAGATAAAGACCAATATAGAGAAGTCGGGTTTGAGTTTCAAGTTACAATTCAAACAAACGAATGGAATAATTTGTCAGTTGATATTAGCAATAGTCATATTACTATTGATTCTATTGTAAATATAATGCCACAATCTAATATGAGCAACACGCAATGGGTTGAGTACAATAAACTTGAATCTGTTACCGTTGCCAATGGCAAAATTACAATTATGGCTAACTCACAAATTACACAAAGTTTGCCGATAAAAATTTTAGTAAGATAAGGAGGGAGTAAGTTGATAGAATTTCGTCTTTCTGCAAAACAAAATAATACCTATCTTGACTTGTTCCCTCGCACTACTGTCAATGCTATTACCAATGATGAGCATATTCGGGGAACGCAAGTTCTTGAAGTAGACGTACCTGCTACAACCGAAACAATTCAGACGATTACTATTCAGACAAATAATCGTATTGTAGACGCGCCATTTGAAGTTCATTATGTTAGTGGTGATAAGAATAGCTACAACACTATTAGTCAAATAGAAGTTAACGAGAACGTGCTTACTATTTATCATATTCATAATAAGCCAGAAGCCAGTGTTAAAATCGCCTTGGTATTCTATACTATGGGGGTAGGTTGATATGGCAAATAAAGGTTTTACTATGAAAGTCAAGACAGCGAATGGGTATGTTAGTCTGTATCCACAAACGCTGTTAGAGAAGATTGACGGTCTGAATATTGGCTCTGTATATAAGCAGATTGTTACTTTGTCAGCCAATAATTGGCAAGATTTACAACAAACTGTTGATGTTGCAGATATTCTTGAATCAGATACACCTATGGTTAATAAGATTCTTGAAGGAACGATAGAACAAATGCGACTTCAAGAAAATGCGTTTAATACACTTGACCCTATTGTGGGGGTTTATTCTTTTGATGGGAAAGTAAGATTTACTTGCAAGACATTGCCGCAAGTAGATTTTAAGGTACAAATATATTGGACTCGATAAAGAAAGGAGTGTGAAAAATGCCAGATTATATTAAAGCCCCAGACGGTGCGTATCTATTCAGAGCCAGTGAAGTCGAAATTATCAAGGATGAGTTGGGTAGACCTATTGTAATATTTAAGTCTGCTGGTACAACTGCTGTTAAATCAGTAAATGGTAAAACAGGTGATGTTCAGATTTCTTGTGAAGATGTTCATGCTTTGCCAAATACTACTCAGTATGTAACGCCAGATAATCTCAAGATTCTTGAAGATACTGTTCAAGCCTTGAATAGTGAAGTTGGAGATTGCGAAAAGAAATTAGACGGCTTCAATATTCGTGTGACTGATGTTGAAGGTGCTATCGCTTCTAAGCTGACGTTGACAGGTGGTACAATGTTGGGTAATATTGACATGAATGAACACGCTTTGATTAACGCACAAAAAATTCATGTTGATGGTACTACACCTGTGTTCATTGGTTCAGTTATTGAAAAAACTGACGAGGGTGTAAGACTAACCAGCACTACAGAAGGTGAAGCCGCATTTGTTAAGCCAAATACTCAGAACACTTATGTTCCTGTGTTTGGTGGTGCTCCAACAAATGCAAGCCACTTAACAACCAAAACATACGTTGATAACGAAATTAGCAACATGGAATCCAAGATGGACGGACTTGTGCCATCTTTTACCACTGATATGGAAGGCTATGTCCTCACTATTAAAAATGGTGTACCGACTTGGGTTCAACCATCTTAATTAAAGGAGAGATTTCATGCCGAAGAAACCTATAATGGCTCCTGATGGTGGCTATCTGCTCGATGGCGATGATTTTGTTATCACTAAAGACGAGTTGGGTAGACCAGTTATCAGTGTAGTAGGTGGGGCTACGGGAGAAGTCAAAAAGATTGTAGAAGAACACAATGACGACCCGAACGCCCACGAAAAGATTGACCTCGATGGTGGCGAGTTGTAATTCCACCAAAAGTATGCAAAATATGAGGATAACCTCATATAAATAAAAAATATATTTTTTATAAAAGGAGATTTTTTATTATGGCTATTATTCAAATTAAGAGAACTTCTGAACTTGCCAAGATTACTGCCGCACAGCTAAAGGCTGGCGAACTTGCTGTCGTACTGGGTACTGGCGCTGACGCTGGTAAGCTGTATGTCGGTGTTGACGGCGTAGCTGGCACTGCCATTCCTGTAAAGGCTTCTGGTGCTGACATTGCTAATAAGCTGGCAAACGCTCAGAACTTCTCTATTAAAGGTGACGTAACTGCTACTCCTGTTGCATTTGATGGCACTGGTGCTGTTGCGCTACAAGCTGTTATTGCTAATAAGGCTGTAACCAAGGCAAAGCTGGCTGACGAAGTTACCGCTTCTCTTGATAAGGCTGATTCTGCTGTACAAGAAGTTATTACTGGTAAGACCAACGGTACTATCAGCGTTGATGGTACTGACGTAGCAGTATTTGGTCTTGGCGATGCGGCATACAAGACTGCTAAGTATTTTGAAGATGACGCTCAAACCAAGGCTGACGCTGTTAAGAATGCAGTAGTCAACACTATCACTGCTGGCAATGGCGTTGCTGTAACTGGTACTGCTACCAAAAAGACCGTTGCAGTTGTTGTTGACCCAACTTCTGATGAGCATCTAACTGTTGGTGCTGATGGTCTAAAGCTAACTCTACCTGCCGCTGATGAGTATAGCGTTGTTAAGGATGCTGATGCAGGTGAGTTCTCTGCTGTTTACCACCTAACCAAGAATGGTGCTAACGTTGGTGTGGCAATCAACATTCCTAAGGACTTGTTCGTTAAGTCTGGTGAAGTTGTTGTAAATCCAGAAGGTCAACTTGCTGGCACTTACATTAAGCTGACCCTACAGAACCAAGAAGCACCTCTCTACATCAACGTTGCTACTCTAATTGACGCTTACACTGGTGTTGATGGCACTGAGATTACCGTTGCTGTATCCGAGGACAACAAGATTTCCGCAGTTATCAAGGATGGTACTATTGCTCTTGGCAAGCTGGCTCAAGGTGTACAAGACTCTATCGCCAAGGCTGATACCGCACTACAGAAGGCTGACATTGCAGAAGGTGCTACCAACGGCACTATCGCTGTAAAGGGTACTGACATTGCTGTACACGGTCTAAAGGACGCGGCTTACTCTACTGTTGCTGACCTAAACAAGCACGCTGATGACGCTGTTGACGCTCTAAAGGGTACTGAAGCTGACGCTACTACCGCTATCACTGTTTACGGTGCTCGTGCTCTGGCACAAAAGGGTGTAGACGATGCCGCTACTGCAAAGGCTGAAGCCGACAAGAAGGTTGCTTCTGTAACCGCTGAAGATAAGTCTATCGTTGTTGGCGGTACTGCTACTGCTCCAACTGTTAAGGTTGGTGTATCTACCACCGAAGGCAACGCTCTGACTCTGGACACTAACGGTCTGTTCGTAGCTACTCCTTCTTCTATGGCGGCTGGCAACGGTATTACCATTGAAGGTAACACTGTATTTGCAAAGGTAGTTGCCGCTAACGGTCTATCTGTTGACGCTTCTGGTATCAAGATGGCTCTTGGCTCTGCTACCACTGCTGGTGCTGTTAAGGGTTCTTCTGAGATTGCTATTGGTGCTGACGGTGCTATGACCGTAGCTGTAATCGATGCAGGTTCTCTCGACTAATTTTAGTCAAAATTCCTATTGACATTTCACAAATAGTGTGATACAATTAAGGGAGAGGGGAAATATCCTCTCTCCCTATTTTTTACGAAAAGGAGGTTTGAGTCAGAGATGCGAATAATTCTGAACGGTCGTGACGTATCATATATTAACAATGACCGTGTTGTTGGCTTTGAAACAGACAACGATGTGAACGAGTTCATTTGCGTTGTAGAAGATTCTATACCTACGCCAGCTTGGGGATATAAACTTGATGTTAAAGCCAAATTGGGTGACAAGACATTCTACAACACAATTAACTTGACCAAGAGTAAAGACGCAGATAATGAGTATAGTGTTTTGCTTGGGGCGAATATGTTACCGCAAGGTAAATGTTTATGTAATATTCGCCGTATTTCGGGCAAAAAGGTTTATAACTCAGATGTGTTTGAAATGTGGGTTAAGAAGCCTGTGCTTAGTTATTGTGGCGCATATCAGGAAGATGGATTTATCCCCAGTGAGTTCTTTCAAATTGAGCAAAGAATGGACGAAATAAATAATCATCCTCCTGTCCCTGACGCAAGTGGATACTGGAAAATTTGGAATGCTGATAAAGGCGAATATGAAATTTCAGATATTCCTTCTTCTGGTGGAACAGTATCTTTTATTGCTGGTGACGGTCTTGATATTCAAGATAACAAAATTTCAATTAAAACAGATAAAAAGTCTATTTCCGTCAATGAAGATAACGAGATTTACGTTAATGGCATTGACGGTGATATTTTGTAAGAAAGGAGATTATTTATGACGAAGAAAATTCAACTGCTTCGTGGCAAAGAAGTTAAGCTAAAGTCTGCTACCAATCCTTCTGGTTACGTTCTTTCTGACGCTGAGTTCTTTGTAGATACTACTCAACACAAGGTTATTGTTGGTGACGCTAACGCTACGCCAGACGGTCGCTTTGCATTGGCTAATGAGTCTGAAGTAAAGGCGGTACAAACCGAAGTTGAGGGTATTGCTCAAGATGTTGGTGATATTCAGCTTGATTATGCTAAAACCGCAAGTGGTAATACCATTGCTGCTAATAGCGTGGCTGTTGCTAATGGCGAAGGTAAGCTAACTGGCGTTACTGGTACTGCGGGTCAATTTATTGGTTTTGACGCTAATGGTGTACCTACTGCACAATCTGTTAGCACTTCTAGCGCTCTTAACAAATCTGCAACTGTTACTCTGCCAGTGATAAGTGGCACTACTGCTATTGTTGCTGTAAGCGGTATGGTGGCAAATGCTGACCCATTCTTTGTTATTCCTCAGTGGAGCACTCATATGACCGATGAAAAGTCTGCGTGGAATAAGATTGTTAGCGTTGAATCTCAAGCAGGTTCTCTCAAGTTTACTACAAGTGGTAGCACTGCAACTGCTGTTACTTTTAAGGTCTTTTGGACTGCATAATAATAGGGAAGATAGTTAATTCTATCTTCCCTATTTTTTTGATTGTTGTTTTAGATGGTGCGCAGAGTATTTTCAATTTCTGACCAAGACTTGAAAGGATAAAGATTATATTTATTATCTTTATTCCACATCTGACCAAACAAGTAACAAAATCTGCGAGTGCTTGAAGCCATATTCCATTTGTGAATATTTTCGGCGCAATCATCAATAAGAACGTCACCTTGTACCAGTTCTTTATGCTGTGTGATGACAATATGGTTGTTGAGCCAATCTGTAGATACGCCTAAGTTTCGTTTTAGGCAAATCATCTTTTCGGCAAAGGCTGGATTGAATACATTGGACGCTGTGACAAAGTAAACTTCGTGCTCTCGGTTGAGCCAATCAAAGGCGTTTTTAGCACCGTCAATTAACGATACTTCATCGTGCCAGAATGTGCAATCTTCAAGTTCAGCCCACGGATTGATATTCTTATATACGCTCTCAAACCAATGATAATGCGTTACGTTTTCAAGAGTATACCTTGTACCGTAACGATTGTTAAGACGCTTGAGTAATGCTTCTTGAGTGTTAAGCATTACGCCGTCTACATCAATTAAGATTCTCATAGAAATGTTACCACCTTTGAACGTTTGCCACGCGAGTTATTGTTTCTTGACTCTAAAAATTCTGCCATGTAACGCTCTTTTTTGTCGCTTGGTAGAATATTAACAATACAATAGGGGCATGATAAACATTCTGGTATTTTCATTGCGGGCGCACTACAAATGTCAAAAAGAGTATCGCCTAAAGACTTTCTTTCTTTGTAGCACTTGCGATATTTTCTCCAACGCTTAACACTTCTAAACAGATTACGAAGTCGCATCATCATCAACTCCGAACATCTGACCATACCAGCCTTCTTCAGTGAAAGCCAATCTATTGTTATTATCAGTAATTACCTTGGGGTCATCTGGGTCTGTCATATCCCAATAATCAAATGCTACATTACAATTAAGGCAAGCAATAGCAGTATCTACCTTTGCGTTTACCTTTACGCCACAGCACGGGCAAATATAAGACTTCTTCTGTGCAGGATTGACTTCTGGAAAAGTAGTATTGCGAGTATAGTCACAGATATGCGGGTCTACAATACCATCGTCAATAAGGGATTGAATGAAGTCGCAGAAAGCAGGGGTCGCTTCAGTATGACCCCAACCAATGCCTTGCGCCTTGTCACAGATAAGGTCACGGGCTTCGCACGCCTTCTTGAACTTCTTATTATGGGATTTACCCTTACAATCAATGATACTATTAACCTTGCAGTACAGATGAATCATCTCGTGCATAAGGGTTTCGGAGGTCTGATAGATACCATCACCAAGGCGTTCACCAGCGATGCTAATTTCGTACTTAATGTCAGTATCATCGTTGACATTAACATAAGTGTCATCCCAGAAGCACCCTGCGAGGTTATTGCCATTCTTCTTTGCGCCTACAGTAAGGGTGATATAGGGCTGTGGGAGAGTGGACTCAAAATAATGCTTATTAAGGTGCTGAAATAAGGTTTCAAGATTCTTAATTACTTCATAACTTGTCATGGTTATTCTCCTTTAATCATTAGAAGTGATGGTTACAGGCGCAATCATTTCTGGCAGGAAGTTGACTTCGTAGTGATACTTGTCAACGTAAGCACCGCTTACATCTTCGACAACGTAAATTGTCCAATCGTTAAGATATACAAGGTGCTTTTTGTAAACGCCCTTTCCAATTTCTACCGTGACTTCAAGTTCGTTGGTATCGTTGTTTGCAATGGCGAAGTTGCCAATCAGTTCAAATACAGGCTTGTCGGTACGAGCGTTAATGACTTCAAGCCTACGAGTTACGTTAAAATTATCGGCTTCTTTTGAAATGTTGTATGCAACGCGGGTACTCTGACGACCACAACCAGAAGCACATAGAAGGGTTACACCAGCTAATGTGCCAGCAATTACACGTTTGATATTCATATAGATTTCCTTTCATTTAGGGGAGCGGTTTATTCCGTTCCCCCTATTTTTCCCATCGTCATCATTGAACTCTGATAGAAGCCCATCGTCAAATCCATCATACCAACCTTTTTCATAAAAGATTCCCGCTTGAGCAATGAATGTGGAAAAGAGATTCATAAACAGTGCTACTGTTTTTCGGTCATCTTCAAGTGTCATGCCAAATAGTGACGCTTCTTTATTTGGAAGGTCGGTATCAACAATTATAATGACAGCGTAACCAGAGTTGTTATAATTGAAATGCAGTGTGGGATAAATCATAGCTTCATGCGCTTACTTACCAGTAGAACCCAGTCCACCATTTCCTCTTGCTGTATCGCTCAGATTCTTTACTTCGTTGAAGTCAATCTGTTGGTATCTGCGAAGTTCCATCTGTGCAATACGGTCGCCCTTGGTAATGGTAAAGTCTGTGCCAGAAGTATTGAGAAGAATTACCTTAATCTCTCCGCGATAATCTTCGTCAATTTCACCACCTACAGTAATAATGCCCTTACTTGCAAGACCAGAGCGAGAACGAATCTTGAGCATGAAGCCTTCTGGCGGTTCGCAAGCAATACCAGTGCCAATAACTGCGGTAGTACCAGCGGGAACAATCTTATCCTCAATGGCATAAAGGTCACATAGACCAGCCTTTGCGCTACCATACTTGGGGATAATAGCGTCATCGTTCATCTTCTTAATCTTTACCTTGACCTTTGCCTTGGTAAACATTTCAAAGGTCTGCGCAGTCATCATCTGTACGAATTGGGGAAGGTCTACTTGCATAGACTGACCGATTGGTGGTTCACCACCCATTCGCTTGGGGTCGAAATTTGGGGTTGCTTGATTGGGTAGAATGATTGACATAATGATTCCTCCTTAAATTTAGATACATAAAAAATAAGTGTGTACTAATTGTCTTTCCTTAGTACACACTTATTGTATCATGCTATTTAGTTCTTGTCAATAGTTACTTCGTAAAAATCTTTCAAATAAGGGATTTTTTCGAGCATGGTGGAAACGAATACGCGCCACTCTGGAAGTCGATGATTTGCTCTCTGCTTACACATATTAAGTAGAGTTTCAAGGGAACAATCATAGGTTGCCCGAATCATAAAGCCCTGTGGGAGCATATTGCGAATCTCTTGGAAGATAACTGGGTCTTTGGTGTCCAGATAGATTTCACGCAGACGGTTCAATTCTTTAATCGTGCTATGCCACCATTCAGCGTGAACAGGGTCTTGATAAGTCATTGCTTCAACATTGAAGTCGAGCATATAAAATTCTTCAGACACGCCCTTGTGCATAAAAGAACAAGAATTACGAGCAGTGGCTACCTTGTATGTGTCAAATTCAGCCCATACATACGCGGGCATGATAATATCCATCTGAACGTGGATAAAGCGTAGGAACTTACGGTGCTCTGTGCCAGCCTTTACAAGACGCTTTGCAAGGTTAAGGTCAGCTTCACCAAGAGAGAATGTGCCGTCTGGGTAAAAGAAGCTGTCTGACTTAACCCATGATTGTAGCGGTGCTCTCATACCACGAAAAGCGGATTCCCAACCACAAGTTGTAATGTTTTCAATTTTAATCATATTATTTTACCTCTTTCCAAGTTTTTCTTTTTACTATATCTCTAATTGTTGACGGGTCAACATTAAACATTCTACCTAATGCGCCACTACTATAATTTTTATCTCGCTTTTTGTAATGCTCTCGGATAAATTTTATATCTTGAATTGTGAATTTGTGAGCATGATGATTTTCACCATACGATATTTTTTCCAATCCTGTTTCATAAGCGTGTCGAGTATTTTGCGAATAAGTTACCCATTCAAGATTTTCATAATTATTGTTTTTCTTGTTACCGTCTATATGATTCACAATCATCTTATCGCCTTTAAGTAAAGGTAAAAAGGGTTGAGGAACAAAATATTGCGCGATAAGCCTATGGATATAAACAGCTTTCCCTTTATGGGGAAAATGAACATATCCTTGTCGGTCAGTGCTTACATGATATTCGTTACCCATAGTATTAAAAACTCGCCCTGATTTTGTAATAAATATATTATATTCTTTAATATAATATAAGTCTGATATTTGAACTTCGCTGTTTGTTAAATTTTCAGCAAAAATTTTCCAACGAATATCAAGCATTTTTGAACGAGCATCTTCTAAAGTTGGGTAATTCCCGTAATATTTTGTTTTACCGTGAGTGGATATGTTGACAACATATTTTTGTTGGCGAGAATCAAAAGTAACGCCTGCACTTTGATGAATTTGATTAAATTGAGTTCTTATCGAACCATCAATCATTGGGGGATTCCTCCTTATAGGTGTTGTACATAGTTTTCTTTATGAATAGTGCTGTGTTCATCATTGTGGCGATTAACTCAAACAGTGCGAACAACAGCAGTACCATCTGCGTTCAAAATGATAGCGGCACAGGTGTCTTTATCAGGGAACTTGTTATTCTGCAAGCGAACAACAACCTTGGTTACGCTACCAAGTTCAAATTCAGCTTCACTTACTTCGCCGTGTAACATAGCTTTATAGCAATTATGAGGAAGGTGAAGTTCAGAAACACGCTTAAAATAGTGCCGTGTAGGGATAATAGTGTATTTCTTTCTCAAGGTGTACTGTACGGCATATTCAACTTCATCACACCAGAATACATTTTTATTAAATGTGCCGTTAAGAGAGTAAAGGAAAGTGCTAAAAAGATAACTTTCAAGAGAACGAGATAAACTACTCCAAGTATACTGGCCATCTCGAATTTGATGCTTCGTACCGTTAATTTCAACATACGAGTCGTAAATTTCCACATCAAAAGTAATTTTCATTTTAATCTCTCCTTAAAAAACAATACTTCTTATTCATATAGATAGTATATCACAAGAAGTATTGTAAGTCAAGGGTTATTTAGTTGTCAGAATTAAAAAGAGTAACGTTACAGTCAACCATAATAACACGGTCACTTTCACCATAAGTGTAAGATACACTATCCACACGAGCAGTTTCACAAGTGTTGGGTGAAGTGTAGATATATTCGCCTACACGCGGAGTAGGTGAACCGAGTGGCATTTCCCACTGTGCGTATACATAGTCGCTATATTGACCTGATTCTGCGTCAAGGTCAAATAGTCTGATTAGTGTGTTCATTAAGTTCCCTCCATTAGAATAGGTTGTTCTTGCCCCAGTGACATATGAGATAAAATAACACGTTGATTAGATGAACCACGCCACTTTAGCGAAGGGTCGCGTAGCGAATCAATGTATTGTCCATCTACTATTACGTCACATAATGATATTAGGTTTTGGCGGTAGATTCTCATGTCAGATTCATCGTTCCATATATCTTCCCACTTGAAGCCAGTCCATAGCCATACTGTTTTACCAAGGCTACGAGCGGTTAAAGCAAGTTGGTTCATAATATGAAAACCTGTGTTGTCTTGACATAGTGGGTCGCCACCTGTGAATGTAATACCACTGCACCAAGGTTGACGAAGCGTGTCACAGACGAAATTAAATTGTTCTTCGCCAAATTCGTCACCATTGCGGCTATCCCATGTTTCTGGGTTAAAACAGTTTTGACAATGATGATTACAACCAGATACCCAAACTACGCAACGTAAACCGCTACCGTTATTCATGTTACAAGAGTCAATTTTAATATAGTTCATACTGACACCTCACATTGATTTGCGGTCTTTGAACTCTGCGAGTTTGTGGTCTGCATACATGGTTCTGCCTTTGATTTTAGAATATCCTAAATATCCGTTCATTCTCTCAATACGAGTGATGTTTTTACTGCCACATTTAGGACATTCATCTTTATCAATGAAAGAAGCGCCACAATCTTCACAATAATCAAGCTGTAGATTTACACCTTCATAGAAGCCCATATCCATTGCTCTACGAATGAGAGTTTTCATTGCTTCAATATTGTAGTCTGTAGTATAACGACAATATTGAATATTACCACCATTACATAGATGGAACATTGGATATTCAATATCTTGCTTTTGAATAGGCGAAATATCTTCCCATACACCACAATGAAACGAATTAGAAGTGTAAGGACGGTCAGATACGCCCTTAATAATGCCGTATTTCTTGCGGAACTGCTCGACCTGCAAACCGCAAAGGGATTCAGCAGGAGTTCCGTAGAGAGCATATAGAATGTTGTCGATTTTCTTATATTTCTCAGCATAATCATTGATAAACTTCAAAACTTCAATGGCAAAAGTATTATCTTCGGCAATGGTTTTACCGTTATACAGTACACTGGTTTCATTGAGTGCAGTAATACCAAAACTCATTGTCATAGGACGAAGGAAATCTTCGCCAATTTCTTCTTCTGGGTCAAAGTGACCATTAAGAAAACCGCCTTGACAGAAAGCAAGTGGGTTAGTACCAGCTTTCTTGTGAGAAAGATAAGTAAATGTGCGCTTGTGAATAGCGCGGCACATATCAAGATAATAAGTTAGTACGTCATAAAAATCCTTGTTTTCTTGCTTTGCTTTAGCAAGAATCATAGGAAAGTGAAGGGAGATTGCTCCGAGGTTACAACGCCCTTCATATACAGGCTTGTCTTGGTCATCTGCGGGGTACATACCGCCACGCTCATACCAAGGTGAAAGATTTGCTCGACACAAGGGAATTATATCCCTTAGACTATATCATAATTGTTTGGTCAATTCTTCGCGCTTCCATAGCAAGAATTGCACTTGCTATGTACTCTACTTGGTTACTTTCTGATACAACCCAAATTACATATCAGATACCCTTTCGATAGTCGTTTAACATACATATTCAAATTTGTAATTATCGAAGTAATTAGGACTTAATTCGCCTTTTAGCACTCGCGCAATTTTGTGCCTATCCATATGTAAACATCTACCAGCTTCACGAATAGAAGTGAAATTTTGCACATTGCCTTCTTTGTCAATAGCGCGAATAGCCGTGTTGTTTTTGTGTGTTCTATTGCCACTATCCCAACCATGTTGTACATTATAAGCATTAGTACACCATTCAAGATTTTCAAGACGATTGTCTGTTTTATCAGAATTGATATGATTAACGTACTTATAATTGTTAGGATTTGGGATGAAACAATGTGCTAAGATAACATGAACTCGTTCATGTACAAAACTGTGGTCAGGTAAACTACGCATTACTTGCATATATCCATCACTGCCTTTATGTGGGGTGACTTGATTACCTGTGCGAGAGTTATAAAAGTTAAAATTTTCATCTACCAAAAATCCGTTGTATTCTTTATATTGCATTTTATCACCTTCTTTCGTATAAAATCATTTGAATATGCTTAGCACAGCGATTATTTCATACTTTTGTATGAACCTTCCCTGTTAGCAGAGATATTAACAAACCATTTCCTGTTTGAACTTACGTTATCTCCACACCATATATTTATATGTTCACGAAGTTTTACATGGGCTATCGTGTCATTTCAACCCATTCGACTAATAGTTACACCATACTTTTTATAAATTTCTGGTGCATAGCCATCACCTGTACACGAGATAAAATCGGGGTACATACATTTGCTACTGCAATCAATCGCTTCATCAAACAGCCATTCCAGTTCTTTGCCTTCGCCGTGAAGTTCTTTATCATAAAGGAAACTTAGTTTAGGAAATAGCACAGGATGTTTGAAACCTTTCTTACCTTGTCCTTCCTTGCGTACCCTTAGGCAAACAGAAGATAGCATAGATTCCATACGGTTAGTACCCAGTCCAAAAGAAACAGCGGTAAACGGATAATCGCCACGACTTGAAGCCACAGAATTAAACTTCATTTCCCATGCTTGGAAACCTTGCTCTGCTTCACGAGTAACTTTATTAAAAGCATAGGTATCTGCCGCTTGTTCAAATGCCTGACTGCTTGTATTACCTTGCCAATTATCTACGATTGCGAAATAATCTTGGTAATATTTCTCATAACTCTTTTGAGCATAAGGAGCAAGTAGCTTATCAATCTCGCTGATTGTATAGCCACCATACTGAGCCGCCGCCATATTCATTGCAACATCAGCTACAAGGTCGAAAGCTACATCAAGGCTATGCGGTTCTTCATAATCGAGATTACCCATAGTAAAACCACCAGTAAGAATTGACTTCATATCAGCAAGGCAACAGTTTACACTATCAAGTCTTGAGCCACGGTCGTGAATATAGATATAGCCTTCAGACATTGCTTGTTCTTCTTCGATAGTAAGGAAGAATTTCTTGTAAAGTTCACTGTTTAATTCATTGTACACAATAGCCTTTTGTGTGGTTACAAGAGCACTATCGGCATTAGCATTGCTTCTATCTCCGATAAAAGATAGAGACAGCTTCTTGCTATATACCTTATCCAACATTGAAGCAAAGGCGCTCTTATTGTCACGATATTCACGATAAGATTTTGCTACCGCTGAATTAACCGAATCAAGAGCAACTTCCACCATATTGTGAATAGTATTGACAGGAACAGGAGTTTCATTATACTGTAGCTTGCCACGAACGGTTGATACAACCTTATCTTCGTCATTCTTAGATAAAGGCATACATACACGTTCCGCACTTTTTTGGATAGCTTTGCGAATCTTGTTTCCGTCAAAATTTACGATAGCCCCATTCTTTTTAAGGACTTTAATCATAAATTATCACACTCCCTTGTATATAAATTTTTATAACCTACAATATCTTGTAGAATACCATAGTAACATAAAAATGTTACTATGGTATGAACAAATTGTAAACAAATTATGAACAATTATTACGATGCTCTGCACTTTGCTTCACGTTCGATTTGTGCAATCTTCGGCAACAGAACTTCAAATAGAATATCAAGTTCTTCAGCATAACTGAAATTACTACCACGAGCAGGTGGCGCATCTATAATATCACGATAAGTTTGAATCAGCCAATGGTATAATAGTTTATCTCGTTCATAGAAGAATTGCGTATTAAAATAGTTATTTACATCTTCAAAAGTATCAAAAGTAATAAGAAAACTTTTTTTCCCAAATTCATCAAAATTGACTTCATCACCAAAATTGACTTCATCAAAGTTTACAAATCCTCTGGTTGTACAGTCATCAATATACATTATCCTAAATCCTCATCAAAACCAATAGCCATTACTTCTTCAGCCCTGACAAAGACATGATTACTGTTGCTTCTTTCGATAATCCAATAATCTTCATCATGTGGCAGTCTAAACTCTACCACATCGAAAAGAAACAATGAACTACCGTTTTTCCTAATAATTTTCAGTGTTTTCGGTGTGCTTACCATTACCTACACCTCACTTCACGCTAATGCTCTTGTTCTCCACCAGCTTAACACCATGTAGCGGAGTACCACTCTGTACCATCTTCTTGAGGTCGGTCTTGCTATACTTGTAGGTTTCAATCTTAGTGCATAGGTCTTTGTGGAACTTGAGAAATTCTTCTTCATTGATCTCGGTGCTTGTAGACTTACGGAAAGAAATCTTGCAACGTGCAGTTTCAAACTTGCTACCTTGCAGGTCATCAGACAGCATAACCTTTAGACGATTGATAAGATTTTCCTTGACCTTTCTACGCTTTGCAAGGTTGACTTCTTCCTTCTTGATAGCGTCACACTCGGCTTCAACAGACTTAATGTAACAAGCGATGTTTTCAATCTTTTCGTCATGTGCTACTTGAAGCTGGTCAAGTAGCGACATATCGGTAAGGATTTCGCCAGTTTCTTCGTCAATCTCGATGTTGTTCATAAAGTCAAGAATTTGAGAGTTAATATCATATAGTGTCATTTTGATTCCTCCATTAAATAGTTGTACCATGTTTCAGCCATTGCTTGCGCGATAGATGGGAAAGTTTTACTACGATTCTTAGCGCGTTCAGCTTGGTTCTTACCGCCTTGAGCGTCACACCAGTTTACTCTTTGTCCATTGTGGAGATAGTATTTAGCGTCCGGCTTATCAAAATCGTTACGTCTTTCAAGTAAAGGTAGACCCTTTAACCAAAGACAAGTGCGCTTCATGTCATAGCTTTCGTCATCTTTACTCGTGACAAAGTAATAGGGGTGGATAATCTGATTTGGCTTACGATAATGCGTGTTCATATAGCCAACAGGGTTTTCAATAGCAATATGCTTACAGTTGGCATGGACAAAGTTCATAAAGAAATCATACGCTTCTTCACGTTGCTTAATGCGTTCAGCAACTTTTTCTGGTGAGTTACATCGTAAGCTATAATGTCTTGTCCCTGCCACAGTAAGGTAAGTACAAGGTGGATGAGCAATGATTAAATCCCACTGTCCTTCCACCTTATGCACTTTGCCGTCCATTGTGGTAAATTCACAGTTACCGTTAAGTAAACTTAACACATCACCTTTAATATGCCATTCAGGGTGTCCACCGCTACACTCTTGAATGTCACAGGAGAAGCAACGCCCCCCCCAACTCACGGAAAGCCTTACAAACAGTTTGGCTTTCTTCACAAGCAATTAGAATATTCATGGTTATCTCCTTAGTTATACTTCTTCGTATGTTTTTTCAAAAATATCAGGTTTACAAGGGTAAAACTCGCCGTTTACACCCTTGATGATGTAGTCACCAACAGATGCCAGCATAGTTCCCTCAAGAGTTAAAACAAGGAACATTTTCTTGTTCTCACTCCACACGACATTCATTCCGCAAAACTTGTCGATTTCCGTCTGGTTCTTGCCTGTCCACTGAACAGCTTCGATAACTACAGGTTTCTTACGATATTTCATAATCATTTTCTTCACTCTCCGAAAATCATAATATATTTAGTCCCGCTCTCAGGGTCATGTTTGCGTAACCAATCCTTAAATTCCTTTTCAGTAGAACAGCGATATAGCATATTCTGCATTTCGTTCAAGTTCTGACGAATGATTTCAAGGTCTTTACGAACGCCGTTGATTGAATTGATAATGTCTTGTTGCACTTCTTTGTCAATCATTGCTTACTCCTTTCTAATGCCAATGCCAGCTTGCATAAGCAAATCATACAAGTCAAGGTCGCTTGAATCGGTGAGATAATCGCCGTTTTTATCATAAAGATTGTAATTGGTATAAGGTCGAGCCGTAATGCCTGTTAGATGTTGAAGTTTGGTGAGAAACACGGCATCAACGCCATCATATTCAAGATACTCGTTTAATTCATTGAACTGTTTTTGAGAGATTGTTCTCATTCTACCTCACACCCCATATTCTTTGCCAGTTGTTCTACAGAAGTTTTAATTGTTGCATTCGTCAATTTCATACCGTACTGCGGTAAATTTTCAATAATATCATTGATTTCCGCTTTGTACTCAATACCGTTATCTCTTAACGCTTGTAGTAGTTCATCTTTACGAATTAGACCACTAATCTCTATTGTGTAAGAATCACAAGTATTTGTTATTCCTTTCATTCCAATTCCTCCTGCAAGTCCATATTCACTGTTTCAGTACCGCAAGCATTCGGCTGTACCTTGTACTCAAAGCCATACTGCTTCTCATACCCTTGCAGTACACCTTCGATAGCTTCATAGCCTGTGTCGAACCTATGAACATCATGGTTTGCCTTGTCGATTAACTGCTCTGGGTCAATTTCATCTTCACATTCAATAATGTGATAGTGCTTGGTTAGTTCAACGATTAGATACTTAGCCATTGGTTTCACCTTCATTTGAAGAATTTTGTAAGTCGTTAATAAACGTCATAATCTTATTATAGCACTCGTTACATACGCAACTGTACACCTTGTCAACAAAACCTTCGTGTTTTTCCGTCATGATGTTCCAACTCATGTACATCGTTCTCGCATTCATTTCCTTGCCACATACATCGCAAAATGTTTTAGTCATTATGATTCTCCTTTCACTAATTTTTGCTTGTTGATTGTACTATATCCGTCACGGAATATTTATCAATCATCTCAAACTAATAAATCTTTTATTTCTTTGCCATCAATAGACTTAACAAAATAAAGCATAATATTAGGCGAAGAAGGACTTCCCAGCAAAATTGAAGTCGTCATATTTGTGTTGGTACAATATACTGTGATAACATCATTTTCGATAGATTTAACATACCCAGTTGTGTTATCTTTGAATAAAATAAGCATATTAGGTTCAATCCAGCCAAATACTTGTTTTAAGTATGTGCTTGAAAATTTCGTTTTCATTGAACGCCAACCGCCTTTCTTAGCTTTTTATAATTGCTTATACACCACAAAATGTTTTAATCATTATTATATTTTCCTTTCCACCTAAACAGCTTTTCTGTTTTCTTAGGCTGATTATTCTTGTTATAGTCAAGCGTTCTTCTCAATTCCTTTTCCCAGACAACTTCAAAATCGTCTGGCGCTTCTTGCTCGGAAATAAATACAATACATCTCTTAGAAAGTTCACGCATATATTCCCAAAATTCTTCGTGGTTAAAATCACCAGTTGTATAACCAGTAGTTTTAGCATAAGGCGGGTCACAATATACAACCGCCCCGTTTGGAATATCAACTTCACGATAATCAAGACAAGTAAAATTGGCATTTTGTACACCTTGCAAGTCACGAAGTAAACTGCGTTCCGCTCGGGCACAATAATTGTCACCTCGTTTATTACTTGCCAACCCACCAAACCATTTACCACCAAACGAACAACCAAAACCGACAAAACCAGTTAATGCCTTATTCTCGTCTTTGTGCTCTTTGATGTAATAATATTCTTCTTTAGTGATAATAGAAGGTGGTGTCCAGCCAGACTGTAAACCTTTCCACATTTCAATCAAATATGGATGCTTATCATTAAGAATTTTGGTTTCTGCTTTTACTTTCGCTTCAACAGCACAAGAGCCACAGAACAGACTTACGAATGTCTGCCCCCCCCAAGTTCAAGGTGTGGTTGATAACTTGTGCAATCTGAGTTGAGATACGAGATTTTCCGCCCATGTATTGCATTGTTAATTACCTCCGAAATTTGTTTAGAAATACGAGATTTACCGCCTAAGTAACGCATATAATCATCCTTTCATGTTGATGATTATATCTTATCTCATTTTAGTTGCTTTGTCAATACGTTCTTTGGCGATTTCAAAATAATTTTCATCAAGTTCCATACCGATGAAATTGCGGTTTGTATTGACAATTATTCAAAATTAAACTTATATACTCTTTTAACCCAACTTAAAAAATCTTCTTTTGACATTGTACTTTTGGCTGTGTTACAATATTTGCAACAAGGAACTGTATTTGTGACAGTATAGCCTATGTTACTATCAATTCTGTCAATTCCATTGCATTTTACAACAGTATCAGAAAATAAACCGTCTGCTTTTGTTTCGTTTCTTCTATCATATAAAACTTTAGAATACTCTAACCCACAATAATAACATGGCGATTTTGATTTTTTGATAAAATCTTCTATTGGCATAATTGTCCCATTAAATTTTTTGTGCCTTCTCATTAAATGGGAATATTGAACTTTGAAAATGGCGTATTCTCTATCTTCAAATAACCCAAATTGATTTCCTCTTTTTTTAAGAAACTCGGTTAGTAAGCATCCGCAACTTTTTGATTTTCCACTTGATAAATTATCGCCAACTACAATTTTTTGCTGACCGCAATCACATTGGCACAACCATGTATGTTTTCCCCTGTGGTCTTTACCCATGTGTTTTATTACTACCAATCTTCCATATCTTTCACCCGTTCTGTCTCTAAATGCGCTCAATAATAAACCTGCTTTCTTTTTTATTGAGTTCAAGGCAATCGCCATTCTTAATATCAATCATTATTATTCTCCTATTTAACTTAAAGTTAATTTCACTTCTTCTGAATTTCTTCAAAGACAATCTGCTTTGGTAACATCTTGTGGCACACATACGCACTACTGAAAGGTGGGTTAAGGCTTGGCTTTTGGTCTGCGTAGTCCTTGAAGTAAGCAACTCTGCGGTTAAGGTACATGATTTCAAACTCATTGTTCTTAAATATATCGAACCTTCGCTGAGATTCAAACAAGCCTACAACACCCACCAGCATTGCGAACGGCTTGCCAATTTCAAACAGTCGTTCCAACACTTCTGTCTTGACGCTATAAGGTGGATTGCTGATAATCATGTCACACTGTGGTATTGGCATTGTGAAAAAGTCCTGACCATTATCAATGTGCGTACAGATTACCTTGTTGCCCTGTGCTTTAAGCATTTTAACGAAGTGTGATTCTTCTGTATCAAAAGGACACCATACCGTCAGTTGGGGGGGGCATAAGCCAAGATAGGCTTAACGGCATAGGGCGGTGTGTAGAAGTTATCGTTGCCAGAGCCAGCTACTTTATCCATTTTCATGATTGTTCTCTCCTTACTTAATCTCAATAATTTTTTCTGCATCGCTCATCGTCATATCATTGGAAACGCGTTTAACATAAAAGAAATACTTCTTTGCGCCATCCTTTACTTTGTAGACGATAAAGATATAATTTTGTCCAAGAACAAATGGCTCATCGTCTGTGTATTGAATGGTTTGGCTAACAACTTGTTCGTCAATGATTTCAGCGTGAGCGTCTAACCATGCTGAATCAATTTCTTCTACACAACAAGCGGGATAAGAAAAATTTTCTGTACCATTATAATAAGTGGTATAGTTAACAAATTTACCGTTATTATCCTTCTTGGCTTCTACAATATGCCCCCAATCTCCATATTGAGGAAGGATACCGAGAATAAAATCAATACCGTCTACAGTGTCTACAAGTCTTTCGTCAAATTCTTTGGCGCTTTTCAGCGCTTCTTCCCAAGGCTTAATATAAACTTTCATAGCGTCCTCTCCTTAGTTAATTTCTCTAAAATCTTCTACAGTTTCTTCGCAACCGTTATACGAAATACAATAAACATAAAAGAAATAAGCGTGTCTTGCGTCCATAGCCTTGTAAATCGTGATGTGGTGGGTTTCGTAACTTTCAAAGTTATCGTCCCATGCATCTGTGGTGAATACTTCTTCGCTAAACTTACTTGCGTGCTCTTCAAGCCAATTTGGTGTGATTTCTTCTACGCAACAAGCATCATAACTAAAACCTATATCTTTAGACCGAGAATGCACTACGGTATAAGAAGTGTATTCATCATCACTGTTTTTCGTAACCGTGCAAATATGTCCCCAATCGCCCATGCGTCGAGAAACGCCCAAAATTTCCGCACGGTCAGGAAAGAAGTTTACAAACCCTTCATGCTTCTTGGCTTCTTTCAGTGCTTCAACCCACGGTTTGATATATACTTTCATAGTTTCCATAATAAAACCTCCTTGATTTGATACTATTGTACCATTCTCAAGGAGGTCTGTCAAGCATTTATTTTAAGTTTTTAGAGAGAATTATAGCCAGAATTTTGTTTAGTTAAATATTGAAGCCCTTCTGATAGCGCTTCAAACATCATCTCTGCGTCATCAGTTGTCCAATATTCATCACGAATTTTATATTTAACAACACAATCTGCTCCATAATTTTTTAGAGCGTCTTTGAATTGCTTCGCTAATTCTTCGCCATATACCGCTGGTTCTCCCATAATGGTTTTCACGCCATCTTTAGGTACAGAAACATAGTATGTTCCAGATAGATAGTTGTTAGGTTCTTGCTGTATATAAAGTCCCATTATATTTGCTTTTATAGCAGTGGTGGCAAACTCTAAATCTTTTTGTTGCTTTTCGTTCATTGCTTAGTTCTCCTTCAGCATATCTTTCAGCCAAGTATCTCGTGTAGTTTCTTCTTGTACTTCTAACGCATCTCTCAACACATCTACATCGCTAATAACAATTAACTTATCACGAGAACGTGTCATAGCTACATAGCATAAGTTGCGAGATAGTAGACGCTTATGTGCTTGGTCGGCAAGGAAAATTACCGCCTTTGCACTCGACCCTTGGCTCTTATGTGTAGAAATACAATAGCCCAAAATCAAGTTTCTAAGGTCAGCACCTTCATATACACCGTAGCCATTCTCAAATTCAACAATAAGAGCATAACCCTTATCAGTTTCCATAACTTCGCGCACATAACCAATATCACCATTCATTACTTCGATAGGGAAAGAAGAGCTAAAAGAACCTTCATCATTCAGCGCAACAGCGGTCATGCGATAATTGTTCTTGGTGTTTAGTACCTTATCGCCCCACTTAAACTGAATCTTACCACCCTTATTGTTATCTTCGTATTCAACAGGCGTATAGTCTCTATCATTGAAATGCGCTTGGATAGCACGATTGATTGCCACTGAGCCAGCTTCACCCTTGTTAAACGGCGAAAGAATCATAATATCGTCCTTAGTATATCCTTCATCGAGCAAATGCTGATATTCTGTCATCACTTGCTTAATAGGATTTGAAATCGGCTCAAATTCATAATCGTCATACTTTTCTGCTATATGGTCAATATTACCGTTACGAGTATCAGTTGCAATCGTGATTAGACCGCTTGTAGAATAGCGAAAAATCTTGTTTAGACTTGCTACTGGTACAATTCCACTATTGATAACATCAACGATAAAATTGCCACATTGAATAGATGCTAACTGTGCAGGGTCGCATACAAATACAAGTTTGCATTTATAGCCGACCTTTTTGAGAAGTTGTGCCATAAGGTGTACGCTTACCATTGAACTCTCGTCTACAATAACGACACCACGATACTGCATACACTGACCTTCTTGTTCATCCATGCTATGCTGTGCAAGAAAACGATGAATAGTAGAAGCCTTACGCCCTGTGCTATTAGCCAATACTTTACTTGCAATACCAGTAGGTGCTAATAACATATAGTCTACACACATATCTTCTAACATACGAACAAGCGCTTTGGTAGACGCTGACTTACCCGAACCACTATAACCACGAAGGACGCAAATATTCTGCTCCCAAGTATTATAAAGCACTTGCATCTGCTCATCGGTACACTTAAAGCCGTCAACTTCTCTGAACTTTTCAAAGTCTGGCTCGTTCATAGTGTATTCTGTTTCAAAGATATTACCTTGTAGTAGTCTATCCTTAATATGTTTTGCAATCGTTTCTTCGGCTTCATAAGTATCAATCAACGCCGAATAACCAGTAGTTTCATCGTGATGAATAAAACGGCAACCGTTTACTACTTCTGGAATGTACTCTTTGCACTCTGGAATCATTTCTTCTGCCATATAACCGAGAACTTCTGCTTCAATGCGCGTATCGCCTTCAAGTTCGTTCTCATGTAGAATATTAACACAGCCATATTCACAGCGAAGTTTGCTGTTTTTTAGGTCAGGATAGCGCTTCAACACCTCTCTATCGCTCTTAGCAAACGACCAGTTAATAACATCGTGATAAATACGGTAAGGATTTTCTTCAAAGTCTTGCTGAAGCAGTTCTGGACTTGCGTATTTGTCCGAAAGTTTCTGTACATCTTTGTCTTGTGTGATACCCAATTCAGCGCAAACGGGGAAGAAAAGGATGGATTCAAGGTTCTTCTTAATTTTATCAATATACATTTCAACGCGAACCTTGCCTACGTTATAAATGTTATGATAATCAATATCTTCTTCTTCACCGCGCAACACCATCTGAACAAAGTGAGGATATGCTTCATGCACACGTTCGGCTTGAATATATTCCATCATCGTGCTAAGAATAGATATTTCTTTTTCTTCTTCGACTACAATCTCATCTTTTTCCATCTTTAGACCCGGATAACCGACAAGAATATAACTTGCTGGACGTTTGGCGTTCTGATTAGGGCGAATAGTAATTTCAACTTCATCGCCTTCCTTAAAGCCAAACAGATTGCTACCAGAGATAGAGAAGCCACCCCACTTATCAAGTTCCATATTATAGTTTCCAATGGGTTTACAGCCCAAAATACGGAACTCATCAAGATAATTGACGAATACTTGCTTTCTAATTTTGCATTTAACGTCTAATGCCATAAATAAGACCTCCGTTCTTGCGATTATTGTACCATAGAACGAAGGTCTTGTCAAGCATTTTATTCGATTTTATTCTTCTTCTCGTCTAAATTGTTCAATCCAATCAATGTAATTCTTCCAACCACACCGAGGACAATAAACTACACGATAATCTATAAGAGAAAACCAGTTGTCTTTAACCTTCCAATCAATCGTATCTTCATCGACTTCAAAGTTTTTATGACAACATTCGCAGTTTACCTTTAGAATAGCCATAATTACACCTCTTGGTCTACAATCTCGATAATCTCTTGCAAAGTGTCTAAAGCAGTTTGAGATTGTCGTACTCTCCCCAGTCCAGAAATACGCTGAACAATTTCCTTAATATCCATAAGAGCACGCTGAGCCGATTCAAGGTTTGCTTCATAAGATTCAAGTTCATACTTGGTAGCGTCTAAATCGTCTTGAACGTTAATAGGCTCTATGCAATTCTTGAGTTCTCTAAGAAAATCGCCACCCATATATTGATGAATATAATAGTAGCAATCTTCAAGGTCTTGAATAATTGCTTGACCACCATTCTTAATTGGTGTTACTGTCATTGTTTCACCTCCGTTCTCCTGTTCCATGCTTCAATTACTTTTTCAACAGCACTGGTTTTATAGCATTCACTATCCACCAAAATTTTAGAAGAAGCGCGACATTTAGTACAAAGCACTCTTACGCCGTCATTTACAAACAGCCTTGCTTCTCCACCACAAAAAGGACAAGATTTAAGTTCAATCATTGTTAAATATATCCCCTATTCTTCTTTTTAGCTTCGATGTTTGCCATTACTTCTGATAATTCAAAAGCGTCTATGCAACAGTTCCAACTATCTGCACCAAACGAACGTAAAATACAGTTCTGGCAACATGATTGTTCTTCGCAGAATGTGCCAATGGTTTCAACAGCTTCTAATAATTTTTTATTGCTGATTGCCATTTTCTTTATCTTCCTTAATCGTTACACGAAGTTCAACTACTCGACCGTCTTTGAGTGTCCACTCCCATCCACTTGATGATGCTTTAGAGCAACCAAAACCACCAAGTAGTTCCATTACCATATGGTCACGAACGGCTTGAATTGCTTCTTCAGTAACGTCTGACTTGTTACGCCACAAGGATTTGTTCTTTGGCTCAAGCGTTCCTGCATAAATACCGAAAGCACCACAGCCAACATGATATTCAGCCATCTTTTTTACCTCCGCTCATCTTTGCCCCGCAGTTGGGGCAGTAAGGCTTGTCGTACTCTTGCGAAAAATTTCGACAATGGGTGCATTGCTCTTCATAGTTTCCCGTTTCCAGATTGAACCGTCCCGCGCCCCATTCTCCATACACTACTGGCACAACGTCAGCAGTAGGAATTTTATCAAGGAAATCTTGAATATCCTGTCTTGTCTTAAAAGCGCGTCTTGGTAATACTTCTGTTACAGCGTCACATTCAATATCTACATATCGTGCCATGCTTTATTCCTCCTTCGGCTCATAACCGTATCTGTAACTTTGTAACTCCATTGTACCATCATCTTCATTGATTGTCAAGATTTTTTGTAGCTTGTGTATGCTTTATTGGTGTTTCAAAAGCACTCTCTACAGACCATTTAAGGCGTACTATACGATTATAAATAGCATTATAAGGAAGATTTAACTCTTTGCACCATTGTGATAAGTTTTGGGTAGTTTCTTTGTATACTAACTTATGATTAGTCTGTCTATTATTTGCTTGCATTGTTCGGTCAGTCCAACGGCAATTATTTGGCTCATAATTTCCATTGTTATCAATACGGTCGATAGTAAGCCCTTCTTGATAGCCATTTTTTATAGACCATCTATAAAACATTTCAAATGAATTGAGCCAATCGTCACAGATTGTAATTCCTCTGCCACCATATCTATTATAATTTTCAGCGTTGGGATTGTAACATCTTGCCTTCATTGTTTTCCACACACCATAAATTTTATCGTACCTATGTCCGTGTTTGGTATGAACTTTAGCAGTAATTTCACTGTGTAAACATCCACAACTTTTTGTATTATCGCTTCGCAAGTTACCTGCTTTAACTATAAGATGTGTGTGATTTTCACAAGAACATTCACATTCCCATAGATATTGTCGGTCTGTGCTTTTCCCAGCAAAACGAATGACTTTCAACCGCCCAAAAGTTTGCCCCGTTAAATCATATCTTTGTTGCATAATAATACCTCTTATCTAAATATTATTGGAATAAGGGAGTATTGAGATAAGCAATACTCCCTTTACAAAGAAGTTATGCGCTTAACTTCTTTTATTCCTATTTTTAATTATATCACATTTTTATCAAGAAGTCAATTATTTTTTTCTTGGTTTTCACCATATCTTTGAAATTGAATCTCAATTTCGCCATTTTTTCTAACTTCAGTAATTAAATTTATTGGATAAGGAAAGATAGAATTTTTATAGGTCTTAACAACAAAAGTATCATCTCTACGGTAGCCTGTTAAAATTAACAAACATCCTCTGCCAAACCATGATTTATCTACAATTATTCTTTCTCCATTTTTTTCGACAGAAATTTGCGCTTTATACTTAGCAAATTCAAGTCCATTAAATTTTATTTGTACTACATTATTATTGGTGTCCAATATAGTAATACTATGATGAGCGTCATTACGCGCTATTACTGTTCCCATAATTCGACTAAGCTGATACTGTCGCCATTCACGCTTGCCGTACTTTTTAGTAACAAACATTGGCTCAGTAGGCAACTTATCAAATGTAGTAACATTGTATCTATCAGCGTCAATGCAAGCTAATTCATGCTCATTAGAGTAATAGGACAGTGCTTCAAAACTCCAATGATTAACGTTCATGTTAGGCAACTTATCACGCATACGAGCCTTGATAGATTGTTCGTTATACATTTTTAGGAACTCTGGCTGGTTAATATAAGCCTTTAGTTCTTCAGTGACGTTCTTGAATAGCTTCTCAAGCGACTTATCTACAACAAGCGTTCTGCCTTCCTCATCATACCACCAATCTACATTTTCTTCAAGTTGACTACGGCACATTGAATCGAAGAAAACTAATGCTCGTTCGTCAAGCCAATAGATTTTCTTTGACTTGAATTTAGGATGTGTACCATAGAGGAATTGCTTTGAACACATGTATTTTTTGAAAGCAAGTGGCATGGTAAGGGTGTTGGGTAGCTTACAGCCAATGCGTTGTAATTCAGCTAAATTAGCAGTGGTAAGTGTTTGTTTGCGAGGGGTAGAAAGGGCGAAATACGCTTGCATGACACGCATACGGTCAGGACAGAACTCATCAAAACAGCCAGCCTTAATTAGTTGGATAAACTTAGATGGTGTGATAAGTGTACCTTGGTATGAGTTGCGCGTATAGAAGTCGCGGAAAGAAGTGTAGGGGCGGTTTGCGATAATTTGTTGAGCAATTTCTGCGTTAATGGATGAAATACCGCCTAAACCGAAAAGAATGGTGTTATCTTTTTCTCTTGGCGTGAAGTCCATATCTGAACCATTAGCAGAAGGAGCACTAACATAGATATTAGATTGACGCATTTTATAGATGGCTTTAGCAATCTCTGAATAATCTGTACTGCCCTTGCGTTCGACCTCTGATTCAACACCAGATGCTTCGGTGGATAGACACGCGCAATTCCAATATACACGAGGATAGAAATAATTAAGATTAAGTTCTTGTAGAGCAATAATTGAATAAGAATAGGAATGTAATTGGGAGAAGGAATATCCCATACTTGCCGCAAATACAACATTCCAAATATAATCAAGGAATACTTCTCGCGTACCAATTTTACGTCCATATTCAAAAAATTGTTGCTTTGCTTCTTCTTGTAGCTTTGCTGACTTCTTTGCGATGGATTTACGAAGTTTGTTGCTTTCTTTCAAAGTATAACCAGCTACACGCTTATCCATAGACAAACGCATAACTTTTTCCTGTGAATCTGCAAGACCATAAGCGTCTGAAAGATATTCCCACAGAACTGCGCGTTCTTCGTCATTTAGTCCAAAGCTAATAGTGTCTTGTACCCATGCTTCGTGACTGTTTTTATAACGAATATAACGGTCAATAGGTGTTTCGTCTGCATTATCTGGTTGTAATCGCAATAGGCTATTAGCCGCAGACAAATCCATTACTGAGCGAGGTTTAGTTGCAGACAACGCTTTAGCCGAAATCGGAGTATCAAATTGAAAGACAGAATAAATAGATGGTAGAATATCCCACATTTTAGTATCATTGTATTCCAATACATCAGGATGTAGCCACTTGTAATATGTTGCTTTAAGTGAGCCTTCCCATGTAATTTTGCCGTTTGCTAACAGATAGTCCATTGTTTTATGAATCTTATCTGCCGCAGAAACCGATAGCATATCCATCTTAACCAGACTTGCGGCTTCGCTATCCCATAGGTCATAACAGGTGCTTAATGCTCCATCAGGCGAACGAATAGCAGAAACGTAATTAACATAAGGCTCGTTACAGAGCGTTACTCCTGCGGCGTGACGACCTCGATTAGTAATCAATCCTTCAAGACCAAGAGCGGATTCTTTAAGTCCTTCATATTTAGCCATTTCATTGACCATTTCAGTAATAGGTCGTTCTCCAAGCAAACATTCCTTTAGACTTGCTACTTTACCACGGTTGACAGGAACAAGAGATTTAAGATAACCAGCGGTATCATTTCCAATACCCAGTCCTTTACAAGCGCGTTCAATAGCTGTTTTTGCAGAAATCTTAGAAAAAGTAGTTACATTAAGAACCTTATCTTCTCCAAAGAACTCTTTCATTTTATTGACGATTGCTTTCTTTTTGGATGCTTCAGAATCGTTATCAATCAATTATACCGTTGGTTATTTATTCCCAATACTTTAACACTGATTTAACAGTCGGTTTAGACTATATCTTCATCTCTATTTAAGAGAGGATGGCGCTGGATAAGGGGAGTTTCACCCCTTACCGCTTAGTCGTTGCAGATTTCTTTATCCATTTGTTTAGTCCAAACATTAAGAGTATAATTCTTTGTTCTCCGATATTTAACTAAACTCGTATATGAAATACAAGGGTTGTATTTCTGAAGAAAATCGCGTAGTTCTGTGCCACCTACTAATATAGGCGATACTACTTCTCCGTCTTTTAATACTTGATAATGTTTATAATTGCGTAAAGCGTTTATTCCACTATCTGTATAACTTTGATGGATATTTTCTTCTTGAGTAATCCATTTAAGATTAAGTATAATGATTATTATAAATATTGGCATCTTTGTGTCCCACAACAGCACCTTCAAACCAACCGTTTATAAAATGCAAAGCAACCAATCTATGAATTAAACAATGTTTATATATTCCGTCATTTCGCTTCAGAGTAACACAAAGATAAGCACTTGTTGAACCACAATAAGGGGACAATTTTCTCCATTTGTTTCCCATGCGTTTTGACATAACAGTTCCGTTATCTCCGATAGCGTAGCCATCATAATTTTTAATAGCTACAAATCGTTCACCGTTAATCGTAAAAAGTGTTTCCATCAGTTTCACCTCCTTTGTATTAAAATGTTTGGATAAAGACTTTCCACAGTATTGCCATGTTGCCGATTCTAAACAACAAGGTTTCCACTGTTAGCACCTTGTAAAGGCACACCCTGTATGTACAGGTTCACCATCTTGTTTTCTATGCGTCACCGCATAGCCAGACTATGTTGTTAATCTGGAAGTTCCACACCTCTCATGTGATTTAAGTGTCGCCAAGACGGCATATAATCACCAAGGGGAAGAGGGTCAATTTGAGTAATTGAAAGCAAATAGCAAGTTTCAAAGCCAGCCGCAGAACCACGGGCGGGCATTGACAAACTACCAGCGTCCCAAATCAGTTCGATAATTTCTGTCATCGTACTGTAATAAGACGGCATGGAAGTATGAAGCTGGTCACTGATAATTTTAAGTTCTTTCCATTCTTCGTTTAAGCGTTGAATGTAAGGTTCTACTTCCTTTCCACGATTTAGCACCTTATCAATCAAACCTTGTTCAGCTTGATAGAAAAAATATCGTTCATGGATAGGGCGGTCAGCACTTGCATAATAACCAAAGTATTCATATTTATCATAATATTCTTTGAATTTATGTCGAGTATGAAAAATCTTTGGTAGTTTGTCTAATGGAATTTGAGGGATAATAGGGTCATGTAGAATGTTATATTCTTGTACTCTATCAGCAATCTCATCGCTCCAAGCAAACATCTTATCAATTTGCTCATTAGTAAAGTCAATAAGTAGATATTCACGCAATTCTTGTTCGCTCATGCAATATGCCGTTGCATAAAATGAGTCTACTTCTCTATCGCCTTCTTGCGAAAGCAAATAGGTCTTGTGAATAACCGCATCTTCTTTTCTAAGATAATGTGCGTCAGTTGTGGCGATAATAGGAATATTTGTCTTTTCATGCAGTTTCCACAACAAACGATTAACCTTGCTTTGGTCTGTATCGGCTTCACTTGCTGGCTGTACTTCAAGATAAAAATTACCTTTGCCAAAGATATACTGAAAATAATTGGCTTCTTCTACCGCTTGTTGAAAAGAACCTTGTAAAAGAAGTTTGTCAATTACCGAGCCTAAACAAGCTGAACTTGCTATTACATGACCACGATTACCACCAATCACTTCTTTAAGGTCGGTATAATACGTTGGTCTACGATAAATTTTACCTTGTTTCCATGCTCTTATCCATGCTCTTGTAGACAATTCACGCAGTTGCTTATGACCTTCAGTATCAAGAGCAAGAAGAATAAAGTGATAATACGGTGTAGAGTTTGGCGTTTCGCGGTTAAGCAAATCATCTTCTTCTCTAACAGCGTAAATCTCATTACCTAAACCAAGAGTAAATGGTCTATCTTTCTCCATAGACTGCCATTTCTTCAAGGCTTGAATATGGCTACTGATACCTTCGTGTTCAGTAATACTGATACCACGCAAGCCAATATCATAAGCGTATTGAATCAAGTCTGGCAATCTATTTACTACATCAGGGAATCCAAGCATTGCATTGCTGTATTCCGAGTGCGTGTGATTATTGTACACTTCTAACCCCTCCTTAAAACAAAAATGGGAATAGCTTTTAACTACTCCCATTCTATCACATATCTGTTCACTTGTCAAGCTCAAATCTAATATACGGATACTCTTTTATAGCGATTACTCGTGCATTGTCTATTTCCATAGCGTTCAAAAAATTATTGATTGAAAGTACAATATTTCCATTATCTTTCAACTCGTTGGACTTGTTATCTAATGCAATACACCTTGCAAGCATCACAACCAATCTTTCAAACTGAAAATTTGTCATTAACATTTTAATTACTCCTTGTCAAGAAGTTCTAACGTCATTTTTCTAAGTTTTCTGAGTTCGTCACCGCAAGCGTTCAACTGACAAAAAGCACTGTCAATTTTACGAGCAACTTTTTCATACTGCTCCAATATTGCACCCTTGTCTGGATTCAATACATTCTCTCCAATCTTATCAAAAGTTTTGTTGAGATTATCAATTTGTCCCACCCACGCATAATCGGTATACGCATAAATGGTTTCAGAATCACTTTTATTTGTAACATTAACAGAATCAAAATCAAGAGGTTGTAAATCAAGCCGAATTTCTCCGAGGGTTCTATAAGTGTAATAAAAATTTATAATTCTATATCTAACGCCTTCTTTGGTAATGGCAATATCACCAACGTGAATATCATTAAAGTTCATAGCATATTAACCTCCATTTCATCAAGTCTATATCTAAGTGCTCTAACTTCCTTAGTCAACTTAGCAATCTGTTCTATCAAAGCCTTAAAATCGCTCATACTAACTGTTTGCAAATTCTCGCCACCAATAGATTCAAAATATTTATACATATCTTTTTCAAGACCATGATATTCAATGTACTTTTTGGTAAAATCACCAAAATTACCAGTATCATCTGGCTTAATGCGAAGGTCATACCACACTTCGCCGTTATGACTCCTCATTTCAACCTTGGTAATAACACCAGTTGTACCTTGTAGGGTTTTAATTCCCCAGCCTTCACGAATATTCATTGAATACACCCTCCACAACATCCACGCGGTACATTCTCATTCACGACCTTGAGAATTTCATCCCTGTACTGCTCAAGGCTTTCGGGCAAGCCACAAAGTCGCCAATCGCCAGTTTCAATGTACTCATTCCGTTCTTCATCAAATCCACACTTACCGCCAGACCGCAAGCAGGGTGCTTCAAGAGTAAATTCTTCCCCATTCACTCTAATAATCAGTGTACCACTGCACAAGTTCGGAAACTTACCATTATACGATACAAATTCTACCACGATTATACCTCCAACAGCTTATGTGTTAACGTCCAATTATAACGTCTTACTTCAGCACACTTCTTGTTATATTCTTCTCGCGCTTTCTTGCTACGAGCATAATTGTCTGGATATTTAGGTCTGTCCATCAGCATTTTCTTATTACAGCACTCGCTATCTACATATACCTTGCTGTCACGAACCCACAGTTCCTTATCAGCAATGTTATCTACCTCTTTGAAAGCGTCCAGATACTTCTTTCTATCTATTGCACTAAAGCCTTTGCGCTTCAAATAATAGCACGCTTCGCACACAGAATATTCTTCATCGGACAGTGCCAACCTTTGTTCAGCACAAAACTGCCTATAAGCAATATACTTTTCACACGCTTCATAGGTAGAGAACATCTCGTTCTCATGGCATTTAATGCTATCAGCAAGGCTCTTGCCAAAGAATCCAGTATCATGTGCTTGAAACTTCTCAGTAAGGATATAACCATTACCGTCCTTTTTAACGTCATGGTCAACATAGAATACATTCTTATAAGAAATTGGCACAAGCCAACCTTTAACAAGATACTGATATACAGCTTCTTCGTCACGCCAATAAATGACAATTTTCATGCTCTCAGGATAAGCCCAATGCTCTTCACGCTCGTAAGGACAATGCGACTTATAGGTAAATTCCTTTGCACTGATTTTACAAGATACCTGTCCAATTTCATACCAAGGCTTGCCATTGATATAGGTTTCAATGTTAGGCACGATACGCTTTAGACCTTCGTCAGTTAAATAAACGCACATTGGGTGGACATTGCCGCAAACATAGTTAAAATCCATTGCGTTATCACAAATATTAGGGATATAATAGATGTTCTTTTTTACGATTTCCATAGTTTTCACTCTCCTTATGTGACTATTGTATCACATCTCTAAAGAACCGTCAACATAAATTTCTAAAATGTTAATATCAAAAGCGATAGATTTTACACCATACTGACAATAATTGCATCTACCTATTTCTTTTTGAAACTCATATACAAGCCCTGAAAATACACATTTATTGTTTTCTTCAAAAACTTCAATATAGGTATCACCAGCGATTTTTCTTATCAATTCATATAAGGTGAACATACCAACCAATCCTTTCTTCAAAATTATTCTTCCACAACAATTTCAAAATAATTCTTTTCTCTGTTAAAATTAAGTGAGCAGACTTCTTCGCCTTTAACATATTCCTTACCAATCCAGTAAAATTCTTCAACATTACCAATATATAAAGGCACGTTTGGCTTCTCTCTGTTAATAATTACAATATTTGCAAACGCAGGTAATACAAATATCAACTCTAACAATTTCACTTCAATCAATCCTTTCTTCAGCCGTGCCAAAGTCAGTAGTATACACCACTCTTTTAACACCCAAACTCTTAATCATCTTCATGCATCCAGCACACGGTCTTGCCATGCCATTCTCGCCATCACATTTTCTCTTACGAGCAATGTATACCGTTACTTTAGACCACTCAATTTCTTCGTTAAGTAGTGGGGCGAGTGCGTGTATCTCTGCGTGAAGATAATGCGGTTTATCATCTTCTGGGAAACGCTCTCTATTATATTTCTTCTGCAAGGGATGGGTCTTGCAAGTATTGAACGCTGTGTTAAGCACTGTGTTCTTCTGCGCTACTACACAGCCCATATGGTATCTGCCATAGTCACTGCAATCAGCAATAGACAAGGCATGAGCCAGCATTTTTTTATCGTTCTTGTTCATAAAAATAACCACTTAATTATACTACACCAATAAAAAATCCAGAGAATGATGATAGATAAAGAAGCAAAGATAATAATGCTCCAACTTCTGTAATGATAATATTTCCATTCATCAATAATTAACCACATTGCATTTACAGTCATAAAAATCATCGCAAATAAAGGGAAAGCAAAAAGAACAAACATTTATAATTTCACCTCACAATTAGCACACAAAAAGGATAACCCATGCAACCATGCACAGCAGAACAATATACCATTCAATCCAGTTCCCCCAGAACAGTACAGGTGTTTGATGCTTTCTAAGCCAATACTTCATATCTTTCCATACATTGTATGAACTCAGACAGAAAGCAAGCAAAAGAATTGGAACAACAGCCCAACGAATAAACTCTACAAAAACCTTATCATTACCCATCATTATCACTCCCAATCAATCAGCACTTCGATATATCTCATTCTACACTGGTCATTCGGAACATCACCAGACACGACCCTATATCCCTTTTGCTCAAGCGCTCTCATAAGTCGCTGTTCAGCCAATACAGAAATGAGGTTAGCATTGTACACGATACGAGGATTGACCGCTTGTGCATCGTTAATGCGCTTCATCATTTCAATGTGCATAGTGCTCTTGAGATAAGAGTAACCGCTTACGTCCTTGAAGCCCTGCTTACCCTTAGATAGATTGTTAAAGATACCGATATTCTTACGAATCATCTTCATATATTCTTCCTTAGTCGGAAGTACGTTATAACTGTTTGCCATGTTTATTCCTCCGCCTTTACAATAAAACTTTTCTCAACAAGCCATGTATGATTACCCGAAGTGCCGCTATCTTCGCCCCAATTTACGAGAACCATTTTTTTATCCACCGTTGTCACTACCTCACCAATTACTGTACAAGCGGGATAAAACTCAGGCAAAGCAATGTGTGCTACATTGCTCTTCATACGCACTTTATCACCAGCACAAAACCGAGTTTCCATATTTATTCTCCTTTATTTACGTTCAACATGATAGTTCATACCTGCTCTAAAAGATTCAATCAACAAATCCTTAATGATTTCTTGTTCTTTTGCGCTGAAATTCTTTAAGGCATTATCGTTAATGTTCTTTTCAATATAGTCCCATGACTCTGCTTTAGGTAGAACATAAGGCTTTAATTCATCTTCATCACACCAATGATTAAACTTTTCTCCTGTGACGAAATAATAATATCCACGACCATCACAGCTTACTTGGGTAACAATCCCCAGCGGAACTTTTGAGCGTTCTGATACTTCCTTAGTTACTTTGTCGCCAATCTTAAACTTTGCTTTCATAAAAACAACCTCCTTATTAAATTAACCAAAAAGATAGTACACAGTAACAAGAGAAGTTACAAAATACATAATTAAGACGCATCCAAAAATAAATGCGTATTCTGAAGTAATAGCCAAATATAATAGCACTGCAAAAATAATAGTCCACAGCGAAATACCTAACGAAACCATAATAATTGTACCTACCATAAAAAACAACCTCCTTTGTTTATGTATCAATGATACCACAAAGGAGGTTGTATGTCAAGGGATTTTATGAAATTTTATTAAAAGCCATATATAGAAATATCATATTCTACAGTAGCACTCCATTGATAATTACTACCCACTTGATGTGAAGAAAAATAACAAGGATATTGAGTACCTCCCACAGAAGAACTTACATTGTTATATTGCCAATATGAATTTCTCCTATAAGCAAATGCGCTACCTACCATTGTTGAACCACTTCCAGAAGTCGATAGTAATATACCATCGTTTACTCCATAACCTGTTACTTGATTTCCCAACGAAGTATATAAAGATGATAAAGTGCCGTTTACATAAATATTAAATTTTATCAATAGCAAAGAATATTCATCATCTACTGAAAAAGAATAAATATTGCAATCTGTTCTATTATATTCTTTGTTTATTGTCCCCGTTTTATGGTCGAGTAACGACAATGAAACAGAAGATGTTTCTGCTGAACCTTCCTTCATCACCTTGGCGTTCATGCTACCACCCCACTTTCGGAGTTTAGCCGAACGCAGTAAAATAAACCATTGTAGAGTATTCGTGACCAATGTTGAACCGTAATGTATTTTCGTCCCAAGACATTTGAAATAGAATTATGTCGTGGTCTTCTAAGCCTTCTAAATTGTACACCTCGGTTTGACCATTGACAGCAATTCCGTATTTGTCCTGTCCGAATTTGACAGTAATAAAATATGGGTCGAATGAAAATGTTACTGTATACATTCGTGAATAGTGAACCGATACCGATTGTACTTCGATTCGACAACTGTTGTTTTTCGAAGAAAACATTTCTTTCATTACTTTTGCATCCATTACTTACGCCCCCCCCAACTGAACGAGAAGTTTGTAAGTTGTGAACATCAGGAGGATTGCTTACGCGCTCAACGTAAGCCCCCCCCCAGTGAAACAATGGTTTGGTTAATCATAGACCAAATCCTCCTTTATAAATTATATTAACCTCACATAAAAGCAGAGGTTTGAATCTTAGTAATCATGTTGCTTAGAGCAACAGCAAGTTCTTGCCTTGTTACTTGCTTAGTAGGATTGAACTTACCGTGATTATCGCCTTGCATAACACCATACTTTGTTACGATTTCAACAGCATCACGCGCCCAATCATCGACATTATCCTTATCTTCGTACATCGCCAGTGGGTCTTTCTTTAGGTAAACGCAAAATGCGCTATCGACCTTGCGATTCTCAGAAGGATTGTTTACGACCTTGCCGTTGTGTAGCTTTCTTACACTGCCACCGCCATCAAGGTTCATAGCATAAACTGCATGATATTGTAGAAAAATTGCAGTCATTTGCTCAAAAGTCATACCGGGCTTATCTACGGTCAGCACAAGAACATTACCAGTTTCGGTAACGCCAATAGCAGTACGAGCCGTTCTGTAATTCAACGTCTTAGCGTTGCCATATTCCTTGTTTGCCTTGCCGTCAATAACCAGCATAGGATAAGCGGTCATAAAGTCGCGCCATTCCTTCTCGTTATCCTTGCCATATTGTAGCGTCTGCGCCTTATAGCAAGTAGTACCCATGCCTACAAAGCCATTCTTATAGTTTTGCTCAGCGTACATAGACACGAACGACATGACATTGTGCCCTGTTTTCATATCAAATAGACCGCCGTTTACCATGATGTTCGGCTTGTTCTCAGCACGGTTATAGTAATGCTCAAGCATCTCTGTCGGCTCTGCCAGCTTACAGAACCTTACTTCTTGAATGCTGTCAAAAGGGATAATATCAAGCTGTGTATATTCATTTACATACACAGTCTGAAAAGCCATATATTCATTCAAAATAAATCTCTCCAATCATCATCGTCAGCAAGCGACTTAACCTTGCTCTTAGGCGCAATCTCGTACTGTTGAATCATAGCTTGAGGATAGTAGCGACCGTTCCATTCGTTTGTACAAAGGGTTACTATTGCTTCAAATGTAAATTTGTCGTACTTTTCCCATTCAGCGGATTGTTCTTCACTTAGTCTAAACTTAATAAAATCTACGCCGTAAGCACTGATTTTACCTGTTGTTGTTTTCTTTCTGAATAAACGAACCCAGTTCTGATAGCAAGTAAACTTGACATAAAACGTAGGCTCAACAACACCACTACCTGCGCTACCCCACATATCTTTATATTCTTCACAGTTCATACAGAGTGGAAGATTGATTTGCTGTGGAGTCAACCTTGCTGTAACATCTATTGTATCACAAATTACATCATTTGTCAAGTGCGAATCGAGATATTTTAGAAGTTTTTTTAGATTGGCTTTAGGCATGATTAAGCCTGAAGCGCATTCGTGACCTTCAGCCTTGGCAAGTTGTGATTCATTGATGATGCTTGCAATGGGGAAAGGTGAGCGCATACTACCAGAATATTGTGTTGGATTGACTGGACGCAGAACGAAAGACGGCTTATTCACAAGTGATAGCATCTTATTCGCTACCAACCCAGTATAGTTAGCTTGCTCGTTCTCGATAAATCCAACAGCGGCTTTATGCTCATTATCCATATCTTCGCTGACTTTAGACATAATCTCGTCTACTGTCTTACGTTGTTCATTTACAGCCTTACGAAGAACGGCAATACCACCTGCCATATCACATTCGCCAACAAGCGACTCAAAGAAAATACGCTTGCCTTCTTGGTCATTACTGCGACATAGAGCATTGATTGGTGGAATACACCCAAAGGAAAAGCCGTGTGGGTCTGTTTCACCCTTGTAGTTTAGCGTCTGTACAAGTTCATTGAGTTCTGGCGCGTAGTCAAGATTCTTAATTCCGTCTATAAAATATGTTCGGTTCTCAAGACTCGTCATATCGCATACATCGCTAATTAGACTAACGGCGATAAAAGGTATATATTCTTGATAAATTTTAATCTCGGTAATTGGGTCTAAATAAAGTTCGCCATATCGCTCAATCAGCTTAAAGGTAACACCTGTACCTGACAAAGCCGTGTTTAGTCCAGTGCCGAGATGATGATTGACAACGGTAGCGTAGTTGTTGCTTGTAGGCGTAGTTTCATGGTGGTCACATACGATGGTCTGCACACCATTTTCCTTCAGCGTCATGCAAGGTTCATTGTCAGAACTGCCAGCGTCAGGAATGATTAGTAGCTTTGCGCCAGAATCAATAACTTGTTGTACCATGTTTTCTGTCGTTTTTAGCCCGTGTTGCTTCGCGGTATGGAATAGAACTTGAATTTTATCTTGAGGAACGTCAAGATATTCTTTCAGAAATTTGTACATTATGGCACTTGAAAGGTTGCCGTCAGTATCGCTGTCAACACAAATTGCAACTTTTTCGCCCTTTTCAACTGCTGTCTTAATCTCAGCACAAGCAACATCAATGTTAGGATAATTGCCAGCATAATCATAGCAATAAGCTACATCGCCATTACCAGAGAGGTCGATATAACGCTCGACCTCATCTTCCTTCACACCACAAGCGACAAGATATTCACGAATGAAATCTCCTGTGACTTTGTTTAATAGTGGGCGTACTTTCATACGTTTACACCATTTACACGAAGATAATCACAAATCGGGATAAGAGCCTTAAAGTCAGGGCTGTGAATTGCTGGATAGCACTCTGGCATACCCCATTCGGGCTTGAACGTCAGAGACACACACGTTTGATTACCAAAGTGCATCATTTTATTATACTCGCCAATCGCCCACTGTTTAATATAGCACAGACCCACTGGCTTATTTCCACAATACAGCGCCTTGATAGAATCACTTCTAAACTGCTCTACCATTTCGTTAAACGGAATAGCTACATACATTTCACAATCTGGGTCATTGAGAACGTCAAATCCAAAAGACCATGAATCACCTGCGGAACTGTAAGCAATATCAGCATAAATTTCTGTCTTTCTACCGTTTTCACGAGAATAGGCGAAATTAGCTACATTATAGCTATTGTCATCCTTGTAGAAAGTGACAATCGTCTTACCGCCAAGCGCATCATCAATCGACTTTTTGCTCGGCTTCTTTCCTACCTTCGACTTAATAATAAAGCTACGACCCTTGGTAGCACGACCATAACCAGAGCGATATGCGGCGACAACCATCTTCTTGACAACAGAAGAATACATATCAATATCTCCAACACGGATTGGAACAAACTGGTTCAGTTTTGGCTTCAGCATTTCCCATACTTCGTCATCGGTGTAGTTAGGCTCAACTTCGTAAAACAGCTTAACATCGTCCTCATTGCACCACCGTGACTTTGTGCCATCTTCCCAAACGTCAACACCCTCGGCATTGCCCCAATCAACCATTAGGGTATTCTCGCCAAACACTCCCGTGTCAATCATTTTTACAGTACCAACAGTACCAACTACGGGGTAGAATTGACTTACCATTTCGTGCTTCTTAGCATTGGTGAAAACAACCTTATCACCAACCTTAAACTTGCTCATATTGCAAACTTCCTTTTGTGTATTTACTTGCGTATTTGCGTTGACTTTTGCTAATCTCTTCTCGCCGCACCACCAAGTATATTTGCCATTAAGATTACAGTTTACTCCTGAATCTTGACCCCAATCAACAAGAGCCGTTTCATCGCGGAGCGAATACTGAACTACAACACCAATACTACCCTTTGCGGGATAATTCTCAGGATATTTCGTGTGAAACTCATTTTCCATCATCATTACTTCATCGCCAACATTAAGCATTATCTTGCACGCTCCTTCATCTTGTCGCAAAAGCCCTGAAAACTATCGTGAATATAGTCCTTGACGAGACACATAACAGGATGGTCTACTTCATCAATCGCAATCCATGACTCGCACTCGTCATCTTCAAACGGACACCAATACTTGTCCTTGGTGTAAATTTTAAGAATCATATCTTCTTCGTCATACTCAATGTAATCGAAGCGAGATTCACTACTATGTTCACGAAACTTCTTGCTTGTGTCCTTCTCACGGCGGAACAGTGACGCTTCTTTAAGCATCTCACTCGCAAATTGAATGAAACTGTCAATAGGAATAAGCGATTCTGTTCCGTCAATCATGCCGACATAAACCAGCGGCTCACCTTCGTGCTTCAACACTTTACCAAAAAACATATTAAATAACCTCCTTGGTTTGTTTGTGAATACATTGTATCACATACCAAGGAGGTTGTCAATAGAAATTATGAAATTTTATTAGTCTTTCTTTGGTGATTACGAACGGGTGTAGTAAAGGCTTTTTCTATTGACCATTTACTTTGTCTAATTCGACCAAATAATGTGCGATAATTTATATTTAATATTTCAGACCATTCTTTTAGTGTATGCGTAACTCCGTTATATTCAACAAAAAATGAATCTGTTTTATTGTTGGCTTGCTGTTTTAATGTAGCCCAACGACAATTACTTGGCTCATAGTTACCGTTTACATCAATACGGTCGATAAATAGATTATCTTGATAACCATTTGCTAAAGCCCATTCTTTGAATGTTTCAAAAGAATCTATCCATTCCTCGCAAACTTTAATTCCTCTACCGCCGTAATGCTCATAACCTCTACAATATGTTAAATAACAACGCTTTTTTATTCCATACCAAATATTAAACAATCGAGTGTTTGTTTCACCATGCTTTTTGTGACAACAACCGTTATAACAACCACAACTGGTTGTATTTCCAGTTACTAAAGCGTTACTTTTAACTTGAACCACGTTGCCACAATCACACTGACAAACCCAACGCACTTTGCCAGTTTTAGGGTCGTTTTCTCCTAAGTGTAATGCTGTCAATCGTCCGAAACGTTGCCCTGTTAAATCTTTAATCCTGCTCATTAGTCTTTCTTTGGATGAGTATAACTCATTGCATTGGTTGAATCTCCAAAACCGCTGGTCGTAGTATCAATTAGCGAGTTCCAAATATTAACCAGAACCAAACCCAAACAATAGGGATTGGACACTGTGTTCTTGATTACATCAATTACACCTTGCCATGTAGTTAAATCTGCCGCTGTTAGACCAGCGTAAGCAAGTGCGGTAGTTAGTGCGCCAAGAATTACATTAAACCAAAATACTGGATTTCGTGCGCGAACTTTAAGATTTAGATTCATTACTCTTCACTCCCATACATACCCGCTCTATCGTTAATAACAAGAACTCGTAACAAATCTTCACTCAAGTCAAGACCCTTGCCATTGCCCTTGAGATAGCCCTTGTCTACCAGCTTCTTAATAGTTGCCTTGCCCCAATCTGGAACTTCAGCAACGCTATTATATACCTTGTTATACTTGCCATATACTTGTTCAGCAATCTTGCCAGCCACTTGATTAGCAATCTTCTTGGCTTCGGACTGAGCAATAGCTGTGGTTTCTGCTTTAGTCATGTCATTCTCCTTATTCTTTACCATGTTTAGGAAATTAGTCCACTGTTCATAATGTTCCACAAAGGGCTGGGGGCAACTCTTGTGAGTGCAGTGCCAGTGCATACACACATGGTTAATATCAATACCATATTGTTCCATTAGCCACTGAACCAGCTTTACAGTGCGCTTCTGGGTTTCCATAGTAATAACATATTCGCCGTTCTTCCAATCGCTACACATTTCAATACCAATGGAATTAACGTTGCGACAGCTATTGTAATAATAGCCTGTTTCACTACCACAGTGCCATGCTGTATTAGCAAGGTTTACAGTTTGCCAAATCTCGTTCTCGTCAACAAAAAAATGTGCGCTTGCATTAAGCCCACCGCAACGAGCAAAATAATCAGCATTGTTCTTTGCAGTATCACCCTTACCAGCAGTAAAGTGAATAACAATCCATTGAATCTTGTGCTTTACGCCATTCTTAGTACGACCATACATGAAATTAGAATCATTACATTGCTTAAATTGAAAACAAGGTTTTTCTGCCATTATATCACTTCCTTTAGAGAAAGGGGAGAGATGAACTCTCCCCTTGATAATTACTTATGAAGCAGACCGTTATCTTCCAGTAGCTTACGATAAGGAATGCTTAGAAGTTCTGGTACACCAGTCTTTTCAGCACGCCACTGAATATAAACGGCACGAGCAAGGTCGTCATGCTTGATGTTGTGGGCGTTATCCCACTTATCAAGTTGAACTCCAATATCTCCTTCAAGTTTTGCGATGTGTCGATGTTGTAGTTTGTAGTTGTACATAATTTTTTCTTCCTTTCTTTAGATACGAATGAAATCTTTGTCTTTCAGAAAACCGACATTATATGGGATTTTGTCATATATATTATACCCCAAATACGGATAAGTTACACAAGTGTTTTCATAATATTTTTCGGTAAAATACACTCTTATTGTAATGGTAAGCGTATTAGGATAAGATGTGGGCGAATAAAAATTGCCTAACTGCACTCCTACTACTGGATATGTATTAGAAGAATCATCAAAACCCGATAAATAAATATAATCATTATAAATATTGGTATCGCCTATTGTTAATGTATTAGTGCAAGTAGCGCTTAGCAATTCAGCATAAACAGCACTACGTCTAACAGACTTTTTATTACTCCACGAACCACCTCGACTAAAAGTTACACTGAACGTATAATCTTCATAAATCAATTTGTTTTTCTGCGGGTTTTCTTCTCCGAGATGATTGATGATACTATTCATGCAATCACCTCGTTTCGGTTTAATAGAACGCTACTACATAAGCCGATTCTTTCCCTTGTAAATGGTCTATGGTCATTGTTTTGCCAGAGAATGTTACATCTATATAATCGTTTTCTGAGTTGGAGTCGGCATAATGGTAAGTTATTGTTTGTTTGGAATAATAAATGTTTACTGAATATCCGTAATTGTATCCACTGGCGGAATAATCCATACTTAAAGAAACAAATTTCGGGACGTGAGAGAAAGTAATTTTTATTTCTTCGTTGCGGACTTCTGCTTCTTTGTATTCCGCAGTTAAGCCTTGCGCTTGTAAAGGTTCTCCCA